TGGAATGGTACTGCCTGGGTCAAGAGTATCGATGGCCTGTATCCGGGAGGCTCGTGGAGTCTGGTATTGTAAAAGCCGTGGGTGTATGGTTCTACTGCGGCCGTACTCGACGCTATCTCTATCTCTTGCGAAACGATGTCAAGTATCCGGACACCTGGGGTTTGGCCGGGGGCAAAGTAGAGGCTGGAGAAAACTTACTAGTGGCGGTGGAACGCGAGTGTGCGGAAGAACTGGGCAGTGTGCCCGACTACGAACGGCTGATACCCATAGAGAAATTCACATCGCCCGATGGTGCATTCGAATATCATACTTTTTGGTGCCGAGTGGACTATGAGTTTGTACCAGAACTAAATCACGAACACACAGGCTATGCCTGGATTGAATCAGGGCGTTGGCCAAGACCCTTGCATCCTGGACTTTGGAACACTGTAAACCTGGATGCTGTTCAGCAAAAGATTCAGCAGGTGGAACAGACTTTATAGTCTGCCAACCACAACTTCAATTGTGCCAACATCTGTCCCTAAGTAACTCTCTAGTGCTTTGCCAATAATCATTCCAGATCGATATTTTGTCTGATCTAATCGTTCAGCAACACCTGCCCGATTACTTGACACCACTTGATCACCTGCGGCAATTGGTCCAATCACTTGACATGGCACACGCCCAATCAAACCAACTTCCACAGTAAATTCAGATTGCAGTCCTGAATTCATCACGTGAGCAGGATTGGTAGATACTATGCCGGCGATTTTGGTATCGTGGCTGACTGTGCTTGTTGTGACTTCTTGTGAGCCACCAAATACCAGCACAGTACCTGGGGGATACTGTGCATCAGATCGGTAAACTTCAGCCAAGTCAGCGTAGAGTGCTGTGGTCGCTTGAGCAAACAGTCTGTTGAAGTAGTTGCTGGCATTGCCAATGTTGGCTGTGGCGTTGGCGGTACTGGTTTGAATATTGCCTGACACAATCAACACCCCACTACCCGCGGCTGCTGTACCAGTAATGGTTAAATTACCACCAGTGGTGATGTTTCCGCTGACGCTGGATAAACCAGTTGTAAAAATACCAGTCGATGACACAACAAATACGTTTGATGTACCACCAATTGAGATATTGGCATTACCACCTGATGCGCCAATGTTGGCTTCACTTGTGCCATTAAATATCTTACTGGCACTGAGACCTGACAATTGACTGCCGTTACCAATAAAGTAATTGCCAGTGATATTACCTGTGACGCTGGCCAAGCCGGTGGCTAACAAATTTCCACTATTGACATTACCAGAGACGCTGATACTTACAAACGAGTTGCCCAGTGATGTACTCACCGTCCAAGCAGTCAACGCTGTGCTGTAAGTATAGACTATACCATTTATGGTAGCCTGTTGCCCATTGATTGGTGACGTTGGAAATGCCATTATAGTCTCCCTACCACAACTTCAATTACACCAGGTTCGGTACTGGAGTAACTCTCTAATGCCTTGCCAATAATCACACCTGGTTGGTATTGTGACATGTCCAAGCGTTCGGCAACACCTGCGCGGTTGCTGGCGACCACACGATCACCTGCGACAATAGGTCCTATAACTTGACAAGGAACTCTTCCCACCAGAGCCACAGCCACAGTACAATCGGCATTTAATCCTGAGTTCATTATGTGTGCTGGATTGGTAGATACTACTCCTGCAATACGAACATCATGACTCACTGTACTCATAGTAACTTCTTGGGAGCCACCAAATACCAATACTGTGCCTGGAACATATTCCTGGTCTGCTGTATACATTTCTGCCAAGTCGGCATACAGTGCTGTGGTTGCTTGAGCAAACAGTCTGTTGAAATAGTTGCTGGCGTTGCCAATATTGGCAGTGGCATTGGCTGTACTGGTTTGAATGTTGCCCGAAACAATTAATACTCCACTACCTGCGGCAGCAGTACCAGTGATAACCACGTTAGCGGCTGTTACGTTGCCAGTCACTGATACCACAGCCCCCAAATGACTTGTACCAGTCACAGTACCTGCGGCTGATATTAAACCACCTGTCAACAAGTTGCCACCAGTGATGTTAGCAGCCGAGGTAATAGTTGATGTAGCAGATATCAGGCCACCTGTCAACAAGTTGCCACCAGTGATGTTACCACTTGCTGAAATTAAACCAGTTACATATTCGCCGGTGGTGGCAAACACTGCCACGTTTGCAGTTCCACCAATACCAACTGTGACGTTGCCGCCTGAACTTACTACGTTGACATTTGATGTGCCACTAGAAATACTTGTTCCGCCGCCGCCACCTGCTATACCAGTCAATTGAGAACCATTACCAATAAAGTAGTTGCCGGTAATGTTACCAACAGCACTGACCGTTCCACTCACTGTTAGATTGGCAAATGATGTGGGAGGACTTTGATCAACCCACTGGTTACCAGTTCCATCGTTTATGTACAAATACAGTTTAGCGGCATAGGAATCGTACCAAGCATCGCCTGGTACTGCGCCTGACGGTGCTGTGTTGGCCTGCGTGGTCCATTTGTATACTCTTACACCGCCAGATATCACGTTGCCGCCTGTGATATTACCAGTTGCACTTACAATACCTGTGACTAAAACACCTGTAGTTGCCACAACCACAACGTTTGATGTGCCACCAATTGTGATGTTGGCATTACCGCCTGATGCACCAATGTTGGCTTCACTTGTGCCATTGACAATTTTGGTAGGTGTTCCTGTGGCAATACCAGTTAGTTGTGAACCATTACCAATAAAATAGTTGCCAGCGATATTACCAGTGGCACTAACAACACCACCAGTTAGATAATTTCCTGCTGTACTATTGCCTGTACTGGAAATCAATCCACCTGTTAAGATATTACCACCAGTTACGTTGGCTGTGACTGCTAAACTTCCCAGTGTACCAACACTTGTGATGTTGGTTTGTGAGGCAGTGGTCAATGTACCTGCGATACTTGTACCTGACAGGTTACCACCAGTGATGTTACCAGTTGCAGAAATCAATCCGCCTGTTAATAAATTACCACCAGTAATATTACCACTAGCACTTATTAAACCTGTAACATATTCACCTGTAGTAGCAAACACTGCTATGTTTGATGTACCACCTATACCTACACTAACGTTACCGCCAGAACTCACAACATTCACGTTTGATGTACCACTGACAATCTGTGTAGGTGTTCCGGTAGCAATACCAGTTAACTGTGATCCGTTACCAATAAAGAAGTTGCCGGTAATGTTAGCAGTGGCTGAAATTAATCCACCAGTTAAGATATTGCCACCGGTTACGTTGGCCGTTACTGATACCACAGCACCCAAATGACTTGTGCCAGTGACTGTACCAGTTGCAGATATTAATCCGCCTGTCAGGATGTTACCACCTGTGATATTAGCAACTACCGATGCACCAGTTGAATCAATTTTTACTCGTTCAACTAATCCATTAGTGCCAATGCTACCAGGAGTTTTTGTTTGAAGACTGAGATAGGCCGAATAGTTACCATCATCAATTCCGGCTATTCTGGCTTCTGCGTTGGCTGCGGCAACTGAAATTTGATAAGTGTAGAAATCAATTGCTGATCCAGCACCAGCGCCGCCACCTGTGTTAATTAAATTTAACTGAACTTTTGTGGCCGCTGCCAAACTGTTGTTGAGATTTAATGGGGCAACAGTATACCATGTTGGCTGTGCTGGAATAGAGCCAAAGAAAACATTACCTATAAAAGTAGATATGTTAGCCGATCCTGGAATTGTTATATTGCCACCAGTAATGTTACCAGTTGCCGAGATCAATCCACCAGTTAGTAAGTTACCACCCGTTACGTTGGCTGTCACTGCCAGGCTGCTCAAAGTACCAACTGAAGTGATGTTGGTTTGTGCGGCTGTGGTCAATGTACCTGCAATACTTGTGCCTGACAGGTTACCACCAGTAATATTACCAGTTGCAGAGATCAACCCTGCTGTCAGCATATTACCGCTGGTCACGTTACCACTGGCTGATATCAATCCATTATTTAAAATGTTACCGCCTGTGATGTTGGCAGTGACTGACACAACTGAACCCAAATAACTTGTGCCAGTTATGGTGCCAGCGGCACTGACTAATCCACCTGTCAAGATATTGCCACCAGTTACGTTGCCTGTACCACTTGCAACGCCAGATCCAAACAACAAGTTACCACCAGTTATGTTACCTGTGGTTGATACTGGATTTGATCCCAAAGCAGCCAAGTTGGCCACAACATTGGCATTGCCATATGTTCCAGTAATACCAGTCAGTTGTGAACCATTACCAATAAACACATTACCAGCAATATTCCCAGCGGCACTTATCAGGCCACCAGTTAAGATGTTACCACCAGTGACGTTGCCACTAACACTTACCACAGCACCTGTATGACTGGCCACGTTCACAATCGTGGTGAACATGCCGTTATTGGCTGTGACGTTGCCAGTAACCGATACAATTCCACCAGTGAAACTAGCAGTGTTTACTATGTTGATGAATATTCCGTTGTTGGCGATCACGTTGGCAGTAGCACTAATCAATCCACCTGTCAGGATGTTACCGCCAGTTACGTTGCCTGTTGCAGTGATCAGGCCACCTGTTGTTATGTTACCGCCAATCACGTTGGCCACAGCCGAAAGAAATCCGCCAAAGATATTGTTACCACTGATGTTACCTGCGGCACTTATCAAACCGCCAGTTAAGACATTACCACCTGTGATATTTGCCGCTGACGTAATAGTTGATGTGGCTGATATCAATCCACCAGTTAGTAAATTACCACCGGTTACGTTGCCCACAGCACTGGCTGTGGTTGCAATCTGTGTGGCATTGAGATAGGCTGTACCCCAATAGTTGCTGGTGCCACCAAGAGCCAATGTGGCATTGGCCGCGGGTGTGACAGCAATATTACTTTGCCAACTTGTGGTAGCGTTGTTGTATCTCCAGGTGGCCAAGTTGTTGTTACCAACGTCTATACCAGCATTGTTCAGTGCGGCACCTGTGTTTTGATTGTTACCAACAGTGATGTTGAGATCATTGGTGGTAATTGTGTTTGAATTGATGGTTGTGGTATTGCCGTAAACTGTTAGGTTACCATAGATAATAGCATCGCCTGTGTTGCCGGTACCAATTGATAAGGATCCGCCTGTGACAGCACCCACTGCCGAAACTTGCCCACCTGTTAGGATGTTACCACCTGTGATATTGGCTGTGACTGAAACAACTGAACCCAGATGACTTGTACCAGTTATGGTACTTGCGGCACTGATCAATCCAGCAGTTAAGATGTTACCACCTGTGATATTGGCCGCACTGGTGATTGTACTTGTAGCACTGATCAGGCCTGCAGTCAACAAGTTACCACCAGTTACGTTGCCACTTACTGATACTACAGCACCTGTATGGCTTGCCACGTTTACAATGTTGGTGAACATGCCATTGTTGGCAGTGACATTGCCTGTAACAGAAACAAGGCCTCCGGTGAAACTGGCCACGTTCACAATATTGGTAAACATGCCGTTATTGGCCGTTACATTGGCCGCGGCAGATACTAATCCACCTGTTAATATGTTGCCACCGGTTACGTTACCACTTGCTGTGACAACTGAACCAATTAAAGTTGATCCAGTGACAGTTGATGTAGCACTAATAAGTCCACCTGTTAGTAAGTTACCACCGGTTACGTTAGCGGTAACGGCCAATGAGCCCAGTGTTCCAACGCTGGTGATATTGGTTTGTGAGGCTGTGGTCAGTGTGCCTGCAATATTGGTACCTGATAAATTGCCACCGGTGATGTTGCCAGTGGCACTTATTGCTCCGCCAGAGTTTATGCCACCTGATGAAATGTTGCCGGCGCTGAGATTGGCCAGCGTGGTTACTCCACTCACACTGAGTGTGCCAGTGACACTGACCAATCCGGCGGTTAAAATGTTACCGCCAGTGACATTGCCTGCCGAAGTAATATTACCACTGGCACTTATAACACCTGTTACATATTCGCCCGTGGTGGCATAAACAATTACGTTAGATGTGCCGCCTACATTGACTCTGATGTTGCCACCCGAACTTGCAACAGAGACGTTGGATGTACCATTAGCGATTAAAGTTGGTGTTCCAGTGGCGATACCTGTCAGTAACGAACCGTTACCAATAAAGTAGTTGCCTGTTGAAATGTTGCCAGCGGCGCTGAGTGCGCCGTTGACTGCGATGGTGTTGGCCGTGATGATGTTGGCCGTTGAGAGGATGCGGGTCCAGGAGTTGCTAACGTTCGAATACTGATACGAAACGTTGTTAACAACTACCGTTTGCCCGTTCGTCGGCGACGTTGGAAAGGCCATTCGCTATCCTTTTAATGCTTGCCAATCACGATTTCAATTGTGCCTTTGTCGCCGTCGAAGTCTTCTAGTGATTTACCAATTATAGTACCTACTTTTGGACTTGCAATTGTAACTGCTCTGGCTGTGCCGTCTCCAGCACTGACCATCAAATCACCCTTGCGTACTGTACCTGTTACCTTGACTGGTACACGACCAATCAGGGCAACTGTGACCACATGTTCACCAACAACTCCTGCGTTCATCAAATGAGCCGGATTAGTTGAAACCACACCAGCAACCCGCTTGCTGGAATCTACAGTACTTATGGTGACTTCTTGAGTACCACCAAAATCCAAAACTGTGCCTGGTGCATAGTCAGCATCGCTCACATAATTTTCTGCCAAGTCAGCATACAGTGCTGTGGTTGCCTGAGCAAACAATTGGTTAAAATACTTACTAGAACTACCAATGTTACCAACTGCATTACCTGCACCGTTCACAATGGCTGTTGCGGCTGCTCCAGAATTGACTGTGAGTACGCCTGCTGTGGTCAAATTGCCACCAGTAATGTTACCGCTTGCACTGATTAATCCAGTTACATATTCGCCTGTTGTGGCCCAAACAACTACGTTTGATGTTCCACCAATAGTGAGGTTGGCATTACCACCGGATGTTTGAATTTGTAGGCTAGTTGTACCATTGTAGATAGCATCGCCAACAATGTTACCAGTCAAACTTGCGTTGCCAGATACACTCAAGTCACCTGTGATTGCCACAGCACCTGAACTGATCACCATCACATTTGATGTTCCACCAACTGAGGCTGCAATATTACCACCGGAACTCACAACAGTCACGTTTGATGTACCGTTGTTGATGTTGCTTACACTTGTGATAATACCGCTTAGTGTAGCACCGTTACCATAGTAATTTACAGCGTATACGTTGCGAACTTGTTGTGAACTACTGCCCAGGTCATATGTGGCATTGGCATTGAGCAACATACTGCCCGAGATCGCCACGTTTGCCACAACGCCGCCGGCAAATGCAGGACTTGTTATGTCAACCCAGTATTGGCTTGTACCGTCGCTGAGGTATTCATACAACACATCAGTTGAAGTATTGTACCACTGCCATCCATTGGCTGGGCCACTTGGAGGTGTGGTATTTGCTGTGTAGTTCACGCCTAGTGTGATTGGAGCACCGTTGGCATAGTAGAAGTTGTTGGTCAACAAATTACCAGTAGCAACATTGCCCGAGGTACTGATCAAACCAACTGTGGTAATATTTCCACCGTTGATATTGCCAGTAGCAGTAATCAATCCAGCAGTTGAGATATTGCCATGGATAGCGTTGCCCGTACTTGACATCAAACCACCTGTCAAGATGTTGGCACCTGTAATGTTGCCGCCTGCACTTGCTGTGCCACCTGTGGCCAAGTTGCCACCTGTGATTGTGGCAGTTGCTGATATTAGGCCACCTGTTAAGATGTTGCCACCAGTGATATTGGCTGCACTAGTGATGGTTGACGTTGCGGATATCAATCCACCTGTCAATATGTTGCCACCTGTCACGTTGCCAGTTGCTGTTACCAGACCAGCAGTTGATACATTACCACCATACACATTACCAGTTGCTGTCACAACTGAACCAATTAATGTTGAACCTTGGACAGTACCAGTTGCTGATACTAAACCACCTGTCAAAATGTTGGCACCAGTGATATTAGCACCAGAAGTGATTGTCGATGTGGCCGATATCAGGCCACCTGTCAGCAAGTTACCACCAGTGATATTGGCCGTTGCTGTGATCAGGCCGCCTGTTGATAAGTTGCCACCATATACGTTACCGGTTGCTGTGATCACTGCGCCGATCAGGGTCGAACCTTGTACAGTACCTGTAGCACTTACTAAACCACCTGTGGTCAAATTACCACCAGTCACGTTGGCAGTAGCACTTACTAAACCACCTGTCAATACGTTACCACCTGTTACATTACCACTCACACTCAACAAACCGTTGATGTATTCACCTGTGGTAGCAAACACTGCCACGTTTGACGTACCGCCTACACTGACTGCCACGTTGGCATTGGCTGCGTAGATACTTACGTTTGATGTGCCGTTGTTGATGTTGGCCACACTTGTGATCACGCCACTCAAGAACGCACCATTGCCCAAAATGTAATTACCAGTTACGTTGCCAGTTGCACTTACCAGTCCAGCAGTTAAGACATTGCCACCAGTGATATTGGCAGTTGCAGATATCAATCCACCTGTAAGCAAGTTGCCACCTGCGATGTTGGCCACTGATGTGATGTTACCTGTTGCTGACACTTGACCACCAGTGACCAAATTGCCACCAGTGATGGTACCAGTTGCTGTAACAACTGAACCAATCAATGTTGAACCTTGTACTGTGCTGGTCGCTGATACCAAACCACCTGTTAGGATGTTGGCACCTGTAATGTTACCACCAGCACTTGCTGTGCCACCTGTGGCCAAGTTGCCACCTGTGATTGTGGCAGTTGCTGAAATCAATCCGCCAGTGATCAAATTGCCACCTGTGACGTTGGCAGTGGCTGATACCAAGCCACCTGTCAGCAAGTTACCACCGGCAACGTTGGCAACTGAGGTAATATTGCCAGTTGCTGATACTATGCCACCTGTGACAATGTTGCCACCTGTGATTGTGCCTGTTGCTGTGATCACTCCACCTGTGGTCAAATTGCCACCTGTGACGTTGGCAGTGGCTGATACCAAGCCACCTGTCAGCAAGTTACCACCGGCAACGTTGGCAACTGATGTGATGTTACCTGTTGCCGACACCAATCCGCCAGTGATCAAATTGCCACCTGTGACGTTGGCAGTTGCTGACACTAGGCCACCTGTCAAGATGTTGGCGCCTTGAATATTTGAACCGGCACTTACTAAACCTGCTGTGAGCAAGTTCTGACCAGTTATGTTGGCTGCTGATGTGATTGTTGAAGTGGCACTTATCAATCCACCTGTCAACAAGTTACCACCAGAAATATTGGCAGTTGCCGTGATCAATCCACCTGTGGTCAAGTTGCCACCAGTCACGTTACCAGTTGCTGTGACCAAACCACCTGTTGATACATTGCCACCGTACACGTTGCCAGTTGCTGTTACAACAGTGCCAATTAGCGTTGAACCAGTTACTGTGCCAGTTGCTGACACTAATCCACCTGTAGTAATGTTTCCACCAGTAACGTTTCCGTTGGCACTGATCAAACCAGTTACAAGCAAGCCCGAAAGTGTAAACAATCCCACATTACTTGCACCGGCTACAGTGATACCAATGTTGCCGTTGACAGCAGCCGCAATGTTTGAAGTACCTGCTGTGATTGGGAAGCCTGCTGAAGTAGCAGTAACACCTGTCAGTGCTGAACCATTACCCACAAAGAACGAGCCTGCGGCTGCCACAATGTTGCCAGTTGCAGAAATCTGTCCGGCTGTTTGAATGTTGCCAGCAGTTAAGTTGCCAGTTGCAGTGATCAAACCACCTGTGGTCAAGTTACCACCAGTTACGTTGGCAGTTGCACTTACCAAACCGCCTGTGCGCAAGTTACCTGCGTCAACGTTGCCAGTTGTGTTTAAACTTGTACCAGTTGCCGCACCAATATTGGGTGTGGTCAAATTAGCAGAAGCCTTGACAATAATGTTACCAGTGCCGTCAAAGGCTGTGGTGTTGTTGTCAACCTTGGCCGAGAATACCGTGCCTGTCAGGCTCAAACCAGCCGCAGTGTTGGCCGAGTAAACTTGACTTGTACTGAAGGTACTGAATGCAATGTTTGAGGTACCAAATGTGATCACCCCGGGCGGTGCGCTCACAATGAACGCAGTGCCAGCGTTGACGTTACCGTTTGTGGTAAAGAAGTAGTCGTTGATACTGAACTGTTCTGTACTGTTGGCACCGTATTCGTCAGTGTCTGCGGATCGAGTAAGTGCAGTGGCGTTTGACCAAACATAAACACCGTTCTGCACCGCATTGGCTTGGTCTTTGACCAAGATGCGTGTACCTACTGTTTGAACGTTGGCAGTGTCGATCAAGTTGAACGATGTGGTAGTTGTCAGTGTTGCGCCAACGCCATTGGCCACGCCATTGGGTTGAGCATAAGTGATTGTACCACCTGTGGTTGCGGCCAGGGTTGTTGTGGTGGCTGCATAAACTGCCTGGTGATACTGAATGCCAGTTGAAGCAATAGTATCAACATAGTACTTGGAAGCCGCATCACCATCTTGAACTGGAGTTGCTAGGTTGTTGATCCAGGTGTTGGCACTTAATACAATGTTACCAGCAGGATTTAAGTTTAAATTACCTGTGCCTGTACTGATTGTTAGTGCGCCACTTGTGGGACGAATGTTACTGGTGTTTACGTTGCCAGCAATCACGTTGCCGGCTGTGCTGACTGTTGTTGTGGCAAAGATATTGTTGCCAAATATGTTGCCCGAGGCTGATACTATGCCACTTGTGTTGACGTTGCCACCAGCGATGTTGCCAGTTGCGGTGATCAAACCACCTGTGTTGACGTTGCCGCCTGTGACGTTGCCAGTTGCTGAAGCATAACCTGCAGTGGCCAAGTTGCCACCAGTGATTGTAGCAGTTGCAGAAATCAAACCACCTGTTAATACGTTACCGCCTGTGACATTACCGGTTGCTGTTACCAAGCCACCTGTAATCAAGTTTTGACCAGTGATGTTGGCTGCTGATGTAATTGTTGATGTGGCACTTATCAATCCACCTGTCAAAATGTTGCCGCCAGTGACATTGGCAGTGGCTGATACTTGTCCGCCTGTTAAGACATTAGCACCAGTGATGTTTGCACCAGCACTTACCAAACCAGCAGTAAGAATATTGCCGCCAGCCACATTGGCTGCACTAGAGATGTTACCGGTTGCTGTGATCTGACCGCCTGTGGTCAAGTTGCCACCAGTTACGTTACCAGTTACACTGGCAAGACCTGCTGTGAGCAAATTGCCACCAGTTACGTTGGCAGTGGCTGACACTTGGCCAGCAGTTAGGATGTTGCCACCTGTGATGTTGGCTGCGCTTGTGATAGTTGATGTGGCACTTATCAAGCCCACTGTGAGCAAGTTACCACCAGAAATGTTGGCAGTGGCAGTGATCAAACCGCCTGTTACGATATTGCCACCGGTTACGTTACCTGTAGCACTGGCATAGCCAGCAGTGGCCAAGTTGCCACCAGTGATTGTGGTTGCTGAATTAATTGTTCCTGTGGTGCTGATCAAACCACCTGTTAGAATATTACCACCAGTAATATTGCCACTTACACTCAACAGACCTGTAATGTATGTGCCAGTTGTGGCAAACACTGCCACATTTGATGTGCCACCAATACCAACTGTAGCATTACCACCCGAAGTGTTGATACTGACGTTACTGGTACCGTTAGTAATGTTGCTTACTGAAACAGCATTGGCGCTGATGTTGCTAATTTTACTACCATCACCAATAAAGTACGCTTGAGTAACAATGTTGCCAGTAGCCGAGATTGTGGTGCCTACTGTGAGTGCTCCGTTTACAGCAATTGTGTTGGCTGTGATAACGTTGGCAGTAGATAAAATTCTAGTCCATGAATTGGTTGCACTAGAATACTGGTATGATACCTGGTTAACTACTGTGATCTGTCCATTGGTTGGTGATACTGGAAATGACATTGGAACTCCTAAGTTTGGTCTTTTCTACTTATACTAGACTGGATCATCCAATCTTTGTCAAAAGTATTTATTTTTTTTTATAAATTCTGCTGTGTAGCCAGCCATTCTTCTCTGGTCATGGGCCGGGCCGCTGCCTGCTGTGCCAACCACTGTTCTGCCGTCATAGCGGGTGCTGTAGACGGGGTCACCACTGGATCGAACACCGGTGCAGGTGGTGCAGGCTGTGGTACTGGTGCATTTTGAACCTGTGCAGCCAGCCATTCTTCTCTGGTCATGGATCGGTTTGAAGTCTGTTGTGCCAACCACTGTTCTGCTGTCATAGTGGCTGCAGGTGTTGCTGGCTGTGGCTCTGGTTCTGGTGAATTTTGTAATTGTGCAGCCAACCACTGTTCTGCTGTCATGCTAGGAGTGGTTGTGCCCACTGGTTCAGGTGTTTTGGGAGGCGCAACTGGTTTTACAACTATACGAGCCTGGCGTTTTAGCCATTCTTCTCGAGTCATTGTAGGCGGTAGATATTTTTCTTTGACTGCACGTATTTGATCAGCCATGTAGGTCGGAAAAACACCAGCATGATACAAGGCGTCCAGTTGTTCTTCAATGCTAGGATATTCTCTAGCACGATTTCTTTGATATTCAGCACGATCATGTTCTGCCTGCAGACGCCGTTGTTCTTCCTGTATCTGATCAAAGGTCACCGGAGCCACTGTGGGGTTGACCCAGGTTATTTCTTGATTGTATATGCCCACACTGACTTCTGCGCCGGGTACTAGGCTTTGTATGGCTTGAATCATTGTGATCATGCTGTGATCTCCATGGCTATCAACCAGATGTTTGAACTGGTCAAGGTACTGGCCGAATTAGATACTCGCTGTTGCAGTTTGTAAGTTATTGGACTGGTAGTGGCTGGACTGTCTGTGTAACTGTAGGCCACTGTGCCTGACAGCCCGACTCCGCCAAAGGCTCCAAACAAGCCGCCAATGTTTTGAGTCTGTAGACTGGTAGTGGGACTACGAATCAACTGAGTGTCAGCATTGATATTGGTACCAGACACAGCACTGAATGCACTGGTGCCTGTGGCTATGACCACAATCTTGCTGGTGCTGTTGCTGGGAGTGATAGTGACCGAGGCTGATGAGATATCCACGTAACTGGTACTGTTGGTTATGCTACCACCCACGGCGGAACTCATCACCGTTTGTACCACAGCACCTGCAGGCATGCTGGCAGCAGGCAATCTACGAGCAGTGGTGATGTTTTGACTGCTGTCAATACTAAGTGCATTGGTGCCATTGGTCTGTAGGTTGATGGCTGACGCATTGGCCAGCACACTGGCTACCACTAGATCACTGACCACTTTTCCGGCTATGACATTGCCAGCAACACTGGTGTTGCCGCCCACTGTGACTGTTTGGAAAAAGCCTCTGTTGAAGTAACTGCCCGGACTGCCTACGTCATAGGTCACATTGGCTATGGGCAACAAACTGCCTGTAATGGCCACGTTAGCAATGATACCACTGGCAAAGGCTGGACTGGTAGTGTCTACCCAGTAGGTACTGACACCATCCGAAATAAATTCATACAGCACATCATTGTCTGTGTCCCACCATTGATCTGCTATGTTAGGGAATGGTGGCGGGGCTGTGTTGGCAGTGTAGGTTATGCCAGCAGGCACTGGCTGACCATTGGCATAGTAATAGTTGTCTGAAAGTATGCCACCAGTGGCAATATTGCCAGTCACACTGAGATTGCCCAGAGTGCCAATTGCAGTGGCCACCACGCCTGTCAACTGACTGCCATTACCAATGAAATAGTTGCCGGTAACATTGCCAGTTACACTGGCTTCACCAGTGATGTATGCACCTGTGTTGGCAAATGTTGCAACATTGCCTACACCTCTCACACCAATGTCAACATTGGCATTGGCACTGACCACAACATTGCTGTTGCCGTTGGTGATACTTGTGCCTGCATTGACTGTGATGCCCGTCAGTAATGCGCCATTACCAATAAAATAATTGCCTGCAACATTGCCGGTGGTACTGATCAGGCCAACTGAAATTACATTGCCCAGGAAATTCTTGGCCGTTACATTGCCAGCGGCTGATATGTTGGCATCAGCGTTGACATTGGCTGCTTGTAGGTTGCCAGTGGTAACATTGCCGCCTGTGATATTGCCTGTGGCAGTTATAATGCCTGTGGTTACAAAACTGTTGCCTTGTATTTGACCAGTGGCACTAACAATGTAAGCATCAACTGTGCCGCCAGGCGCAGAAAGATTGCCACCACGAATATTACCTGCCGCAGATATCTGACCACTGATCTGAATGTTACTGCCTGTGATGTTGCCCAGAGCCGAAACAGTTGTGACTGTGACTGTTGCACCAATCAAGTTGTTGCCGGTGACATTGCCCACAGCCGATATTGAACCACTGGAAGTGATGTTGGCAGCATTGAGTCTGTTAGTGTTGACGTTGCCGCCTGTGATAAATCCAGCGGCGGATATCAGGCCACCAGTGAGTATGTTGCCACCTGTGATGTTGGCAGTGGTTGTGACTGGGCCTGTTAAACTTGACAAGTTACCTGTGTATGTGGGCAAAAAGGCAGCCACATTGGCATTGCTATAATTTCCAACTGGCAAGTTTGTCAGTTGACTACCGTCACCGACAAAATATCCAGTGGTGATCACATTGCCTGTGGCGCTGACAGATCCTGGAGTTACTACATTACCAGCAGTGATATTTCCTGTGCGTACATTGCCACCAGTGATCAATCCAGCGGCCGAAATCAAGCCCGAAGTCAATAGATTGCCACCCGTGATGTTGGCAGTGGTTATTACAGGACCGGTTAGGCTAACCAAGTTGCCGGTGTATGTGGGCAAAAAGGCAGCCACATTGGCATTGCTGTAATTGAGATTGAGTCCTGTCAGCAGGCTACCATCACCGATAAAGTAGGAATTGGTAGTGATATTTCCTAATGCACTTATGGTTGTGCCTGTGGTGATATAGCCTGCGTTGAGTCTACCGGTGTTGATGTTGCCACCAGTGATGTTGCCAGTGGCAGAAATAGCGCCGCTGGTCAGTAAGTTTCCTGCCACAACATTGGCTGTGGTCACCACAGGACCAGTTAAACTGACCAAATTGCCGGTGTATGTGGGCAAGAAGGCTGCCACGTTGGCGTTGCTGTAGCCAATATTGATACCGGTTAGTAATGCACCGTTACCTAAAATATAGTTGCCTGAGATGTTACCTGTGGCACTGACTTCGCCTGCCACATACACGCCAGAGTTGGCAAATGTTGTCACATTACCAGTACCATTCACTGTGACATAGATATTGGAGCCTGATGAGGGTATGCTGATTGTGCTGTTGCCATTGACAACTTCACTGCCAGTACTGGCCACAATACCAGTCAGTTGACTGCCATTGCCAATGAAATAGTCGGCAGTGATGTTGCCAGCAGTTGTGATACCACCTGTGACGTCAATTCCGCCATCGCCCAGGTAAATGCTGTTAAAACGCAAACTGGGAGTTCCAATATCATAAACATTGTTTACCCTGGGAAACAGCGTGTTGTTGAGTTGTATGCGTCCAATGCCCGATGGGCTCAACACTAAGTTACTGTTGAGAACTGTGGTAGTAATGGTATTATTACCAATTCGAACATTGCTACCTACAGGCCCGGCTAGAAAAATCTGAGTAAAGTTGTCGTTGGTATAGGTAAACGCAGTTCGTAACGGATCACCTTGCCCATCATTGGGTACAGTGCCGGTGTCAATGATATACTGTGTCATAAAAATAGAGTCTCTGGGTGTATTTACCGAAACTTAGCAAACCTCAAACTGACCATAAAAAAATCCTCCCGTGGCGCAGGGCCACCTGGAGGATTGAATTAATCTACAAATTAACTTGTAACGTTGTCGATCTGTGCAATATACACAGAACCGTTGTTGCCTGGTGCGCTGTTGATCACGTCTGCACCACTCAATGTCACTGTGCCCACATTGCTAAAGAAGTTGGTCACATAGTAGTTTTCGTTGGAATAGATATTTTCACCATCATTGCCATTGTTATAGTTGCCATATGTCATGCCGTTCCAGTCACGCACCCACTTGTTAGTGATATAACTAGCATAGGTAGTGCTACCACCATTGAACGTGTAGCCCACACTCATAAAACCAGCAGTTGGTGTGGCTGAGTTTTGCAACACACAAGTGCCCACTGGATAAGCAGTTCCTGTGCCTGCGCCGCCTACCGAAGTTGCGGTGAAAACGTCACCCACTGCCACGGTAGTAGGAGCACCATAACTGGTCCAGGCAGTATTACCCAATGAGGCAATTTGGTATGCTTGACCTACAATAAAACTACCATCACTGGTTATGCTATCTAAGTTAGCAACCATAAACTTGTGTGCGCCTTTTTGTCGTAGAATTTGACTGTTACCGTAAGCAGTATTTGTGCCATCAGCCAGCAAGATATTGGCTTGAGTCAACACTTCTGGAAAAGTAGCACTGGGATTACTGGTGGCAGGTACACCGCCTACCACACCCAGGAACTGACTGTTAGTGAGTCCTGTACCGCTGCCAGCATCAGGATCAATCAAGTTGCCAAAGGATGTGAAGCCTGCATCTGTAAGCACGTTTTGATTGTAGGCGGTTACAGGTGGATTGCCTGTTACAGTGGATCCAGATCCAATGTTTGTTTTTTGTATTTTAAGTGATCTTCCCATTTGATTTCTCCTAGTAGAAGCCCAATGCGGGTTCTAGCCGCTACGCGGTGGGGTTAATCGCCGCATAAAACGCAGAATTGCGTTGACAAGTATTTATGTAAATCTAGTTTATTTTGCCCAGTGTGCCGGTGTTAGTAAATATCTTCATGAACACAAACGACTTGATTGCCAGCGGTAACCTGGCCAGAGAAAAACACCAACCCGATCAGGCCATTGCATTTTATGCACAGGCATTTGTGCAGGACCCTGAAAGTTCCGCTGCCTTCAACAACTATGGCAATGTATTGAGAGAGATGGGACACACCCGTCGTGCTGTGCCTTTCCTGGAGGCTGCACGAGCACTGGATCCTGCCAGTGTCACTGCTGAGTTCAATCTGGCCGTGGCCAATTTGATGCTGGGCAATTATGAACAGGGCTGGCGGCAGTACGAAAGTCGCTGGCGCTATGAGCACTTGTCGGGTACCAAACCCAACCTGCCTGCTCCCGAATGGTCTGGCGAGGACCTGCGTGGCAAAACTATTCTGGTCATTGGCGAACAAGGTCTTGGTGATCAAATTCAGTTTTTGCGATTTTGTGGTAACTTGCAAGATATGGGTGCCAAGATTCGCCTGCATGTGAGTCCAGGTATCAAGCCTTTGTTGATCAATACCCCCGACGCCATTGTGGGCATTACCTGCAACACAGAAGATCAAATTGGTCCTTTTGACTACTGGGTGGCCATGATGAGTCTGCCTCGAATCCTAAACATGCGACTGGAAAATGTTCAGCACTATCTGCAGTATGTACAGGTAGATGCGGAACGTGCGCGGGCCTGGGCTCAACGCCTGGGTATTCCCAAGAATCGCATGAGAATTGGTATTACCTGGTCTGGGCGCAGAGACTCCTGGATCAATCAACACAAAAGCATGCCGGTAGAGACCATGGCTGAGTTGGTTCGTAAATTTCCCGAACATCAATGGGTAAGCCTACAGGTGGATGCCAGTGACGAAGATACTGCTGTTATCCGGGCCGCAGGTGCCGAATGCTATCCAGGTACCATTAATGATTTTGCTGACACAGCCGCCCTGATGCATCACATGGATCTGGTAATATCGGTAGACACCGCAGCCGCACACCTAGCAGGTGCTATAGGTCGGCCTCTATGGATTCCACTCAATGCGTATGGTGCTTGCTGGCGCTGGATGCAGAATCGTGATGATTCTCCTTGGTATACCACTGCCCGATTGTTCCGTCAAGAAACCTACGGTGATTGGTCAGCCCCCCTGGCCCGGATGGAAAAGTTCTTGGGCTGGTTCAAGATCTAACGTAAATGTTTTTGTAGTTTGTTTATAGCAGGTTGTGCTAATTTTTTTACAAAACTCTTGCTGTTAATTAAATTTTGATTGTGTTCAATCATAGTGCGATGTTTTGCGTATAACTGTTCAATATCATCACGCTGGAATAATTCTACAATTTTATCACATTTGACTTCGGCTGGTTGAGAGGTATCATATTCTTTCCAAATTTCGATGCCAAGATTTTTCAGTGCCAGTGGCATATCTTGTATTCCATAGTTCACGACCAAACAACCTGATCTATAGGCTTTCCAAGTTTTTTCACTAGGCAAAACTTGTGTTCCGTAGCCCAAGGTTTCACCCGTGATATTAACACATGCTGTGTAAGCAGGATGCTGATTCAATGAGGGTAGATTGGCATTGGTACATGTCTGATCAGTGTCAATATATTCCAACTTGTTGCTCCAGGGCAAATCATTCAGCCAACTATCAGCATCAACTCTTATTCCTCTAGGCACTGTGTTTAAAAATTGTTCCCGACTGAAACAGTTAACAACCACAACATCATTGTGCTGTATCCAGGGTCGGATTTGTCTAAACAAATATATTCTATGGTACCTAGGTATGCCAGACAAAAAACTTATTCTATGAGTTTTTACTTGTCCTACTTGCATATTTTTTTGTAAATGTTGATTGATCAACCAAGACGGCCAGGGTGCAAGATTTGAGCGTGTGCTTTGCTCCTGTCTAATATCTGGATTAAACACAAAGAAAGTTTGAGGGTCTACGTGCTTCTCTAATTCACTGAGATAGGATTCAACATCGTAGGGGTTGCTGTCCAAACACAACACCGGCATGCGATTGGTTTCTGTCTGACACAGATGAATAAGTTCAGCATCATGTGCCACATCCATTTGATGGATTTTTAACATGGTGTCGGACACAAAGCACAAATGTTTGGACAATGTGCTTTGATCTACATAATCAAAATGATTTCTATGGCTGTGATCGTAAACAAAATTGGTACTCCAGTAATTTTCTAGCATGGTCTATTTAGCCATGAAAAAAGGCTCCGAAGAGCCTTTTTGTTTTTCCTTCCCATCTCATTGAGAATTTTTGTCACAAGGTATTTAGTCGGGCGCGGCATTGATCACCGTGCCGATTATACCACCCGACTGCTATGTCTCGTTCACAATGTGGGCAGTGTAGTTTTTGTCGTTTTTGGCCAGTTTGTTTGGCTATCCGGCGAGCGATTGACTCCGCACTCATCTTAGTTGGACTAATGGCTTTAGTAGCACGAATCTTTGCTTTTTGCTCTTCACTCATCGGAACACCTTTGTTTGCGGCAGGTTTACCTTTTTTAGCGGCACTTATATTTGCCGCACGTTCAGGTGTACAAGTACCGTACATCGGATTATTTTTCCCACTGTTTGCTAAAGAATTTTTTCTTTTGTGTTCTTCTGTTTGTACATAATTTTTTGATTTACCTTTTTGTGATTTACTTAGATTTTGTTTGTGTTGATCACTCTTAGGTTTTCCTTTGTGGTAGTCACTGATCTTTTTTCGGCTTTCTTTGGTGGGCACAATATAACCGGCAATGTTTTGATTAAGCCAACGCTCGTCTTCTAATACTCGGCAGCGACGTAATACTCGGGTTTCCCAGTTGCTTGCCTGTTCTTTGGTTTCAAATATTCTGCGTATTTCCACATCAAAACTATCTGCGCCGGTTTCATCAATCAACTGTTGTACACCATGACTACTGGTAAAATAATGTTTCCAAAGATCATCACACGGATTTACTTGGTTAGCAGAACGATATCCATAATAGACTTTGCTTGTAGGACGATGTTTTATTAGATAGGTGTATGGTTTCATATTGTTATTTAGTTTCTCACCGCAATTTCGCCTTGTAACAATAACATTTTTAGAAAGAAAAGTCAACAAAAAAGCACCCGAAGGTGCTTTTTTTGAGTTGCATTTGCGAACTGAGTAAATCTTAGGAGAAACTCAGATTCGAAACGGCTATCTCTCCCACATAATCGCCAGCATTGCCAAAAGACGATGCGGTGTTAGTGAGTTCGATAAACCCGTAGCGTGTCATGAATGACACAACTGGTTCAAAGGTTGTGGGATCCAACACAACACCACTTGACATCAAAGGAATGTATGGGCAGTAGAATGCTGGAGCGTCTGCTTCTGAAGAACCCTTGTAACCAACCAACACAGGAGTTGTGTCACTTGCATAAGAGTCAACGAACACACGCATTGCGCCGTTCAATGTACCAACAAACTTGGTGTTTGTAGGTGCTTCGAATGTACCTTCTGTAGTACGTGCAAAAGCAGAAGTAGTTGCAGATTGCAACACTGTCAAACTTGCTGAAGACACAACAGCGTAGTTACCTGCGCCACGACGTGTGCGTTGGGCGATCAAGTTAGCAACACGGTTGATCAAAACTGCCAATGCGGCATGCTCGTCACCAACGAATGTAGCAGTACCTGAAACAGTTGCTTGGTTGTATGTGTACTCAGTTGAAGCCAAACTACGGAGACTCAAAAGAATCTCTTGGTCGATTTCAGCAGTGATCTCTTGAGCCAAAGCGGCCATGATTTCGGCTTCTACGTCGATACCATGCATTGCTTGTGCGTCTTGAGCGGCTTCAAAAGTCCAACGTGCTTGCAACTTGCGAGTCTTGGCTTCAACAGCCTGCTTCAAGATTTGCACGGAAATTTGACGACCACCAGAACCTTCTAGAACTGATGTGTTAGCACCAGAGTAGATGTTCTGTGTTGGGTCAACAACACCAGCAGTAACGCTAGATGCTGAAGAATATGCTTGAGCAATCAAGAATGGGCTCAATGCTTCTTGACCGGCCGCAGTGCTGGTCTGCGCTGGACTGTTGTCAGTCATTGAGTTGGCATAACGCACACGTAATGTGTGGATTTGACCAACTGGGCCTGTCATTGGCTGAACGCCCACCAACTCGTTAGCAATAACTGTTGGCATCACACGACGGATCACTGGCAAAATCACGCGGTTCAATGTGGCAATGTTACCAGAGCCTGTTGAACCACCACTTGCGTTTTCCTTCAAGTACTTGCGAGTGTTTTCGAGGATAACACTCATGCTGTTGCGCTTGGAACCGTTCAAACCTTCAAGCAATGCTTCTTTGGTTTCGCCCCAGCGGCTTTCTAATAATTGTTCTGACATTTCTGTCTCCTTTTTCTTTGTTTAGAGGCCTGCCAGGCGCTTGATAGCAATAACGTTGCTGTTGTCTTCAACATTATCTTCTACGTGGCTTCGGGCAGTTTTATCACCAGTTACTTCCGACACATTTTCAACAATCACTTTGCGGCTACTTGTTGAACGGCCTTCGGCCAGTACGGCTGGTAGATACTTTTCAAATGCGGCATTCAGACGGGCTGTTTGTACGCTTTCGAGTAAATTACGCATTGTCTCACGCTTCTCTTCGTTGAGAGGTGCAAGCAAATCGTCCAGAGTGTTTTGACGCACATTGGATTCCTTGATAATACGTATTTCACGTTCTTTGGACTCAACCAGAGTTTTTGCTCTCTGTGTGAGTCGGATGGCTTCACTCAATTGATGATCTTTGTTGGCAATCATATCGTGCAGTTTACGAACTTCGGCTTTCTCATTGAGATGAGTAGCACCAAATTCGGCTGCGTATGCTTCAAAGATACGACGACCAAAATTGTTCTCGCGAGCAATTTGGATGTCTTCATGTAATTGTGTGAGTTCTGCCTTGAGGTGACGGCTAACAGCCTGGCTCATCTTCTCGGCACTTTCCTTGACGAAACGTGCTTTGAGACCTTCCAGTTGACCACGTGCTTCACGCACCAAACGAACCTTGGTTTCCACCACGTCACGTTTGTCTGTTGCAAATTCTTGAATTTCACGGGCCAATGCATGTACCACAAAGTTTTCCAGTTTACCCAGTCCTTCTGTGTGCATCTTGCGATCTCTGCGCAGTTCGCTAATTTCTTCTGCCAATTTTGTGACCATGAAACTGTTGAATTTAGTTGCATCTTCTTTGATCTTGACTTGGAACTTAACGCGGTCTTCGGCCAGCGCCTGCTTTTCAGCAGCCACGGCTTGAACTTCTGCGGCAAGACCTTCTGTTACCATTTTGTCTAAGGCTTCCACCATTACTGATTTGTCATGCTCATAGCGTTGCGCAAATTCCTCGCGGAGTTCTGCGCGAACTTGTTCACGTGCTTCAGTTAACTTGGCTTCCCAAGCCTCACTAATAGCACTGCGAGTTTCCTCGTTGATCAGTTCACTATCAAGCAATGGTTTAATAGCATCTAGCATGCTTTTACTCCTTATATTTTGAGATCTTTGATCAAACGAGTTACCTCGTTCTGCAAATATCTCTGTACCTTGCTGTCCTTGCCGGCATCTCTCGCCACTTCCATGACTCTATGTCCGTACTTCATGTTGAGAAGTCCTTCATAGATGGCCTTGGGATAAGCATGTGGGGCGCTGGGTTGAGCAACAACATCGACAGTGACAATTTCAAAGTCACTGACATGTCCGTTGCCGTCGTTCACGTTACCGGAACCACGGCTCGAAACTCCTAGTTTGACACCTGAGTCCAACATGGTCTTGACCAGTTGTCCCATTGGCGTTGGAATAATTCTCAACTTGCCATAACCGCAAGGGCCATCCATCCACATTTTGTCAATGGTATGACTCACGCGATCCAAGTTGATTTTGAGATCTTCTGGGTGATCTACTTCGCCCATCACGCTGTAGCCTTCTACCACTTGTTTGTTGATAGTGTCCACGGCCTTGGCAATTTCATGCACAGGATACACCCGTTCGTTGGCGTTTTTTACTCCGCCTTCGATACAGATGCCTTCCATGTACAAGTTCTTGCCATTGAAAGGGCCTTTGCCGTCAGGAGCATCTTCGACCAAGACGCGAATCTTGGCCTGATTAAAGTTCAAATGCTCTTGTAGGTATCTCATGACAGATTAGCCCTTGGGAAACGGTGTGCGTGTGTTTACACCTGCGGCTTGTGTGGTCACTGCCTTGGGTGCTGCCTTGGGACTTTGTGTGCCTTGAGCAGGTGAGTTACCTACTTTGCCAATCAAGTCCTTGGCAGTTGGAGCAGGACGACCTTGTGCTGTATCACCAGTCATTTTGACTGGTTGTGCCATTGCGCCACGTGCGCCTGAATTGGCAGCGATAGTAGACTTAGAGTTGGTACCAGGTGCTTCCTGTGTGGTAACTTTGGGGTGTACTTGCTTGAGGTTAATGGCTTCTTCCATTGGCATCATGCCTTCAGTTTCAAACTCGTCGTTTTGGACTTCGATGTCAGTCATGTCGGGTGTGTCGCCCATGTCTTTAGCATCACCACCGTCCATCATGGCTTCAAATTCGGCCATGAGTTCGTCTAATTTGTCTTCCAGGTCAACCACGCGATTTTCAAGTTCGCCGTCATCATGCATATCTTCAATGTCGTGAGTCATTTCATGGCCGGCTTTTTCAGCCTTGTCGTCAAACTCAACGTCGTCTTCGCCTTCGCTCATGCCTTGCTCTTCCATTTCCACATCGTCGATCATGTCTTGGGCTTGGCTGCCACCAAGGCTTTCGCTCATGTCTGTGTCAACTTCAGTGGGCTCTTCGCCCATGGCATTGTCTTCTTCGAGATCGTCTTTGGACTCGTCTTCATCCATGAGGTCTTCATAGATAGCGCGGCTCTTTTCCACAACGATTTGGTGGAAAAGTTCTTTTGCTTTGGCTTCTTCATCATTGATCACGTATTCGATCAATTGTTCAAAACGGTTTTTGCTCATTATGGCTCCTAAAGGGTATGTTGGGTAGTTCTGCCCTCATGGCAGATCTATACCTATATTTACTTAGAAGGCAAAAACTTAGCGGTTTATGGTGGGTTTTTTGTCAGAAATGACAGTTTTTTTACAGGGCAGGCTGTGCTGGCGGTGCATACTGTTTGCGGATTAGTTTGAGTTTTTCCGCATACTCATAGGTACGAGTATCCTGCATTCTGCGCAGTTTGTTCAACTGCTTGAGAGTGAGTTTGGTTTTACGCAATTGACCCAGGTGGGGCTGTGTGTTGTCGGCTGCAACATCTTGATAGCCTGCTGGCGCTCGGTCGTAAATTTCATTCAGGATCATAATTCAATATTTAGTTTCTTTATTGTTTTACAATTATCATAATGAAATCTATACATAATAGCACCTTTTCCCTGTTTGCCACAATGTGGACAAGTGTGGTAGGTAGAAAATATTTTAACACCAGCATGGGTTCCATTTGCTATTCGTTGAAACGCAGTATCTGATCGTTGTTTACAAATTTTTGCAAATTTGTCAGGATTGGTTTGTTTTAACTCTTCAAGTTTTTTACTACTAAAATGATGGGTTCCGTTTGCCGAAGCCACTTTCATTGGGTGATTCTCACCCAAAAAATTATGTGTTCTGTTTTCCATCCTAATTTTTGATGGGTGCGTTCCATTCGCTACTTTTTTAAGATTCTGTGCTGGTCCAGAAAATGGATGAGTCCCTTTAGCAACTCTAGCCAAACTGGATTTTCTTGCCATGTCAGAAATAGTAGCATGATCAATTTCCATGCGAATTGCTATTGCTTGACAGGCTCCCCAATCTTGCTGAGAATAATGAATATTGTAATGTTCTTGAATTGTAACTAATTTAAGATTACTAATATTGTTGTTGGTATGATTACCGTCAATGTGATGAATTTCGTAAGATCTTCCGGTTTCATCAGTTGGAATTTTACCATAATGATTTTTGTATATCTTACGATAATTGTTCATGCTGTATTTATAATCCCGCCGGTGCGGCCGCCGGTGCTTGAACGCCCGGTATAGTACCACCTACACCGCCTGCAGGTGCGGCTGGCAAGCCACCTTCTGCGGCAGGTGCCTGTAGATTGGCCATTTCTTCACCTGTGGCAATATCAGTTTCCATACCTGCTGGAGTAATACCAATTGAGCGTAGGTCCTGCCCTTGTGTGGTTTGCAGTTCAGGTCGGTCACGTTCTTCACGCCACATTGTTTCGTTTCTTTCAATTTCGTCCTTGCTGAGACCCAAGAAACGCTCTAGCATAAAACGTTTGCTCATGTAAGGCAACTGCTCCAGACTGGTAAAACTGCTGATACGTGCTGTGTCCATCTCAGCCTGACGATAACTGGCAAAGTTTTGTGGTGGGTTGAACTTGAGTTGGAACAGGCCAGCATCAATGTTGAAGCCTCTCCAGCGCAGGAACATCTTAAATTCATCATCAAGTTTCTGCATGATAAGTGCTTGCAGTCGCTCGCAATACTGGTTGAATCTATACTCTTGAATCAAGGCCGTACCCACTTTGCCGTCCTGCATGGTGCGCTCGGAGTCGTCAGGCGCAGTGGGCAAGTAACTTGACGGCACACGTAAACCACGAGCCATTTTGTTGTTGAAGTACTTTAAATCGTCGATTTCGCCTAGATTTTGACCGCCCGGTAATACATCTACACTAGAGCCACGTCCATCAGCACCTGTGGGGAAAAAGAAGTCTTCGTTGATACTCAATGGATTGTAACTTGAATCCATGATGTTGCCACCACCGCCACCGTATGTGGGTATTCTGCGTTGGTGCATTTCATTTTTCACACGTTCCACAAATTGCATGGCCAGGTGTGATGGCATGTTGCCCACGTCAATCTTGAACACTCTGCGCTCAGGAGCACGTTGCACACGATAGATTAGTAACGCATCTTCCAGCAGTTCTTTCTGCTTGAATACTTTGAAAATGTTTTCCAGGATTGACTTGCCAAAGGGCCAAAACGTGTCTAAGCCTTCATTCATGGAAAGATGCACCACGTGTTTGGCATCAATACAGGTCTCGTTCACAGCACGGCTAAATCTACTGGTTCCTGTCATGGCAGTGTTGGGCATGGTATAGCCCGAACCCTGCTGATAACCACCACCTGTGGGCGGATTAACCATGAAATCTGTGGTGGTCTTGGCTGCCACTGTCAAGTTTTGAAAGTTGGGATTGATATCTCTAATGATGTACTGCTCAGGACGCTTGCCTTCCGATTCGTTTACAATTACTCGGCTGACTTTTGACATGTCTACCCAGTACATTTCAAATGTTTCTGGATCACGCACAAAGATTTGATCACCGTACTTGATGGTGTTACGGAACAGTTTGAAGATGCGCTGATCTAGTTTGTTGAGTTTGGTCCACTGTTGCATCTGCTTGCGGATGATCTCAATTTCGTGGTCAGTGGGTTCATCTGAATACTGTATCTCAAATGGAGTGTTGTTGTCGTCATTGAGTTGTGTGGAGAACTCGGCGATAATATCTAAACATGCATTGACTTCTGAGTCAGCGTCCATGTTTTCATATTGATTGTAGCGTTCAATTCGATTAGGGTGCCCAGAATACACTTCTGGCAGTCGGCTGGCATAGTTACGGAATGCAAAATCAGTCTGTGCTAGATTTGATCCACGACCATCGTTTCGTGGATATCCGGGCAAGCCCGCATCTCTACCACCCGAAATAGGGCTCATCTGACCTGAGAGGTCAGCCACTTTAAAATATTTTCGCCATCCAGCCATAGTGTATTATTTATCGTTAGTTACGTGCTACTTGCAGTAACTTTTGATTTTGGGCGTTGTTGGTTTTCATCAGCGCATTCGTTTCATCTGTTTTGGTTATGAGCGTAGCCAACAGATCATTTGCATTTTGAGGCGCCGCTGCCGCAGATTGAGCAGACGCTGATCCTGTTTTGGTGCCATCGGGTCCAACTCCTGTTACTGTGGCCTTGTATCGATCATTAGGCCCACCAAGCGGTACACCATACAAAGATCCAAATGATCCACTGGGTGCAGTTGCACCAGTGGCCGTAGTTCCTGACACAGCACCCATACCACCCAGTAATGCATCAGCATTGGCCATGCGTTGATTTCTTGCCTCTCCTGAACTACGTTCATACATTTTGTCAACGATGGCTGCGGCTTCTCTGGCCGATTTGGCTCCCTTGAGTTTGCTACCAGCCGCACCCTCGGAGGTTTTTAGTTCGTGAGCAATAAATGCTAGTTGTTCTTCTAGTGTGCTTTTTTCTAGAGATTTTCCAGAGAATCTGGCAAAGTTGGCCTGACGATCTGGATGCCATTGCGCAATACCCTTGGCCTTGCCTGAGTCGCCCACAGCCATGGTGTTGAGATTAGCACCTGACTCTACCTGCAAATTACCAACTAGACCGGCTGCCTGTTCAGGAGTGTAGCCTTGCGAAATAAAATAGGCCATGGCCTTTTGAGCATTGGCTGTTTTGCCTGCAGGTGCTCCGGCTGCTTTGCTACCACCAAATATGCTAGACCACCAACTGCCTGATGCTTCGGCGCCGCGGCCTTTGCCTGCTGTGCCTGTTTCTGCTCCTGAACCTGGAGTATTGCTGGCCACACTTTCCACAGCACCACTGAGTTTTTCCATGCTCTTGGTCACAGGCACAATGCCCTTGTTGATCATGGTCTGCATGGCACGAGTAACTTCCATCTGTTCCTGACGCATGCCCACTTGTGCTTCTGTAGCCTCGTCTAAGTTTTCCACTTGATCTCGTTGTTGTTCGTTGGCTATTCTTTCTTGATCAGCATAGGATTCTTTGAGTGATTTTACTTTGAGTTTATTCAATCCAGCCATACTAGAAAAAGTATCGTCAAATCCACCTACTTTACCCAGTACTCTAAATCCTCTGATTGCTCCTGAGGCTTCTTTTGCTCCAATGTCTAGCGTTTTTCCTGCTTCAAAACTCTGACTGGCTACCTTTTGAAACAGTTGGGGCATGGTTCTATACAAGGCTTCGGCTTCTTTGCTAGAGCCCACAAATCCTGTCATGGCGCCAATCAAGCCTGATCTCAATTCTTTAGGAGCCATATCCAACAATCTTTGATTGTTGTCCATTTGTTTTTCAAATGCCTTGGCCTGTGCTTCATCACCGTGCATTCTAGCCTGCATGGCCTTGTCTTCTAGTTCAGTTTGAACAGCAATAAATCGCTGTTCGTTCATTCTGGCCTCACGCTCTTGCTGAATAGTGGCAGCGTTTTCGCCTGTGAGTTTGGTCAGTGTGTCTAAGTTTCTAATGTATTCGGCCGCACCTTGTGTTAATTCGGAGTTGGATTTACGTTGTGCTGTTCCGGTAAGAGTTGTAATACGTAGATAGCCGGCCATGCCTTGATTGATATCATCCACTTTCATGCCCATGCGCATGAATTCTGTTTGCAATCCGCTACGTTGAATTCCTTTGGCCACGGCTCCAAACGTCTGAGTACCTTGTGCCACAGTGCCACCAAACTGAGCCAAGGACTCTGCATTTTGTTTGATTAGATTGCCAAAGTCACCCAGTTGTTCAATGTTGTAGCCAAAGTCCTGCATGCTTTGGAACACACCCTTCATGCCCGAAGCACCAGCGGCACCTGTTCTGCTGAGTTGTTGATAACTCTCAAACAGTTTGTCGCTCTGCTCGTTGACCGCTACAGCATACTTGGCACCGGCTGTGATCAGGCCACCAATGATTCGACCCAGTATACCAAATTTACTAGCAAATGAATCTATTGCATCAGCACCAGCCTTGATGCTGTTGTTGTAGACTGAAGCGCCTTGTTTACCATCTTTGAATGCTTCCCCCAGGTCCAGCATGGAATTGCCCAGTTGCTTGAGACTGAGATTCAGTTGATAGGTGTAGTTTTTGACTCCTGCTTTGGCATCCGCAAATGCCTCGGCTGTTTCAGCAGTGACTTTGCCAGTTCTCAGCAGTTCGTCATTGTACGCATCAAATGCGGCTTGGATTTCTTCAGGGGTTAGTGATGTAGCCATAATTATATTTACCGGAGCAAAATATGCAACAATCAAACCCACTCAGCCAATTTTTTAGACAGCCTGCAATCTATATACGTTTGCCATCAGGCGGCAAATTCTACCCTACAGGTGCTTTGAACATGCCTCCCAACCAGGAACTGGCTGTGTTGCCCATGACAGCGGTAGACGAAATAACCTATCGAACACCCGACGCTTTGTTTAACGGAACCGCCATTGTGTCAGTGATACAGAGTTGTATCCCAGGCATTCGTAATGCCTGGGCCATGCCCAGTACAGACATTGATGCTGTTCTTGTAGCCATTAGAATTGCTAGTTTTGGTCATGGCATGGACATGGACAGCACTTGTCCCAGTTGCAATCATAAAGAAGAAATCAAGGTAGATCTTCGCATGATCAATGATCGAATCAAGCCCGGCAACTATGATCAAAGTTTGACCATTGGCAATTTGGACTTTTACTTCCGTCCTATGAGTTATCACGAAATCAACCAAAACAATCAAATTCAATTTGAGCAACAACAGGCATTGCGATTGCTCGATGACGATTCAGTGGAAGAATCTGTCAAAATGGAACAGTTGAAAAAGAGCATGAAGATTGTCAACGACCTCACTGTGAGCACTATCGCACAAAGTATCAGTGCCATCAAGAGCACCGATGCCATGGTCACGGAACAGAATTTTATCATGGAATACCTCAACAACTGCCCTAGTCAAATATTCAATCAGTTGCGAGATCATGTGATTGCCCTCAAACAATCAAGTGAAGTAAAACCATTGGATCTTGCATGCCCCGAATGCCACCACCAATACCTGCAACAGTTTACTCTGGATCTTGCAAGTTTTTTCGAGAACGCCTCCTGATCTCTAGCCCTGAGCAGATCAACCAACTGATCGAGACCATGGACAAAGAATGTCATCAGATCAGAAACGAGGCAGTCAAACTCAGTTGGTACATGAGAGGCGGATTAACTTTTGATCAGGCCATGGCCATGAGTCACAGTGATCGCACAATAGTGGGCGATCTAATCAAAGAGAATCTAGAGACAACCAAGAAATCTGGATTACCATTCTTTTAAACCATTATGAATCTCAAACTAATTATTCCAACCATTCCTGACTGGCCCAGAACAGGAGTCGATTTTCTTGACATAACTCCTGTACTGGAAACTCCTGCAGCCTTTGCGCATTGTGTTGAATGGTTAGCCCAGTGTGCGCAAACAACCAAAGCAACCAGTCTAGTGGCCATGGAAAGCAGAGGATTCCCTTTTGCGGCTGCTGTGGCATATCAAACCAATCTGCCCTTGATCCTAGCACGTAAACCCAACAAACTGCCAAGACCAGTATATGCAAAAAACTATGCTACAGAGTACAGTACAGACACAGTGGAAATCAAAATATCAGCGCCTGTGGGTACTCAACCTCTTGTGGTGGATGATCTCCTGGCCACTGGCGGTACCATACAGGCTGTGAGCGAACTGCTAACCTGTGATTTTGGCATTGAACAAGTGTCAGCCGCAGTGATTGTAAATCTTAAGTTCTTGCCAGGTGAGTCTGTGCTAAAGCAAAACTCGATTCAATTGTTCTCACTAGAAGATTATGTATGACACTGTTATTCTAATAGCCTTGCCTGAAGAGGCACCGGATCTTGGCCACATGATGAACTTGTTTTACACAGGTGTGGGCAAGGTCAATGCTGCCATGGTCACCGCCGAAGTCATAGCCAAGTATCGTCCCCGACGCATCATCAACTTTGGCACAGCCGGAGGCATCACTGTTGCACCAGGATTCTATCAGTGTACCCAGTTTGTACAACGTGACATGATCTGCGAAGCCTTGGGATGTGTGCCTGGACAAACGCCTTTTGAAACCAACGTACATATTGGCAACACAATTGGACTGACTTGCAGTACCGGTGATAACTTTGTGATGAATCCCCAACTAGAAATACCAGCAGACATAGTAGATATGGAAGCCTATGCCATTGCCAAAGCCTGTGCAAAGTATGGAGTTGAATTTGAGTGTTGGAAATACATCAGCGATCAAGCCAATCAAGATGCACATGATGATTGGCGTCAATCAGTTGCTCAAGGACAACCATACTATATCTCAAAGTTGAAACAGTTACAGTTACTTTAGAGACTTGCTACGCAAGTCTATTGATTCACTTCGTTCATCAATGGATTGTTTCATAAACACTGTTACTGATTAAGTATCATCCAGATTACGTGGTCATAATTCACCGTATGCACGGTGAAAATGAGAGCGCATCATCCGAGTGACAGCAGTCATCTATACTAATGAGATTGTGTTTGCACACACGGAGGCGGTTGACCGGTACCCCCTACTCACGCTTCACATATCAACGGAACCCTAGTAACCCGATATAGATCCAAGTCCTATAAGCATGGGTCGTATCTTTTTCAACGGAGCCCAAACCATTTGTTGCCTTAAGTTAGCAATTTGCCTTTGACGCCCAAGTCCAGACCGGGTATCTCACCGTTCTTCAATGGGGCTGAGCCCAAACACTCAGCACAGAGTCGTGATCGCTGCCTGTTAAATTTTGTTTATTATGTGTGAGCCATGCACCCGCACCTGGATGTGGCCATTGTAATAATCTTGTGATTCCAATACTCGCCTTGCAAATTGTTCACGGGCCTCAATGTACGAGCATTCAGACTTGCTTTTGCAATAGTAAAGTATTTCTCTGGTAAAGTTTTCGGTGCCTAGTGTGATTACGTCTGCGGTCAATTCTGGGCTTGACCCATAGTACTCTCTCCAATCTGAATCGATTTTAGAGCGTATCTTCTTCCGCTTTTTTGTGCCGTTTTTTTGTTTTACAGTTTTGTATGTGGTTTTTGCGAATTTTGCTAATTTTTTGCCTATGTACTTGCGTCCAGAAAGATTATTTGTGATCAAGTAAACAAACCCTACACAGTCTTCGGGCAACGTCTCTACAGGAGTGTTTTGATATTGCCATGTCATAAAAGTGTAAGATTTGTCCTTGCGATATAGTTATGCCTCTTGATTGATTGATCTAAAAATATGCCTACAATATGAAATTATGCAAGATCTACGTCAGTGTTGTAACTGGTAAATCCGTTTTCTTTTATGACTTTGAGTATGTTCTCCACACGCCCAGCCAGTTCATCACGATGTGATACTAACCAAATTGATTTGTGACGCTCTCTACTCATTTTCTTCAGCAGAGCCAAAGCATTCTCTACACCTTGTGTGTCTAGACCGTTGTCGATCAGTTCATCAATAAACAACAAGTTGATTGGTGAGTATAAACTTTCCCAAACATCTCGGAACGCCCATGACATTGATAGTATCAATCGATTGCGTTCGCCACGGCTCAGGTTGTCAAAGTCCAGTTCACGGCCCAGTTCTTCGATGCTCACTGTGAGATCGTTCTGGAACTTCACTGTGTGTGGCAATCCAATACGATCCAGATAGTGTGTGAGTCTTGCGTTCAAATAACTCAAATTCTGATCAATAATCTTTTTGCGTACGAACGAATCTTTTGACGTCAGCAGTTTGAGTAGGAAGTCTTGATGATCCTGCACTCTAGTGAGTTCGTTCAAGGTATCATATGATACTGTTTGTAATGCTTGTCCTTGCATGTCTGTGATTTGTTCTTCGTAGGGATCCACATCTGCTTGCCTTGTGGTCAAATCCTTGCGTAAGGTTTCTACAGTATTGCGATGATTCAACGCCTGTTCTAATGTATCATAAAACACAGTAGGAGCAGAGCCTAGTTCACCTAGTTTTTCCAAGGTATCAGTATGCTCAATTCGTTGAGTATCGTTGGCCAGGAGTTGTAATGCAGTTTCTTGTACCAAGGCTTGTTTGGCCTGCTTCAACTCATCTTGTTTGTCATCATGTAGGTCTTGCCCGCAACTGTGACACTTGTGAGCATCCAGTGCTTCAATTTCTCGTTTGAGTTTGTCTAACAGTTTGGTAAGTTTGGCATCATCTGCATCAATCTGACGAATGTATCGCGTGGCATCGTCTATGGCTTTCTTCTTGACATGGAATGCTTCTAGATCTCTATGTGCCTGTACTTCGGCATCAATGTCTATATGTTCGAGATCTTGAATAGCCTGTCCTAGTTTGCCCACATCTTCATCACGTTTGGTAATCCAAAGACGTTGACGCTTACGCAGACTTTCAATCTGTTCTTCGATGCGCTTGTTGGCCTCTTGCACAGCACGAATGCGAAACTCTTCTACCTGTATAGCATCTTTGGTCTGTCTGTTAAGTTCTTTGATTGCATCAGCACGTTCACTCAATAGTGTAATACCCAACAACTGTTCAATGATAGTTCTTTGATCATTGGCTTTTAAACTTAGAAACGGTTCAGTATAAGTGTTCAGCGCCAGCACATGTTTGAACATGTCATGACTCATGTTCATCACACGTTCTATGGCATCCTGTGTTTCTCTTGAGTCACCTTGTGCTTCGTCTTCGGCTGCCTTGTGTTCGTTGTTGACGTAGAAACGCAATACATTTGGCTTTCGTCCACGCTCAATTCTGTACTCTTGGCTGTTGACACTAAAGTCCAAACTGACCAACATGTTCTTGCCATTGGTCTTGTTTACTAGATTGTCCTTGCGAATGTTTGAAAGTGCTTGACCATACAAGGCATAACTTAGTGCATTGATGATTGTGGTCTTGCCTGTGCCGTTGCGTGAGCCATCACCGCCCAGGTCCAAGTTCTCGCCCAGCACAAGTGTAAGGTCACTACGGTCAAAGTCAATGCCTTGCGTGGCCGCACCCACACTCATGAAGTTTCGAACAGTTAAATTTTTAATTTGGATCATAAATTTGGAGCAAGGTTAGTAATATAGTATAGCATATCTTTAGTAGAAGTAAAGTACCTATCCTGATCAAACGGCATTTCTTTGTGGTAGATATTTTCCAAACAGCCATTGATGTAACTCTCTTGAAACAATGTGAGCCTTGGAATAGAGATATCCATGCCGTGTTTGACACATTCTATCACATGGTCGCACTGTTGTTTGTGCTGGTGGTAGGTTATGAAACTCAAAAATTTTTCATGCTGTTGATAGAACTCTTGGGAAAAATCAAATTTTTTGTCTATAAATTTTTCCACTTTCTTGATATTTTGAACCAACTGGTCTAGGTCGTAAAAAGCAGAAAAATCAAAAAAACAAATGTCGCAGTGTGTGGGATATGTCATGGCTTGTTGTTTCAACCAATAGCCGTTGATGTGGGGATTTCTAAAACCAAATTTATAAAATTCTCTCAGCACATGTCTGGGTATGGATACTTGTGCTCGATCCAAAAACGGATATGCCGCATAAATCTGTTCCAAAGTTGTCTGATAAAAATTGTTGCTCAACTTGTTGACTGTGTCAATTTCGAGATCATCATTGTTGATATTGAAGTCCGCAGTCCGTAACAAACTTGCTGTAGATACCAGTAGCAAGTCGTCCTGCGTGAATCTAATAGATATGATCTTTTGTAAATTTGCTAGATGCACAGGCTCAAGTTCAAACCAATGCCTGGCCCAAAACAATTTGTTTTGTTGGTACTCATTGGTTTTGAGATGACTGGTTCCTGTTGCAGTAAAAGATTCAGTCATGTCAGGGGTGATGCGAAAAAATCGATTCAGGGTGGTCTCAAGAAAATGACCATGAGTCCCTGCTACAAAATCAATGGCAATTGTATCTGTCATGGCAGTTGAACTTTTTTGCGGAAAGAAATACCGAGACGATCTGCATCAAGATCATACACGAACTTGGTTACAACATATCCGTTGATCTTGAGGGCCGATACATGGTAAAATCGGTCAACCAATCTTGTGTCGTCAATAAATTTCAATGCTTGTTCTAACAATATCGTAGCAGGAGTATACTTGTGTGCCACTGTGTTCAACACACTAGATATCTGATCTAATGTTTGATATTTGAGCAAAGGAGATCTGTCAAATATCACAGCACACTGCTCGGCAGATATAGATGGCCAGCCAAGTCGATCATCAGACTGGTTGTCGATCAGTCGATCAAAATAGGCACGATCTAGATTGAAATTTTTTACGGTTTTTATTGTTTCCAGACTCTGGATGGATTTATGTGGGAACAAAGTTTTATAATACCATCCACAGCAGTCAACGCAAATAACTGTGGATTCTTCTAAACCATCAAGGTCTACCAACTGATCTTTGGCGTCAGTCTGATGATGGTACACATGACGGAAAAAACTATCTCGATTTTGATCAGTTATCTGTGTTTTTTGTTTTGTATCCATATAGCCATGTCAATGGTTGCACAAAGTTGAAATATCTGCCAAGGTCTTGATCAAATGAGCCTGACTTTGTGACAGAATATCCATGCTCATGAAGTTGATCGCCAACAAAGTCAACTATGTCTTGGCCTTGGTGTTGAGATATTTCGAAATCTTTGGTAGTGTCGTTTCCTTTGATACAGTATCTATTGATCCCGATGTAGAAAGTTTTGATAGACTCAGACAAGTGAGTTTTGCATAAGGAGATCAATTCCGAACACCAGATTGGTTGATTTAGTATTAGAATCAAATTATCAGACTGAATGTCTTGATTCAAGCACTTGGCAAATTCCCAGTCTTGACCCACATACTTTACCGTGTGATGTTCAAACAGTTGTAAAATCAGTTGGTCTTGATCACACAATGACTGACCTAATTGTGTGTGTCTCCATGTCATAGAGTCTGGTATATCTTTAACAACAATTTATTGTCGTAAAATTCTGATTCAATGTTGGTAATCTGATCAGTAACAATTTGATCCACCGATTCAAATTTGACTTCGCCGGGCGCCATGTCAGTGTCCACCGAACTATTTTTGTTGGGTATCAAGGCCATCTCTCGCAAGCCATAATCCCGGATGTAAGTTTCTTTGATGAAGTTGGCCTCTTCATATGATATCTCAATGTCCAACTGCACACGCACATGCATGTCTCGAGCAAGTAAGTTGGGTGCGTTGTCGATGATATTGGCCAAGCCTAACACACGATATCTGGGTTGATCGGGCCAGGCATGATACACTGGCTCCTGCCCCCACTCAATAATGGTCAGGCCACGTTCATCGTCTCCGGCATCGGCGTAGTTGTGCGGGAAACAATTGCCAATATAGGTAATGTTCTTTTTGGTCTGTCGTTTGTGAAAGTGTCCAGTGAACACATGTTCAAAGTTTCCAAAGTCTTCTCTGCGTACTTCGCCGTGATCCGGCATCTCTACCATGGCGTTCATCAAGTAACCAGGCAATTCAAAGTGCCCAAACATGTACCGACCTTTTAGTTTAGGAATGCGTTTGTGATCATCTCCGCAAAGCCAAGGTGCAATAACGACATCGCCGCTACTAAACCAATCGTTACATATAGTAACATTCGGAAGATGACGGGCCCATTCCACGCTTTGTATATCACGTTTGTCGCGATAATACAAGTCATGATTACCAGGAATGAAAAAAACATGCTCGAAGTTGTCATTCATATGCTCCAGTGCCCGCAGGCTGTAGTTTAGGGTAACAATGTTCAGGCTGGCACGGTTGTTGTGCCAGTCGCCGAGAAACAAACAGGTCTCACAACCTTCTGATTTGGCTTTAGCAACGGCCCACTTGACAAAGTTTAGGCAATCCTCGTTGTGTTGAACACTGTTGCTTTTTAGGCCAAAGTGAATGTCTGTAAAGACCGCGGCTTTGCGAAATAGGTTAGTCATCAACCTATTATACTACTCATCAAGACTAGAAACAACCGGTCCGGACATGGCAGCCATGCTGTGTTTGCCCGAGTTCTGGCGTGTCCATGACGGATTGAGTCCGTTCATTTCCAGGATGTCATCACGTATGTTTTGATTCTTTTTCTCAATGTTTAGGATACGAGTGAAACTATTAGTGATAGCGGCAGTATAATACGCAAAAGGGTTCTGCGATTTTGATTCATCGAACTGGAGTCCGATTTGAGACAGTTGTAGCAGGGCTTGTCCCCGCATTTCTTCGTTGTATGTGTATCCACGCCAGTTACTCCTTGTAGCATATCTTTCGCACAACTTCATAAACATGTTGGCCAAAGTTCGGGTCATTTTGCCATGATCTTTACAGAACTCGCCCGCATCTAGTGTACCCCGCCAATGGCTTTTACCCACCACAAAAGGCACTTTATTTTCGTCAATTCGATAGTGCCAGAACGGAGGAAAGTTCACTCGCATGTGGGTAGGATCCAAGATTGGCTCCTCTACAAGGTCTGCTAGAGGATCTTCTGCGACATCATCCAGTTCCAGGATGTCTTCTAACTTGCGCTTTTTGGCTTCGGCCTTGGTGATCTTTTTGGGCGCCATTGGTATATGTTCCCAGCAGGTGATACGGAACACAACGTCTGTGTTGGGGATTTTTTTAGGATCTACTATAGTGCCTTCACGTTTGAGACGGTCAGCACGATTGCGGCGTGCTTCTGCTATGGTCTTTTGATTGATCTTGCTGACGGAGGGCAAGATTATGTCAAACTGATGATCGATCACAGGATCTCGGAAGGCACAATAAGAATTTTTGCTGAGATGTATTTCTTTGAGGATATCTCTATTGTTGAGATAGTTGGTTTTGGGTGTGGCACGGATAGTTGCAGTCATTGACTGGGGATTCCTTTCAGATATGTACTTAGTGTAACACATTTGTACTAGTTGTCAACCTTTTATAAACGGACCAGTTAATTTTTTGGTTAAATACATGTTCAAGGAATAAAACATGTCTGATGACTTTGAAGGAATACCGCTAGATTTTCCCAGTGACGTACCCGCATCTGTGACCAAGTATGGTGACGAGTATGGCCAAGAAATCTTGGACAACACTGGGGAACAAAATCAAAGTCTAGCAGGTGATGCCGCCTTTAACGATGCTACTAGGCCTAATCAAACTACCAACGATCCTAACACAGTGTCAAACACCACAGACTACGGTGACTACGGTGCACCAACAGGTGAAGGCGCGGCAGGAACGTCGACCACAGTATCATTAGACCCGTATAACGGACTGACTCCTGAGCAATTAAAAGCCTTAGGAACGGCAGATCCCACTGATCCCTATATCCGTGCCAGACTGGGTATTCCCCAGTTGCCAGGTTCAGAACTCAACAGCCTGCCCAGTGCCAGCAACTTTTTCAATTCTGTCAAGGATGTAGCAACATCAGCGGTCGGCACTGTACAAAGATCCTTGTCAGCATTGACCTCTCGAACACCAGCGGCTAGTCCTTATGCTCAATCAGCCACTGTTCAAAAATCTTTATCGGCATTGACATCTAATCCAGCCTCTACCAAAGATGAATTTGGTTTAACTATTCTTGATGCCGCACAAACCGCGCAACTCACAAGAAATATCACACCAGGATTTATCAACAGCCTTGTGGATCCCAACTCGCCGCAGGCACTGACAGAAACCAATGCTGTGAACAAATCTGCAACCGCGGTTGATACAGGTGCTGGCGCCGCAATCGCCGCAGCCAATCAGCAGGCAGTGATTGATGCGGCAAGACTCAACGCATACTCAGAAAATCCAAATCCTTATCTAACAAACATCGATCAGGCTGGTACAGAAATTGCAAAAGGTCAGGAAGGAATAGCCACTGCCACGCAGACCATTCAGTCAGCACAACAAAAAATTTCAGACAGCGAAAGCATTATCGCACAGAACAATGCCGAATTGGCCAATTCTGAATCTTTAACTGCTGCCAGACGTGCAGAACTTGAAGCCGCAAATGCCGCACAGGCACAGAACATTTTTGATCAGAATCAAAGCATCACTGAAAATCAAGCCTATATTGCTACCACACAAGAAACAATCAAGTTTAACGAGGCTACCATTGACACCAACTCAGCCGGTTATAGAGCCTCTACTGGGGAATCAAATTCTCCGGCTCCAGTATCTGATCCTTATGCAGGACTAACACCTGAGCAGAGACAAGCATTGGGCAATGCAGATCCCACAGACCCTTATATTCGTGCAAGACTGGGTATCCCACAACTGCCGGATTCGCCATTGACAACCCAGCAGGCCGATCTTGGGAATTTTTTAACCAAATCGGCCACAGCAGTTGATGCTAACACAGCCAGCCTGGCCAATGTGGTAACAACTGTGGTTGGCGCAACCACTGCCAATGTCACAGCCGCAGAAGCATCAGCAATTCAAACTCAAGTGGGCCGCGCACTGGCACAACAACAGGCAGTGTATGCCGCACAAAAGCGAGCAGTCAACAACGGCGACTGGCGTGTGCGCCTGAGCCTGGCCCCAGGAGCCAACTATCTTTACAACGATCCAGGCAATGGAATTTTGAATCCTTTGGCCTTGACCAGTGGAGTGATATTTCCTTACATGCCGCAAATTGAAACCAGTTACAAGGCTGACTATGATTCATATGCACTCACACACAGCAACTACAAGGGATACTTTTACAAGAGCAGTTATACAGATGCAGTAAATATGACTGCGGTGTTTACTGCGCAAGACACCGCAGAGGCCAACTACCTGCTGGCAGTGATACATTTTTTCCGTTCGGTTACCAAGATGTTCTACGGTCAAGATGCTCAACGTGGAGCACCACCTCCTTTGGTATACCTTACCGGACTAGGCGAGTACCAATTTGCGGCACACCCATGTTTGGTCTCCAGTTTCAATTACAGTTTGCCAGCCGACGTGGACTATATTCGCACCAGATCAACCAACATCAATGGATCCAACATGCTCACACGTAGAGACCGACAGACCACTGCCACTGATCCCATATCGGGCGCTGTGGGTCGACTGCAGAATCTGTTCAACAGTCAAGGCATCAGCAAGGGCGCCGAGACCTGCAGACCACCACCGCCTACTCTGGGACAAAATCAACCTACTTACGTGCCCACTCGCATGCAAATGGTCATTTCACTACTGCCTGTGCAAAGTCGTCAGCAGGTCAGCCGGGTATTCAGCCTACAGCAGTATGCTCGTGGCGATCTACTCAAAGGAGGATTCTGGTAATGGCCGATTACGATTCAACCACTGCCTACTACAACACAGGCTACAGCCAGTTCTTTTTGGATACTTGGCAGAACCGTAGCATACCCAAGCAAGGTGACGATAGAATTTTGATAATAAATCAAACCTATCAGTACAGACCTGATCTCCTGGCCTATGATCTCTATGACACACCCACATTGTGGTGGGTGTTTTACCAACGCAATCCCAATACCTTGACCAAACCGCCTTTGGATTTCCGTGCAGGCGTACAAATTTACTTGCCCAAGATCTCTACGCTACGTAATGTACTAGGATTTTAAATATGGCCACAGCACAAGAAATCACCGACGAAATTGCTCGGTTAAGAGATAGATTGCGAATTGCTCGCAATGGCCTAAAAGATCTCAATCCAAATTTACAAAGTAACCAGGCCATCTTGGCCAGATACAGAGACGAGGTTGCAAACATTCCGGGACAGATCCTGGCACTGGAAGCAGAATTAAAATCTGTGCTTGCCCCGGCCAGTGCTGGCGCAGTAGTAGGCAATGCCAACCAGGCCAGAGACAACAACGCCAACTCCACGCGACCACCTGCGGCTGTTGAAGTACTCACCCCTGCTGGCAGAATTGTGCCCGAAGGCTCGGGCTCAGGTACCAATGCCAATCCAACACCCACCACAGAAAATACACCTACTGTAGGCACCGATGCCGCTGTTAGAACGATTTCACAGACGCAGGCAGTGCCTCAGACCAATCCTTTTACAACCAATGTGATTGGTATAACAGCACCTGCTGGCGGTCCTGGCGGCGCGGCGCCCGGAGATGATCAACGCGGATCAGGTGGCGGTCCCATGGGCACAAATGCATTGAGAAACAGACTAGATCAACTATACGCAGGACCAACCAATGCAATTCTGTCACAAGATAACATTCTAGACCAGTACCCTAGTTATACCTACTCACTCAGTTGGTATCTCATGGATCCTGAAGCCTACAATCAAATTCAAACCAGTATCAAAAAAGATCTCAACGGCTATTATCTACTGGCGCAATCAGGAGGCGCACCCTTGACAACTGGTGTGTACAACCCAGGCGAGTCGGGACCACTAGCAGGAACTGCTGGCCGCAGTCCGTATTTCAATTTGGATTACTATATTGACAATTTTTCTGTCAACACAGCCTATAGTGCAAAACTTGATTCTGGCGGCCCAGCAGAATACACAACTTTGGAATTTACCATCAGCGAACCCAATGGCATCAGTCTACCTTCGAATTTGTATGCAGCCATGAATGATCTTTACAAAAGCAAAGGATTTATACCTCCTGCTGATCAAGCCAACTACGCATCAGGCTTGTTCTGTATGATTGTGCGTTTTTACGGATACGATGAAAAAGGTCAATTGATTCAACCCATTGCTAGAAACATTGGTGCTACAGACAGCAGAGCCGCTGTGGAAAAATACATATTTTTTGCCATGACTGATTTGAAATACTCAGTGGGATCCAAACTGGTTGAGTACAGAATCACAGGTTCGCATCCTAGTACTAACACAGGACAATCAACCAATCGCGGCAGTATACCTGCTGACTATCAGTTTTCAGGAGCCACTGTGCGTGATATCCTAGTAGGACAAATACAACAACAAACCGCATCACAGGCAGCAGGTGACAAAACTAGAAATGACACGCCAATCAAATCGGCTCCTCCGGTCAAGGTGGGCGATTTGTCCATGCGCGAGCAGGCTGCTATTGCCGCCGGAACAGACCCCAACACAGTAAATGATAGTGGCATGGCCTTTGGCGGAGGAGGACTATAATGGCCGACGACAACAGAGCGCGATTGATAGCCCAGTACAGAGAAGGCATGAAGCCCCAAGGGCCGCCTACTACTACAAAAGCGCCTACCAAGGCCAACAATGCTCCCAAGCCATCAGTCAACACAATAGGCACAGGCCTGATAACAGCATTGAATGCTGAACAGTTGAGATTGCTCAACAACAGAGATGCCAACGGCAAACCCAATCCTCTAATAGAAATTGCCGACATTTATGAAATAAAATTTGTGGATGACATCATTGCCACTGCCGGCATGGTACCCGCAGGAGACTTTGACAAAACCCTGGCCGGAGGCTCCAGCAACCTCACAGCCGCGCAACAGTTGTTACCAAACAAACAAAGCATTGATCCCACAGTTAGAACTCGTGCAGCCAGAGCCGGACAACAAATTGTGCAGTTTATTGATCAAGTGATCCGTAGCAGTAACTATATCATTGGTCAGGCCAATGTGGTCTGGAATACTCAAACGCAACAGTGGGAATCAAACGGAAAACCTGCACAACAATTTGCCTGGTACAATATTGTTGTACAAGTTCAGGCCTTGGGATACGATCGCAAACGCCAGGATCATGCCTATCGCATGACTTTTGTTGTTGTACCTTATGAAACTCCCATGCTGAGTGTGTTTTTTCCGGCAGGAAAATTCAGAGGAGTACATAAAAATTACAACTATTGGTTTACAGGGCAGAATACTCAGGTTTTACAATTTGAACAAAGTTTTAATCATCAATGGACACAGGCCAAAACCGCAGATGTTCCTACACAACAAGATAACGCAAGAAAAGTAAACACCAGAGAGCAATGGAAAATTCAAACCTTTGCAGTGAGTGGGCAAAGCAGTCAAGGCGCAGAACAGCGAGTGTACGAGTCAGGAGCCAATGCCGCAGATTTTCTCTACAGTTCAGATCTTGCATCAGTCAAACTCACCGTGGTAGGTGATCCTGCCTGGATGCCCAGTCCACTTATGGACACTGTGGAGCAGTCGTTTACAACTTCGGCCTTTTTTCCAGATGGTACCATAAACACTCAAGCCAGCGGTGCATATTTCAGCGTGGCCTGGAATCGACCCACAGACTATGACTTGCAAACAGGACTACTAGATCCAGGCACCCAAAATTATTTTGCCGACAGATCCAAAGGCATCGCCGGTCTATCAAGAGAAGCCACCACCTATGTGGCCACCAAGATCACACACATGTTCCGGGGTGGAAAATTTACCCAGGAAATTGAAGGCCAGTGGGCACAATACAATAGCGATACTGCGGCCATAGATGCTGGTCGTCCTGTAAAAACACCAACAGACAATCAATCAAGACTTCCGCCATTTGATCCTGGCAGTGGTTCTAATACAGGTAAGAATGCATGGGAAAACACCCGTCGAGATGGCATTACTGCACTCACCACACAAACTGTTGGCCCAGCCAACAACGAAGTGGCGTCAGGTAGAATAGGCGTGGCTGAAGCACAGGCCGTATTGGCCAATGGTAGTGAACGAGACATACAGGCCCTAGGAGGTCGTGCATACCTGACAAATATTGCAAACAGCACCTCAAAATCGGGTACACCCACAGCACCACAAACCATAGCCAAAGATGGCGGACCAGGATAAGGAACAGCAATGGCAGAAAATCTAGAACGAAGTTCAGGCAGATCAGAAAATTTCAAATTTGACCGCGGGGGACAAATTGCTGACGTAGGCCCATTTGTGGGCACGGTCAAGAACAATGTGGACGATGCTCGTGGCGGCCAACTCAAAGTTTTTATTGAACAGTTCAACCAAGGCGGCGAAGACAATCCCAGCACCTGGCGAACAGTCAACTACCTGCCGCCATTCTATGGACTCACACCCAAGGACAGTACCAGCACAGGTGCAGGCACCTATCCTGGAAATCAGCAAAGTTATGGCATGTGGTTTACGCCTCCGGATATTGGTACTCGAGTACTGTGTTTCTTTGTGAATGGCGACCCTAACTTGGGATACTATGTGGGTTGTATACCTGAACCAGGTCTCAATCACATGTTGCCAGCCATAGGAGCATCCGTCAAAGGTCAATACGTAACAGACAACAAGGCACAGGCCGCGTACTTTGCCAATTCGGCGCAACTGCCAGTCACTGAGATCAACACAGAAAATAAGCAAACTGAACAGAATCCTAGATTCTTTGATCAACCCAAGCCAGTACACTCGGTACAGGCGGCCATATACTTTCAACAAGGGCTCAGCAACGACACCGAACGCGGACCCATTGGTTCCACTGCACAAAGAGAAAGCCCCAGCACAGTGTATGGTATATCAACACCAGGCAAGCCTGTGTATGCTGGCGGGCAGGATCCTGCTGCCATAAGAAAGCAATTGAGCACTACCACAGTAAATCCACAAGATGTCAAGATAATTGGTCGCTATGGCGGGCACACTCTTGTGATGGATGATGGAGACCTTGACGGCAACAATGCCTTGTTCCGCATGAGATCGGCCAAGGGCCATCAGGTTATGATGAACGATTCGGGCGATTTTATCTATATAGCACATGCCAATGGGCAAACCTGGATTGAACTGGGAGTGGAAGGCACAGTGGATGTGTATAGTACCAACAGTGTGAACGTGCGTACAGAAGGCACTATCAATCTGCATGCTGACAAAGACATCAACATGTATGCTGGTGGCAACATCAGCATGAAGAGTGGTGCAGCCACCAACATTGGTGCAGTGACTACCATGAATCTAGCAGCCGAAACAGGCATGACCTTGTACAGCACAGCCAAGATTGGTATTCGCAGTGACGGAAGTTTGAGCCTACAGGGCGAAACAAGTTCGTGGAAAGGTGGAACAAAACTGAGTCTCAAAGCAGGCAGAATTGATCTCAATGGCGGATCAGCCAAGACAGTGACACCACCCAAACTGTATCCCAAACGCACCTTGGACGACACTGTGTTCAACAACAGCAAGGGTTGGCAGGTCAAGGCCGGTGCACTAGAAAGTATTGTCACACGAGCACCCACACATGAACCCTATAAATATCACAACCAAGGTGTGAGTGTGGTGGTGGATTTTGTGAATGGCCAACCCACACCACCGCCCACGGCTGTACCTGTGCCAGCAGGATGGAATCTACAAGTCAAATGAACGTATTTAAATTTGTCACCCCTACAGGTCAAACAGTAGAAATGACTGGACCAGCAGGATCTACCTACGACCAAGCACAGGCCATATTCAATCAACAGTATGCTACCGGCAGCCTATCAGGACTGCGAGCCGGTGATGTATTGAACAGCCTAGTACAGGCCAAAGGAGGCCTTGTGACGGCCTTGAGTCAGGTCACATCGGCTGTGAGCACTGGCAACCTAGCAACTATTGCTGGAATCTTGACCAAGATACCCAATCTCCCAGCACCTAACCCAACCTCGATATCTACATTTGTCAATACCACAGTGTTGGCTGGCAGCCCTGTGGGCCCACTCACAACCACACAGGTTCAAGGGCTTATGTCTTCCACGGCTGCGGCCACAAATCAAACAGCCGCTGAAGTCACTAACGAAAAAGGTCTTGGTACATTTGGGCTTTCAGCCGATCAACTGCAACAGGCTGGTTTAATCAAACCTGGCACAGCAGAGTTGGTCAACCAAGATCCTGCCAACCTGGTCAGTACTCTCAGCAGTCCCACAGTGTGGACTGGTCTAGGTGGTGCTGACAGTTTGGACGCTGTGCTGACCAACCCCACATTACAGAGCGTGGCCCAACAAAGTTGTTTGGCCAGCAGTTACAGCAACTTGTCAGAGTTGGGAGTGGTTAATGATACCACAAGCAGTTTGGCAGATCCATATGCCGGACTCACAGCAGAACAACTGCAATCGTTGGGCAACGCCGATCCCACTGACCCTATTATTCGTTACAGATTGGGACTGCCAGCATTGGCCGACACTGCATCAACTGTTGGGCCTCTTGTGAACAATGCTGCCAACTTTGGTCTAGGACCTACCCTGGGTTGGTTGAACAACACACTAGGCGGCAGCGATATTGGTCAATTGACCACATCGACTATTAATTCAATATTTGGTCAAAATTTTGGCTCAGTAAACCAATCAGTCAGTGGAGGCGGAAATCCTTTACAGACAGGAGTTCAATCCCCCAAGGGCTATTCTCACACAGTCAATCGCTCAGTGGTAGACACTGCTTTCAACAGCATCATAGGTACTGATAAGATACCTCGCAATATATTTGCCAACCCTGTACTGGGTATTGACATACGAGCACAGGCCACGCAACTGAGCACAGTAAATCAGTCGGCATCAATCCTGCTCACTAGATTGGCTTCGACCGCAGCCGGTGTGGCGGCACTGAGTCAAGTGCCCGGAGCCAATCCCATAATCAGTTTGTTACAATCAGGGCAGGGCCTTTTGACAGAAGTAAAAGGAGCCGCACAATTGCTGGATCAAGCAAAAAGTCTGCCAGGAGTTGGAGAGTTGTTGAAAGACATACCCGGATCAAAAGAAGTATTGGCAGAACTGCAGACCTATGGAAAAGAATTACTGGAAACAGGACTTGACGCCTTGGGACTGGACTCATCAGCACTGTCCAATTTTGATGTATCCGCTTTGACAACTGGTGCAGAGGAAATTATTGCTGGCGCACAAGAGTATGCCGCAGAAGCAATTGAGTACATTGCTAGTTTCTGGTAACTGCACACATAAATACCTTTATGACCACATTTGTAGGCTATAGCACAATTAATCAATACAAAAAATTCACACTCACTGACGGTGAGTTGATCAAGCGTGACCTCTTGAATGCTTTCAACATTCGTCAAGGAACCTTGCCCGGCCGTCCTGCGTATGGATCTACCTTGGCAGATGCAATCTTTGAAAATCAAGACAACACCACAGAAACTGCTATTCTGGCCGAAATACAAAGAATTGCTGGTGGCGATCCAAGAGTATATCTCAGTGATGTCAACTACTATCCACAACAAAACGGTGTGTTGATAGAATTGCAGGTACAGTTGGTACCAAGCCAGACTACAGAATTGCTGAGTATATTTTTAAATCAAGAAACCCGACGTGCCAGTTACGTATAACTACGCCGTTTATTTTTGCAATAAATAAAAGAAACGGACTATTATGGCAAGAACCACTAGACAAACAGTTGTATTTGGCGTTGAGGATTGGAAACGCATCTACGAAACCTATAGAGAGGCAGACTTTCAAAGTTACAACTTTGAAGCCTTGCGCAAGAGTTTTGTAGACTACATACGCCAATACTATCCTGAAAGTTTCAATGACTACATTGAAAGTTCAGAATTTATTGCCATGCTGGATGTGATTGCGTTCATGGGTCAGGCCATGAGTTTCCGCAATGATCTAAACACTAGAGAAAATTATCTAGGCACAGCCGAGCGCAGAGACAGCGTGGTCAAACTGGCTGAACTGGTCAGTTACACTCCCAAACGCAATCAGGCCTCACAAGGTTATCTCAAAGTATTCAGCGTACAAACCACCGAAAATGTCACAGATTTCAATGGCGTCAATTTGGCCAATGTCACAATCAACTGGAATGATCCTACCAATTTCAACTGGGTAGAACAATTCACTGCTATTATCAATGCGGCATTGGTCAATACACAACGAGTTGGTCGTCCAGGGGCCAAACAGACCATAGTGGGAGTTGACACAAGCGAATACAGCATCAACTTGGTGCCAGGATACCTGCCAGTGATTCCTTACACTGCCACAGTAGACGGCGTCAACATGCCATTTGAAGCAGTAAATTCAACATCGGTGGGACGAGACTATGTGTACGAACCCAGTCCCTTGCCCAACGGTATATTCAATGTGTTGTTCCGCAACGATCAATTGGGATTTGCCAGCGCCAACACCGGCTATTTCTTTTATTTCAAGCAAGGTGTACTACAAAATCAAGATTTCAATCTTGGTGAGCGTGTGGCCAACCAGACAGTGCCCATCAACATTGAAGGTGTCAACAACGAAGACCGTTGGCTGTTTCAACTAGACACAGTGGGCAATGTACAATATGAATGGCAGTACGTGCAGAGTGTGTACGCGGCTGCCACCGAGCAACTGGCTCCAGATCAACGCAAATTGTTTTCAGTGGTCAGTAGAACCAATGATCAAATCACACTGACATTTGGCGACGGTGTGTTCAGCACTATTCCGGTGGGCACCTTCCGTTGTTATGTTCGCGCTTCAAACGGACTGGCCTACATTATCAATCCAGAAGAAATGCAGAGTGTGATCATACCTATCAGTTATGTGAGCCGCACTGGAAACATAGAAACAATCACATTCACCTGCGGTATTACACAGCCGGTGAGCAACGCACAACCTCGTGAGACCTTGGACGAAATCAAGCAACGTGCGCCTGCTAGGTACTACACACAGAACCGCATGGTCAATGGCGAAGACTACAACAACTTCCCATTCACACTGTACAATTCGATTATCAAGAGCAAGGCCTTGAATCGTGCATCCATTGGCACGTCAAGATATCTTGATCTAGTTGACAATACCGGCAAATACTCTTCAACCAACACCTTTGGCAGTGATGGTGCCTTGTGGGAAGAAAATCAACTGCCCACATTCAACTTCACCTGGCTCACACGCAATGATGTGGCCACCGTGATCACCAATCAAATTCAACCTCTGTTGATTTCCACAGGTCTAGATCAATTTTACTATGACAACTTTCCAAGACCTGATCTTGTGCCACTGGGTTTTACCTGGCATCAAAGCACAACATTGTCCAACGAGACCACTGGTTACTTTGTAAATTCGTTGGGTTACCCTGCTGCCATTGGAACCTACAGCAGTACTGTGAGCAAGTTCATACAGGTGGGTTCACTGGTACAATTTGTGCCACCACAGGGCTACTATTTTAACAGCAACAATGAATTGAAGTTGGGATCGCCCACTCAGGACAACGACCGATTGATTATCTGGGCCAGCCCCACAGCCATTGTGTTGGATGGCACCAACCAAGGCCAAGGCAATTTTACCACAGGCGCTGGTCCTGTCATACTGAACAATTTTGTTCCTACTGGTGCTATTCCTGTGTCGGTTATTCCCCTGTTTGTGACAGACTTGCCCAGCACCACGGTGACCAGTATAACTGATCAAATTTTATTGTATCGAAACTTTGGTCTTGGCTATGACAGCACAGGCACAATCACAGGCACACCTTACACGTGGTATGTGATCACCAGCACTAACTTGGCCACCAATGCTGCCTGGAGTCAACAGTACGCAGGCAGTACCACAGGCACCAATCAAGATGCTTCATGGCTGATTCAATTTGTGACCAACGGCAGCAGTTACACAGTGACCAGCCGTGCGCTGTTTTACCTGTTTGGCTCAGTACTGCAAACAAGATTTTTCTTTGAAACAGGACAACGCATCTACGATAGTCGCACAGGCTCAGTGATCAGTGATTTTGTGAATGTATTAAAGACCAATTCAAGACCTGACACACATATTCCACTGCCTGGCGACATCCGCATGAGCATTGTTGGACAACCAGTGGCCAGTGATGGTTTTGTGGATGACTTTGAAGTATTTGTCAGTTATGAATATTCCCCCGGTAATGGTGCCCCAATTGATCCAGACTTCTTTAATGAAATAGTAGCGCCTGCTGTGAACCCCACTACCAAATTGGTATTCTTTGAAAAGACAGTGGACTTTGACAACCTCCAGCGTTATCTCTTGGTAGAACCAGGTCGCGTTAATTCAGACTATGCTACCAAAGATGCCATTGAAGTGGTCTTGACACAGTACGTTCCGGGACAGGTATTCTACGCTTACAATCAGACCATTGCCATTGGACCCTTGGCCGGTCAACTGGGAGCCTTCTACCTGTTGGCCATCAGTGTAACTGGTGTGCGCAGTCTTGTAGAAGTGTCAGATCAATGGCAGGCTCGTGTTGGTCGACAAAGTCTTTACTATCAATACAGACACAATGCCTCGCTGACCAGCAGAATTGATCCAGGCACCACCAACATCATCGACTTGTATGTGGTCAATCAGGCCTACTATACTGCCTATCAGAATTGGCTGCGAGATACCACCGGCACAGTGCCCAAACCTGCTGTGCCCACAATAGATCAACTGAGTACAGCCTATCAAGGACTCAATGATTACAAAATGATCAGCGACAATGTGATTGTGAACAGCGTGGTATTCAAGCCATTGTTTGGACCCAAAGCAGCCAAAGAGTTGCAGGCCACCATCAAAGTTATCCGTGCCGCTGACAGCACTGCCAGTGAAAGTGAAATCAAGAATCTTGTGCTGGCCAACCTCAACAGTTATTTCAGCATTGACAAATGGGATTTTGGACAGACATTCTATTTTTCAGAACTGGCTGCCTACATTCATGCCAACATGGGTGGCGTGGTCAGTTCAGTGGTACTAGTGCCATTGGACCCGCTGAAGAGTTTTGGTGACTTGTACGAAATACGTAGTGGCCCCAGTGAAATATTTGTCAACGGCGCCTTGGTCAGCAACATTGAAGTAATCACTGCCCTGACCAGTACCAATATTAGAACTGCACCCGGCAGTGGAGTAATTTAATGGCCATCCGCACTGTTGATTTTTTACCTGATATATTTCAGACCACTCCCAACAAGCAATTTTTGAATGCCACACTGGATCAATTGGTTCAGGAACCTGCATTCAAGAAAACACAGGGCTATGTGGGTCGCAGAGTCGGACCCGGCGTCAATCCCAATGACTACTATGTGCTGGAGCCCACAGCCACTCGAGCCAACTATCAGTTGGAGCCAGGTGTCATCAGTCTCAAGCCAGATACCAACGAAATAAAAGATGCCATTACCTATCCTGGTATCACAGATGCCTTGGCAGTGCAAGGCGCGGTTGTCAACAACAGTGATAGGCTTTATACCAGTGAATACTATACCTGGGATCCGTTTGTTAATTTTGACAAATTTGTAAACTACAGTCAATACTACTGGTTGCCTGGCGGACCAAATGCTGTGAATGTTTATGCCACGGCCATTCCCTTGACCGAGAACTTCACAGTCACTCGAACCAGCACAGCCTATAAATTCAGTACCATACCCGGTGACAATCCTGTGATCACTCTGGTGCGTGGCGGCAATTACACATTCGACGTGAGTCAAACAGGCAATAATTTCTGGATACAGTCAGATCCGGGCGTGAATGGTCGACTTCCTTATGCTCCCAACATCTCCAGTAGAGATGTGCTGGGAGTGACCAACAATGGTGAAGACCTTGGTACTGTTTCTTTTGATGTGCCATTTAAAAATGCTCAGCAGTTCTATTACGATCTCAACAGCATCGGCACAGTAGATTTGTTGACCAATCTACAATTTGACCAAATCAACAATGTGTATCTGTCGGACTTCTTGGCCGAGTACGGTGGCATTGATGGCATCACAAGTCTCAACAATCGCACAGTGGTATTCACCAATCAAATCGCCGATGCACAGGATGGTGGTTGGTTGATAACTTCGCAATTTGATCCTTTAGAGCAGGCATCTGCCAACAATGGTCTTCCAGGCAGTTTTGATAGTTTAGTGTTTGATCAGACTGTGCCAATCACAGATCCTGACACACGTTACAGCGTGTGGCTGATCACTTATCAATATGACAACAATGGCCAGCCAATTCTACAACTTAGTGTTCAAAGACCTTGTCCTAACCTAAACAAATTCACTGTGCTGTTTGGTACACAATGGGCCAGCACATCGTGGTATCGTGATGCTGACGGCTATTTTGCAGAGATTCCATTACTCACAGCAGCCAAAGATGTACTGTGGTATCAGGATGGAACAAATCCAGATATTTTTGGTCAAATCCGACTGATTGATCAGGTCAGTAGCACGGTGATTAATGTGGCAACTGATATCCTGGGCAAGAAAAATTATACCAGTCCCAATGGCGTGGTGTTTACCAACAATCTCAAGGTGCAGTTTCTTGCACCTGTGGTGCCGGCCAGTTATGCCAATGGTGACTACTACGTGGCTGGAGTTGGTACTGCTATTCAACTGCTGCCAGTGACCAATTATGTCACTCCGGAGACATATACCAAAAGCGCAACAATACCGTTTGATTCAACATCCTTTGATTCAACCAACTTTGATGCTGAACTAAATCAACCCCTGGTGCCAGATTATCTAACCATAGCATTAGATAGTCCAGACCTCAATGCCTGGACACGCAGTAACCGTTGGTTCCATGTGGATGTGATCACAGCCTCGGCCACATACAACAATACCACCCCTGTACTGGACAATGCTTTCAGAGCACGGCGTCCTATCTTGGAATTCCGCGGTGGCACACGACTGTATCAAATGGGTACACAGGGCAAACAACCTGTGGACATACTTGATTTTGTCACAACCGATGCCTTTAGCACTGTCAATGGAACTGTGGGATATGGGGTGGATGGTTACAATTTCATAAATGGCACCCGAGTTATTTTTGCCAAAGACACAGATCCCAATGTAAGAGATAAAATCTATGTGGTCAATTTTGTTACCTTGGTGGAAGGTGATACTCCAGTTATTGATCTAGTACCAGCAAGCGATGCTGATGTCTTGGTTGATCAAACAGTGGTCAGTCTCAGCGGCAACACATTGCAAGGCATAAGTTTTTATTACGATGGATCACAGTGGGTTCAAGCACAACAAAAAACAGGAGTGAATCAAGCACCTTTATTTGACGTCTATGACAGCAATGGTTATAGTCTAAGCAACCCTGTGGCATACCCTAGTAGTACATTTGCAGGATCCAAATTGTTTAGTTATGCAGTTGGTCCGGGCGCAAATGACACAGTATTGGGCTTTCCTCTGCAATACCTAAGTATCAATAACATTGGCGATATTGTGTTTGACAACAATCTTTATGCAGATACATTTCTTTATGTCAAGGACAATGTAAGTTATACAAAAAATGTCAGTACAGGTTTTGTAAGACAATATGCTGACCGTACAGTTTACCAACGAGAAATTGGTTGGCAAACTGCCGCAGTCAAGAGCAAAATCTATCAACAGTTTAGTTTCACTTATGCGGCCAACACACCATTGTTGTTGGATGTGGCTGCCTTGCCGGTGACTACCATTCCAACAGTCAAAGTCTATGTCGACAGCACGTTCCAAGACCCGGGCTCATATACCTATGTAACCAGCGATAATACCACAACCATCACATTTCCTGCCAACACAGTGATTGTACCAGGGCAAGTGATTGAGGTCTTGGTCTTGAGCAACCAAGTGAGTGCAGTGGCGTTTTATCAAGTGCCTGTGAATCTTGAAAATAATCCGTTGAATCAAAATGCCAACAATCTTACCTTGGGCACTATTAGAAGTCATTATGATTCGATAGGACAAAATCTTGTGGGTCTAACGGGAAAAATCAATGGTGCCAACAACTCGCGTGACCTTGGCAATATTGTGCCATTTGGCTTGAACATTTTACAACAAAGCGCACCAATGACCATGGCTGGTTACTTTCTGCGTAGCGCGGATTATAATATATTTGCCAGTCTGGAATACAATTCAAGAGAATACGAAAAATACAAAGCACAGTTGCTGAATGCCGCTGTCACTGGCGACTATATGAACATGACGGTGTCTGAAATATTGACCACAATCATTACTGATCTCATTGCGGGTCGTACCAGTTCCAATCCTTTCTATTGGTCGGACATGATACCGGCCAGTAATACCTACACTGAATCAACCACAGTGGTCACTGCAATTACCACGCAGAGATTTGACACCACGCAGGTCTACAACTACACCTCAGCCAACTATCTTGGACTGCTGGTATACTTGAATGGGCGTTTGCTCACAAGAGGTATTGAATATGTAGTTTCAACAGATGCACCCACACTCACTGTGTTGCTACCACTGGTAGTGGGCGATCAAGTGGTCATACAAGAATACTCCGAAACCTACGGTACATTCATACCCAACACACCCACCAAATTGGGACTGTATCCAGCATTTGTTCCAGAGATATATTTGGACACAACCTACATTGAGCCTAGACGAGTGATTCGAGGACACGATGGTTCTATCACTGTGGCGTTTGATGACTATCGAGATCAGTTGTTGTTGGAATTTGAAACCAGAATCTACAACAACTTGAAACTGGATGGCAACCCTGTGCCGCTCACAGCAACAGAAGTTGTGCCAGGACAGTTCCGTACAACAGATTATACACTGGGAGAAATCACCCAAATAGAAAGTCAAGACTTCTTGACCTGGGTGGGCTGGAACAAATTGGATTACAAATCTCAAGATTACCGGGCTGCCAATGCATTTACCTGGAACTACAGCACAGCCGGTAACAAACTCAACAACAATGAACCATTGGCTGTGGGCGCCTGGCGCGGTATCTACAACTACTTTTATGATACCACAAGTCCCAACACAAGACCTTGGGAGATGTTGGGATTTACAGTAATGCCCTCATGGTGGGAAGCCGAGTATGGTCCTGCTCCCTACACCTCAGGCAACTTGGTGCTGTGGGACGACTTGGCTGCTGGTCTAGTTCGAGATCCGATTGCACCTTATGTGTTGCCTCAGTATGCTAGACCTCAACTGACACAAGTGATTCCTTCCTCAAGTGAAGGCCTGTTACTGGCTCCAATTGAAGTCATGGTGGGCAATTTCAACAGCAACAATTTCCAAAGAAATTGGGCAGTAGGCGATGATGCTCCTGTCGAAAATGCCTGGCGAACCAGTAGTGCATACCCCTTTGCTATCATGCGCTTGTTGGCACTCACACGTCCTGCTGAATTCTTTAGTTTGTTTGCTGATCGTGATTTGTATCGCTATGATCCAGAACTGGGACAATATCTTTATAATGGTCGTTATAGACTGGATGCCAATGGCATTGAAGTGTATGGCAATGGAGTCAGCAAGGCCAGTTACATTGACTGGATTGTGGACTACAATCGAATCAGCGGAATCAACTCAACTGACACTCTCACAGCAGATCTTAAAAATCTTGATGTGCGACTGTGCTACCGAATGGCAGCATTTTCGGGCAAAAATCTCCTGCAGATCTACACTGAAAAATCCAGTCCCAACAGTCTAAATTCGAGTTTGTTGTTGCCCGACGAAAGTTACAACTTGTTGTTCTACAAGAATGTGCCATTTGATCAGTTGACCTACAGCAGTATAATTGTACAATCAACTGCCAATGGCTGGGCAGTGTATGGGTACAGCACCACACAACCTTACTTTAATATCTTGGTCAGTCGTGTCAATGGAGTGTTAAGCACTATTAATGCCGGTGGATATGAAGTGCGTGTGCCTGTGACCTACACCAACCGGGTGGTACAAGTTCCTTATGGCTATGTGTTTACCAACAGAACCTTGGTAGCCGATTTCTTGTTGAGTTATGGTGCATTATTGCAACAGCAAGGCATGTTGTTTACCCAACTGGAAAACGGTTACATGCTGGACTGGAATCAGATGGTCAGCGAATTCTTGTACTGGAGCGGTCAAGGCTGGGCCGAAGGCAGTATTATCAATTTGAATCCTGGAGCCACACAGGTCATAGTAGAGCGCCCAGGAGCCATTGTGGACAGTATTGCACTACAGACCACAGAAAACATGGTACTCAATGCAGAACGTACTCCTTTTGCCACAAGAGATCTTGTGGTGGAAAGACTGGACAATACATTTACATTGAAAAGTTTAACAGCCGATACTATAAACTATTTTCACATCAAGTTTACGTCATACGAAAACATGGTAGTGTTGGACAATCAAAGTATCTTTGCGGATTTGATCTATTATCCTGCTACAGGTGCTAGACAAAATCGAGTGCGACTGATAGGTTCAACCTCACAAAATTGGAACGGTCAATTGAACGCTCCTGGATTTATACTCAATCAAAACAATGTGAAAGAGTGGGATCCCTTGCGCAAGTATGCTCGCGGCGAGATTGTGTTGTACAAAAACTTCTACTACAGTGCAGTTGATATTGTGCAACCCAGCCCAGAATTCAACTTCAACTACTGGACACGCAGTGACTATACCAAGATACAACAAGGCCTATTGCCCAATTTGTCCAACAAGAGTGATCAGTTGGCCAACAGTTATGATGTGTATCAGGCCAATCTTGAAATCAACCAAGATCTGTTTGCCTACAACTTGATTGGGTTCAAGCCCAGAGAGTACATGGTGGCACTGAATCTTGACAGCACCAGTCAAGTAAATCTCTATAGGCAATTTCTTGGCACCAAGGGCACTGTTCGTGCCGCAGAAATTTTTACTTTTGCTGATCTTGGTCGCGGAGTATCTGAATACAATATCTACGAAAACTGGGCCATACAACGCGGCACGTACGGGGCCAATGCCAACAAGAGTTTTTATGAATTGAGATTGAACGAAGCATTGCTAACTTCAAATCCCAGTTTGATTCAAGTGACCATACCTGACGAACCAAGTCTTGCACAACAAACCGTTTATGTTGATAATCTCTGGGCTGAAAGTTATCGAATAACCACACCCGATATTTTGACCACAACCTTGGTCAAGAAAACTGACACAGCATTGCCGTCAGCAGGATATGTCAATGTAGACGATGTTGACATCACTGTGTTCAACATTAACAACACTGCTAGTTTGGCTGCCGAACTCAACAACGTGAATGTGGGTACCATAATATGGGTGGCCAAGATCAATGACTATGATTGGGGAATTTACAGAACTGCCCAGATACCTGCGCAAGTCACGCAAATCAACAGCAACTTGAATGGTACGTCGGTAATCCGATTTAATCGAGCACACGGCTTGGTTGCAGACAACATACTGTTGCTCAAGTACTTTGGATCAGGTGCAGATGGTGTATACACTGTGCTGAATGTGCCTGGTATCAATCAAGTCACTGTGTCATTCTCATTCTTGCAACAAGATCAAATCGTTGCTACAGGAACAGGAACAGCATTTACTCTACAAAGTCAGCGAGTGGCTCAGGGCAGTGACATTATTACCTTGCCGTATGCCAATGACTTGATACCAGGAGATCGTGCCTGGATCGACAACAACGGTGCAGGTTTGTGGGAGGTTGTGCAAAAACAAGAGGTATTCCATACCAGTGGACAACTCACCGTGGTTCCGTCAGTGGCCAGCAATAAATTTGGCGCTGGTGTCGCACAGGCCCGAGACAATGTGTTTGCATTTGTAGGTAGCCCAGGCTACAATTCTGGTGCTGGTGCACTTTATACCTATGTGAGAACATCAACCAATCCGTTCACACAAAACAGTTTGTTACAATCCAATGCAGTAGGAGTGTATGGCCTTGGCACCGCAGTCAGTGTGGGCAATCAAACCTGGGGCGCAGTGGGTGCCCCAGCCAGCCTTGGTGCCGACTCAAGTGCTAACTCTGGCTATGTGGCTGTGATCTACAGATTCCCTAACAGCCCAAGTTTTGCTATTTCAAATCTGTTGACAGTGCCCAATGCCAGTTATATAAATTCAGCCAGTGAATTTGGTACCAGCATTGCTATCAGCGCAGATGAAAACTGGATGTACATTGGTGCACCAGGAATCAATCAAGTGTTTGCTTACGGATTGGTGCCAGTTGAAACTCAACTGGAAACTTATATCACTGACGGAGTTTCCTATTCCTACAACTACAGCGACAACATAGTGATTGATTCTGGAGCATATCAACAACTATTTGTGGTGCTAAACAATCAACTGTTGACTTATTCAACTGACTACACTGTGACTGCAGACAGTGTGGTTTTGAATTCAACTCCGGTCAAAGATCTTCAACTGAAGATTGGTCGTCGTGTGGCTCAAACATTCACAGGCAATGGCATCACTCAGGTGTTTTCGTTGAATGAATATTTGTACTCTGCTCTAAACATTTACAGTTTCAATGTAACAGTAAACGGAATTGTTCAAAGACCCACAATTGATTATACATTCAGCAATTCCACTAGAGATATAACATTCACAGCGGCTCCAACTGGCACAATCGGTGTAACAACTCAAAGTTATTATAACTATGTCACATCACTTGCACCAGGCGGACTTGCAGCCGATGCAAGATTTGGTCAGTCAGTCAGTTGCGGCACCGACGGCAGACAAGTCATGATTGGTTGCTCCAACAACACTTACAATGGTGTAACTTATGCAGGATCGGTTTACGTCTATGATAGATCAGTGCAACAATTTATTGTGACCAGTGCCACACAAACTGTATATCAAACGGATGCTTCATTGGTTGCTCCTACATCAGTTTCATTGAACAATCAATTCCTGATCAACACTGCGGGAAACCCTGATGGCCAATACACAGTGACTGGAAGCAATCAGATCACCTTGACCACTCCGGCTGCGGTAGGAGACATCCTGGTAGTCGAAGTCAACACATTCAATCAGATTCAACAGATTGGATCCGATGCTCCTACTTCCAGCGCCAACTACGGACAGGCAGTGGACCTCTGTCGTTACAACTGTAGCCTGTATGTGGGAGCACCTCAGGATGGCAGCGTGTTACCGGGCGCAGGCTTGGTAGAACGTCAAGTAAATCAAAGTCGTGTGTATGGTATCACAACATCAACTATCAATGCCACATTGACTCCAGGCGATACTATCAGAATCAACAACCAGGAAGTGGCTTTGACCGCACCTGCTGCCTGGTTAGTTGGTTCGGCCTACACAGTCGGAACCATAGTTATCAACAGTTCAAGTCTATATGTGGCCGTCAGAGCAGTACCAACAGGCACATCGCTGGGCGATACCACATATTGGCAACCCAGTAGTTGGGCCGCACAGTTGGCCTACAATATCAATTCTAGCACAGTGCCCAATGTGATGGCCTATGCTGGGGTCGCAGGAACACAGACATTTGGTCTGCTTACAATAAGTGTCAAGAACTTGGATGCCGCGGTAGCAGGTAATAAATTGACTGTGCTACCTGGCCTAGTTGGAAACATTTTCTCCAGCATGGGATTTGAAACTTTTGTTTACACTCAAACCATTGAGAGTCCCTATCCAGCGGCCTATGCTGCCTTTGGCAGTGCTGTGAAAATAGATACCAGTGCGTTGACTCTTACTGTGGGTGCCCCACGTGGCAACCTGTATCGCCCCAACACGTTTGACGGTGGCAACACATACTTTGACAGCAAAACCACAACGTTCAGTGGGCCATTGGTACAAAGTGGCGCTGTATACACATATGATTATTTTGCCAGCACCAACAGTTCAGTCAGCAATCCTGGCAAATTTGCATTTGGTCAACAGGTATACGATCAATCTATTCAGCAGTTGTATCAATATGGCGCATCAGTTGACTATACCAATGGTATACTGTTGGCAGGCAGTCCTACTGGCAACTCAAATGCAGGTCAAGTGTCCATTTTCAACAATCCAGATCTTTCTCCTGCCTGGCGAGTCACACATGTTCAACAACCAGTGGTAGATGTGGCCTTGATCAACGGAGTGTTCTCATATGATCGCATCACTGGAGCCAAGACTGCATTCTTTGATTTCTTTGACCCATTACAAGGCAAAATTCTAGGTGCCGCGCAACAAAATATTGACTACACTGGTGCTGTGGATCCTGCAGCCTACAACGTGGGTGCCAAAAACAACAATGGACGAATCTGGGCTGTCGGACAGGTAGGACAAATCTGGTGGGATACCAATTCCGTGAGATTCATTGATCCCAATCAAGATGACATTGTATACGCGGCTCGCAGATGGGGTCAAATATTCCCAGGTAGTAGTGTGGATGTTTATCAGTGGACTGCAAGTTCTGTGCCACCAGGCAACTACACAGGTCCTGGCACACCTAGAACCACTACCAATTACAGCGTGACCACTGGTCTCACCACAACAGGAGTTTTTGGAACTACATATTATTTCTGGGTAAAAAATATTACCACAATCAATAGCACAGCAGGAAAAACTCTTAGTCCCACTGGCATAGCCAGATATATCGCTGACCCCCGTGCCAGCGGTATTCCTTATGTGGCCTTTGTCAGCGCCAGTGCCACTGCCATCTACAATGCCACTGACTTGATCAGTGCCCAAGACACAGTGCTCAGTATTGAATTTGATAGACAACTCACAGACGACAATGTGCATGTGCAGTATGATCTTCTACCACAAGACCGTGCCGAAGCCTTCCTGCCCGCCAATCTCTATCAGAAATTTCAAGACAGTTTTTGCGGCGCAGATCCACAGGGCAATCTAGTGCCTGACCCTACACTGAGTCCAGCCCTGCGCTACGGTGTGCAATTCCGTCCGCGCCAGAGCATGTTTGCTGATAGATTCTTGGCTTTACAAAACTATCTAGAGTATGTGAATGCTGTGTTGTTGCAGTATCCCATATCGGAAATTCGCAACTTTGCACTGTTGAACAGCAGTGATCCTGAGCCAGCAGCCGGGTTGGGTGCCTGGAACAAACGTGTGGCCAATATTGAACAATTGAGTTATCAAGACCTAGCCCAGGTGCCAGTGGGCTATCTATACCTAGTGGCCAGCGACAGTACTCAAAATGGTTTGTGGACCATTTATGCTGTGACAGCCGCCAAAACTTTTGATACCTTGTTCTTGACTCGTGTGCAAAACTATGACACTAGAAATTACTGGCAATATGTGACCTGGTATCGCCCAGGATACAATTCCAGTACCAAGATCATTGCCCAGGTGGCCAACTATGCTGATCTTGCCACGCTGAGTGTGGCTCAGGCGCCTGTGGGCAGTAGTGTCAAGGTCACTGCCAACAGCCAGGGTAAATTTGAAATCTATCTAAGAACAGATGTTGGATGGGATCGCGTGGGTCTACAAGATGGTACCATACAGTTCCGGACTGAACTGTGGGATTACGCACTGGGACGTTTTGGATTTGATGTTGAAGTTTTTGATGCACAGCACTTTGACCAGGAACCTGTGACCGAAACACGCAAAATCATACAGGCCATCAATGAACAACTGTTGATTGATGAACTATTGATTGAACGCAATCGTGCCTTGATCTTGATGTTTAATTTTGTACTCAGCGAATTTGAAGCACCCGGATGGTTGAACATGACCAGTTTGATTGATGTTGATCACAAGGTTAGACAACTGCTGCCATATCAAACCTATCAACAGGACAATCAAGACTTTGTGTTGAATTATATCAAAGAAGTCAAACCTTATCATGTGAGTATCCGGGCTTTTAATTTGATCTACAATGGTTTTGATGCGTATCAAGGTAGTATGGCCGACTTTGATTTGCCAGCGTTCTACAACAACTCACAAGTGCCCAATCAGTACATGAGTCCTATTTTGACTCCCTACGATCTAAGCACTGCACAAGGTACCGGACACGCCAGTATCTATAGTGATGTTGCACCTTCAAGCACACTGTGGCAAACACAACCTTATAGTTTTTGGTTCGAAAACTATGCTCTCAGCATACAAGATGTGATCATTGTGGACGGTGGCTCAGGATATACTGTGGCACCACAACTCACAGTCTCGGGTGTTTGTACCACTCCGGCCCAGATGACGGCCACAGTGAATAGTGCAGGACATATCAATCAAGTGATCATTACCGATCCAGGATCGGGATATACTACCACTGCCACAGTCACAATCACAGGTGGCAATGGCACAGGTGGGCAGATTGTGGCTGTGATGGGCAACAAATTGGTGCGTAGTATCAACACCACCATCAAGTATGATCGCTATCAATACGCAACTACTATTGTGCCTTGGGAGCCTAATGTTACTTACACAACTGGTAAACAGGTACGTTACGTAAATCGTGTCTGGTCAGCCAACACAACTGTGACGTCATCCACATTTGATCCTGCCAACTGGACCACAGTGGCAGCCAGTTCATTGAGTGGCGTTGATCGCACCATGGGCTTCTATGTACCAGGTCCTAACGAACCAGGGTTGGACCTGCCACTATTGATTGACGGAGTTGACTATCCTGGAGTACAAGTGGCTGCTCCCTCTTTTGCACAAAACACTGGATTTGACGTAGGTAACTTTGATGTCAGCCCGTTTGATAATATTTCTTATGGTCCTGATGGCCAGCCCACATACGATCTAGGCATCCTGGATGCCACATATGAAAGTTCTTTCTTGGATCCTTACCTAGGAACCCGAGCCACCGACATCAATGTTGTGGGCGGAGAGTTTGTGGGCCCTTATGAAAGTCATGCACCAGAAGAACTAGTACCGGGTGCAATATTTGACACCTTGGACTTGCGGGTATACTCACGTGAAATAACTTATTATACCGGTAATGGCGCTACCACTGGACCATATGCTGTTCCTGCAGGTGCTACTGATGTAGAGGTGGCGATTAATAATATTGTGGTTGCCGCAAGCACTTATACTTTTGCTGGATCATCAGTCACTTTTAATACTGCGCCTGCCAACGGTGCTGTGATTGTTATCCTTGAGAACGAGCCCAATCCTGGTATTGAATTACGTATCTTCCAAGACATGCGTGGAGTACAGGCCTCTTACAGAATGACCACAGCCACTACTACCATACTAACTCAAGATCTTGCAATTGATGATGACGTAGCGTATGTGGACAATGCTGGTGCTCTTGCTGAACCAGACTTGGCCAACAATATATGGGGTGTGTTGACTGTAAACGGTGAGCGCATCATGTATCGTGAACGAGATTTGATCGCCAATACTGTGAGCAGTCTCCTGAGAGGTACTGCCGGAACGGCCGCAGCCGCACACGTAACTGATGCTGTGGTTTACAATCTAAATCGCGACAATCTAGCACCGGTGTTGTACCAAGATCACTACGTGGGATCTAACACCTTGGCAGATGGTGCAACCACAGTGTTCACAGCAGATGTTGATCTTAGTTCACCAGGACTGAGTTTTGCCCAGAAATGTGTGTTGGTATATGTGGGCGGACTGTTACAAACCAGTGGTTACACTGTGACCGTTGACAATCCGGTAACTGTGGAATTTGACACAGCACCTGCTCAGGGCTATCAAGTGTCGATACAAGTTCGTCAAGGACTGGGCTGGTACGGTGCTGGAGTCTATCCCACAACTGGCACACCTTTGCAAGACTCTACCACACCAGCGGCCGAGTTTTTTAGAGGCTAAATCACAAGGTAAATAAGTCATATGCAAAATAGTCAACCTGTTACACAACAAACCAATTCCGCGGCACAGCCCAAACGACCCAATGAAACTGGATCAGTTTCGGTTGTGGGTTTTGTAAAGATTTTTGATCCAAAAACCCAGGAAACTTTTGTGGAGACACGAGCATGATTTCTTCTGGATTGGTAAAAATTGAAGGATTTGTCAAAATATTTGATCCCAATTCGGGCGAAGTCTTTGTGGACAAAAAGAATGCTATCCATTATGAAAACATGAGTATCAGCCTGGCTGAAACACTCAGCAACAGAACCAGTGCCCAGGGCGGCGGCTGGATATACGAAATGGCATTTGGCAACGGCGGATCTAGTGTGGATCCCACTGGGATTATCACCTACTTACCCCCAAACACAACCGGACAAAACGCAGATCTCTACAACGAAACCTACGCCAAAGTAGTTGATGATAACTCAGTAGCCGACTCAGATCCTGCCAACAACTACATGGAAGTGCTACACACATCGGGCAAGCCCTATACTGATATCTTGGTCAGTTGCTTGCTGGACTACGGCGAACCGCCAGGACAACAAGCCTTTGACAATTCGACCAATTTTAATGGCGAATATGTGTTTGACGAACTGGGCCTAAAAGCCTTTACTACCAGCGCAAGTAATCTACGACTGCTGACCCACGTGATTTTTCACCCGGTACAGAAGAGTTTGAACCGTCAAATACAAATTGACTATACTGTGCGTATACAGACCCTTACCAACCTGACTACAGCATAAATACAAATAGAACATTCGGAGTAACACATGTCATATACAATCACACTAACTGATGGCGCAATCTATGCTGTAGTAGCAGATGGTACCGTTAATACTAGTTCCAGCATGACCCTGGTGGGAAAAAACTGGGCAGGTTATGGACAATTCTTAGGCGATAACTTTATTCGCCTATTAGAAAATGGTGCCAATACCACTGCTCCTGGCGCACCGTTAACTGGTCAACTTTGGTGGAACAAGACTGCCGGCACCATGCAAGTGTACAATGGTACTGGATTCAAAACTCTTGGAGGCGCAACCTCTGCCGCTTCTGCACCAAGTAATAATACCATCGGAGATTTATGGTATGACACAACAAATCAACAGTTGAATGTGTGGACAGGCTCGGCCTGGATTGTGGTAGGTCCTGCATATACTCCAGGCACAGGCACAACAGGTGCTATTGTGGCCACAATAGTAGACAACACAGCAACTTCACACTTTGTAATTGAACTGTACTCCAACAATACCATTGTGGGTATTATCAGCAAAGATCAAACTTTTACTCCTGGTACCGCAGTCACTGGCGGATGGGGCGTACAAGCAGTCAATCCCGGTCTTACCATGGCCACAGGCATTGCTAACAATGCTGTTTGGGGTAATGTGACAAATACACTGGCCCTAAACGGATTGACCAGCAGTCAGTTCATGCGTTCGGATGCCAACACCAGTGCTGCCGGTACAATCACTGTGAACACCAGTGGTTATGCCACTGCTATCATCAATGGTGCAGGCAACGCAATTGGCAACATTGGATCATCGGGCAGTTACTTCAACCGAATCTTTGCTCAAGCAACCACAGCACTCTACGCCGACGTGGCCGAGCGTTTTGCCGCAGACGATGTGTACACTCCGGGCACAGTGGTTGAACTAGGCGGATCTGCTGAAATTACCAAGGTCAAAACAGACGCCAGCAGTGCAGTTTTTGGGGTGATCAGTACCAGACCTGCATTTACCATGAACGGTGGTGCTGGGGAGGACGACACTCATCCTCCAGTGGCCATGACAGGTCGTGTGCCTGTGCGTGTGACAGGAGTGGTATACAAGGGCGATAGATTGATTTCAGCAGGCGATGGCATTGCCAGAGCGGCTGCACCCGAAGAGGCCACTGCTTTTAACGTAATTGGTCGCGCCTTGGTAAATAAAACAGACACAGGACTTGGCACAGTAGAAGCCATTGTCACAATCAAATAACAGGATATAACAATGACTTACTCATCAGGATCACAAATACTTGCCGCAGACTACAACACATTTACCACCACAGCAGGTGGTTTGAATGACATTTGGTCAACAGGCTCAGGTGACAAAGGCTGGGGACAAACTGCTTTTGTAGCACAAACCACAGGCAATACTGTGGCAGCCACACAATGGGCCACCTTGGTCAACAACTTGGCCACATCAGGCAGTCAAACCAATACCACCATAACATCAAGAACAGCACCTGTTACCGGCAACATAGTTGGTATTTTGGCCAATGTGCAAACCGACATCAACAACTGTACAACCAACCGTAACAATGCCGTGGCAGTGGGCACAGAATACGGAACATGGACTGGCACTGTTTCTAAAACCACTGGTACCGGTGGGGGCACCACATCCTGGTCCTTTACTTGGAACCAGACCATAACATTTCCTAGTGCCGCACAGACACGTTATTTCTTTAATGCCGGTGGTCGTATTAGACTGCAAATGAGTAAAACATCAACTGGCACTGACATTGACCCAGATTGGAATGCTTTTGTTGCCAAAGTTGGATCAATTTATATTACTGGAGCGGCGGCCAGCAAAACCATTGCCGGCACTGCTTACACAGGCACAACCAGAATTGGCGGCACAGGCGGCACACAAACCACCTTGGCCACATCCACAGGATATTATGCGTTGACATCAACCCCAGTGACCATATTCTTGTTGGCCAATGACACCTCTCCGTACACTGGTGAAACTATTACAGTCACTGCGGCAGCGGGCAGTGCAACCGATTTGACACTGGCTATCACCTGGAGCCAACCAGCAGTTTCGGGTGCAGGACAAACAAATAACATTTCAGGTGGCACTGCAACAAACAGCCCCTCAACCACAATTACAGGCACAGCACCTACAGTGTTGTGTACCTATATTCCACCATCGACAACATACTTGAGTAACACCTGGGGCACACCAACTATCAACTCCAGCGGTCCTTAAAATTACATTTGGGTATTTGAGAGGTAGACTTCTACCTCTTTTTCTTTTATAATCGCACAATGAATACCGATGCACTAATTGCTCATGCACGAGCACGTTTTGATCATGTGGCCGCACGACGTGTACTAAAAGAAAAGTACGAAGCCCGGATGTTGTTTGCTCATGGCGGTGGCATGTGGCGAGCAGGCCCTGACTTACAATGTACTCTACTTAGTTGTGCTCAAGACACGGATGTTGTGTTGTTAGACTTGTATGAGACTCCCGTGCGTGTGAATGTGCCTGAACTATTTGCTCGGGCACATGGCCATTGGCAAGAACAAATGAATGCCTGGCTGGTAGAATATGAAGAACAGAGTCGCAAGCGATGACCACAGGCGCATTGATATTTGCGTTTGACAATGAACAAACCGACTACGTTGCTATGGCTGGGTGGAGTGCTAAACGAATTCATAGGCACCTCAACATTCCAGTGGCCATCGTCACAGACGCAGATCCAACAGATCCACGACTTGTCGGTGCAGATCAAGTCATTAATGCGGCGCCAGTTTCCGGAGGAACACGTTGGTTTGAGGATTATCAAGCGACTGTGTCTTGGCACAACGCAGGTAGAACTGATGCATATCGACTCTCGCCTTGGGACCAAACTCTAGTATTAGACGCTGACTATGTGGTGTGCGGCACGGAGTTAAAGACTGTAATCGAAAGCCCACAAGATTTCATGTGCCATAGACTTGCCTGGGACATGACCAGCATGAATGACTTTGATGGTCTCAACTGGTTTGGTGCCAATCGCATGCCCATGTGGTGGGCTACTGTGATGATGTTTAGAAAATCAAACACAGCACAATACATTTTTGATTCAATGAACATGATCAAAAACAACTGGCGCCACTACAAAGATCTCTATCACATTACTGGCTCTAACTATCGCAATGACTATGCACTCAGTATTGCCTTGGGCATTGTGAGTGGTCATACTTTACAAGTAGACAACATACCATTCCGCCTGGCCAGTGTCATGCCCGAGCACACACTTACTCAACTGGATGAAGACTTCTTTCAAATTGAATATATAGATGACAAACGTCCCAAAAAGATAGCCTGGGCCGGCACATCTTTTCATGCCATGGGCAAAAAGCACTTGGGAGACATAGTTGCCAATTCTCGCTGAACGTGGTTACCTCATACCGGCTGTCAACACTGACACAACAGACTATGTGTCCTGTGCTGATCAGTTGGCTGCCAGCATACGCCAACATCATCCTGAAGCCAACATAACCATACTAACCAAGGAACAGTTACCCAATGGAGATCAAGGTGGGTTTGCTAATGATTGGCAGTGCTTTGCGGCCAGTCCCTACAGACAAACTATCAAACTAGAAGCAGACATGATCATAGCCAGTCCCGTTGATCATTGGTGGACCATGCTCGAACACAGAGACCTTGTGATATCCACAGGTGCTAGGGACTTTTATGACCAACCTGCTGAAAGTAGGTTCTATAGAAAAGTGTTCGATGCCAATCACCTGCCCGACGTGTACAATGCTATCACATACTGGCGTGTGAGCCCAACAGCACAAGACTTCTTTCGACTGGTGCGTAATATATTTGAAAATTGGACTGAGTACCGAACCTTGTTGAAGTTTCCAGATGAAGAGGCTTCTACCGATCTAGTGTATGCCATGGCCGCACAGATCATAGGACCTGAACTGGTTACCTTGCCATTTGCCACGTATCCAAGAATAGTACACATGAAACGCCATATGATCCCAACTCAAACATACAACTGGACGCAGGAATTGGTGTGGGAAAACAATCCGCTAAGATTTAACACAGTGACCCAATGGGGTGCAGTACACTATCATGTGAAGGATTGGCGACATGAATGAACAAGAGTTTTTGGATTTTTGGAAGGCCATTGAGTGGCCCCGAGAGAAGACCGTTTACTACAGACTGTACTATGATGATTTGGGCCGAGCATTGTTTTACAGCCACGAGGATCAGCCCGGTAAGTATATTGAAGTCTCCCCTGAACAGTTTGCACTACAGGACCTGCAGGTGCGTGTGATTGATGGTGTGTTAAAACCACGTGCCCGACCCATGCCACCTAAACTGGTACCCAGTGATCAAGGAACACCTTGCCACATCAATGATGCGGCTGTGGTAGTTGGTCCAGGAGAACTTCATCAAAGATGGAAACCAAAACAACATGAGCAAGATTGACATAGCAGATTTGGACTGCATTTACCTAAGTTATGATGAACCGCAACAAGAAGAATTTTGGGTCAAGATTAAGAACATGGTGCCTTGGGCCCGACGGGTCAGCAATATACGTGGAAGCGATGCGGCACATAAAGCCGCAGCCCGGGCTTCTGACACCGAGCGATTTATCCTCGTGGATGGAGATAATCTCCCCGACCCAGCGTTTTTTAACCAAACGCTTGATCTTTCTACACCTGAATATGAAAAGGCTGTGTTCCGCTGGCGAGCACGTAATCATGTCAACGGATTGATGTATGGCAATGGTGGCTTGAGTTCATGGACTCGTGAGCACGTGATGAACATGCGCACACATGAAAACACAGATGGCACAACAGAAACACAAGTGGAATTTTGTTTTGATCCGCTTTACTGGAGCATGCATGACTGTTATAGTGTAACCTATCCCAATGGTTCAGCATTCCAGGCCTGGCGTGCCGGATTCCGCGAAGGTGTCAAAATGTGTTTGAATCGCGGAGCACGGCCCACTGCAAGTGAATTTCGTGATCGTGTACATCAGAGAAATCTAGATCACTTGACCATATGGCACAATGTGGGCGGTGATGTAGACTATGGCTACTGGGCCATTGCTGGCGCACGTCAAGGCACATACATGACCATGCTCACCAACTGGGATTACACACAGGTACAAAACTTTGAGGCCTTGGCTGAACTTTTCAAGACAGTGGAGAACGATCAACCTGAAATTATTGCTAATCGCTTGGCAGATGATCTGGCCATACAACTTGACTTGCCCATGCACATGCTCACAGCCGAAGCCAGCAGATTTTTTAAACATCACTATCGTAGCAACTGGCATAATCAAGGTGTCATGGTTCGGGAGATTGATGTAATTAGAACACAAGAAGGATGGTAATATGAATTGGTTAGAAAACACAATAAGATCTTTAGGTAAGGTAGTTACCTGGAGAATATTAGTAACAATTACTAATTTCTTTGGCGGCTGGATCGCCAGTGGTAATCCATGGGTAGGACTAGGTGTAGTAAGTTTTGCTCTTGTGGTCAACAGTGTGATGTATTACTTTCATGAACGAGCATGGAATCGTATCATGTGGGGCAAAACCTCTGAAAAGACAGCAACTGATCAATAACACATGAAAAGAGTGGTTTTATGCGTAGAAAATCCTGAACTGTATATTCCCCAATATCGAAATTATAGTATCATGATTGTCAATCCGTCTACAACTACAGACAGATTAAAGTACTTACTAGACAACTCTGATTATTCATTATTGGTCACTGACACAGGTACAACACAACGCTCGGGTGGGGATTATTCAGATTCGGCGCTGTGGTATACATCGGGCACCACTGGAGACAGTAAGTTTTGTAGTTTCTCTCAAACGCAGTTGGATGCACTGGCTAGAACAATTTGTACTGCCTACGAAATTGATCATAATGATCGTTACCTAAGCATCATGCCGCTATGGCATGCACACGGCTTAGGCATGTACTGGGCCGCACAACAAGCCAAATGCGAAGTGACCTATATCAAGCCACATGACTTACGCAGTTCGATTGATTTTAGCCCTACTATAATTAGTGCTATACCAGATTTTTTAAGACTGTTCATGCGACAACATTTTCCTGACTTGCGTTTTGTTAGGTCAGCATCCAGTGCGTTACCAGATCAATTGTACAATGATTTAAAAGCCTGGAGCAAACGTCCGGTAATTGAAGCATTTGGCATGACAGAAGCCTGTAGTCACTGTTTCACCAATCCATTGCACGGAGAACAGCGAATTGGTACAGTGGGCTTGCCGTCAGGCATACAAGCAAGGATTGTCAACGGAGAACTAGAAATACAAGGCCCGAGTGTTCATATAACCGGTTGGTTTGCCACAGGAGATATTGCTGATCAAGATTCAGCAGGCTACTACAAAATCATTGGACGACAAAAAGACAGAATTGACATTCGTGGTTACAAGATAGATCCTCTCAGTATTGAAAATCAATTGTACAACAATGTGCCAGGCATTGCGCAAGCGGCAGTTTTTGGAAAAAATCGCGTGATGTGTGTGTACACTGGCACAGCCACTGAACAACAGGTGCGACAAGCCATCAATGACATCGATTCGCATTGCAGTCCCAAACTGGTCTTACAAGTAGATACAATACCAGTGAACAGCGCAGGCAAAATATCACGCAGTATGTTAACGGAATTTTATCAATGAAAATACTAGCCAATGGTGGAAGTCTAAGCCGAGGACCAGGATCATGGCCCTATTTCATTGAGTCTGAATTGCAAGCCAACTTGGTTAATCTAAGTCAAAGTGGTGCAGGCAATAATTACGTACATGAAACCACCATTGCCGAACTGGCGCAAAGACACTATGACTTGGTACTGATACAATGGACACCATTCATACGTTTTGATTACAAAGTTCAAGATATCTCACAATTTGCTGGAACTATATTCACCAGTGAACATCAACATCGACAAAACGATTGGCCTGAAAAAATTGTAGAGCCCATAAACGATCAAGATTATGTTGAACGCAACTGGATATTTGGCTGCGGCATATCAACCTGTGGCGACCAAGACACTGCACTCAATGATGCCTTTGGAGGATTTTATCGTTATGCTGGGCCCAGTGAACACATGTATCATGCCACTATGAAATTGATAAGTCTACAAAGTTTTTTGCAAATCAAAAGAATACCCTACTTGTTTGTGTTTGGTCGCCCATTTCGCATACTGGATCGTTACAGTCATTTACGTAATCTTGTGGACTGGAGCCGGGCTTATACCGATCATTACATACTGGATCTTGCTGAAAAACGCAACTCTTGGGACGAAGACAAAACACATCCCAGTAGAGAGGTTTACCAAGAATTTGCTGATCTAATACTGCCACCGATCAAACAATTACTATGATTAACATGCCAAACATTGATCAACATATCTGGAATTTACAGTTCTTGATAGCCGACATCATACATGAATTTCAAACACAGGGCAAAATTGTAATTGATCTAAATGATGAAGGACCCGACGCCACAGAACTGGGACTATACTCGGTGTTGGATTATGTGTGCGACAAATTCAATATAAACAAACAGTTGGTCACTATACAAACAAGAAATCTATTGGAAAAACATCCTCACTATCAGGTGACAAAACTTACCCCATTGTACGTGTCTCAAATTCAGCAATTTGTCAAATCTCATAATTATATAAAAAAAGATTTTGATCAAATAAAACATTTTGGACTGTTTATAAGAAGATCAAATTGGCAACGCCTTTGGATCTCAGCAGAGATGTTTGCTGAATATAGAGACAAAACACTACAGACCTTTTTGTACGATCCCACAAACGATTTTCTTAGATCGCATCTGGGTATGGATAGATTGTGTACCGAGTTGAACGGCCAGTGCAATTTCTCCTCTATAGTTCAATTGCTAAATTGCTCACCGATTGAAATTGAACCAGTTGCAACAGTGCCGGTTTTTGCGGATCTTCAATTTGAAATAAACAAACATTATCCTAAATTTTTCTTAGAAATTGTTTGTGAAACATATTCTGCAGGACGTACTTTTTATCCAACCGAAAAAACCTGGCGACCTTTTGCCTGCCAAACACCTTTTATGATACAGGGGCCAGTGAATTTTTTAAAAAATCTACACCGACTGGGATTTAAAACTTTTGACAAATGGTGGGATGAAAGTTATGACGAAGATGGCGGTCTATTAGGAATCAACACTATTTTAAGAAATATCAATAGTCTAAGCAAAATGTCCACAGTGGAGTTGGAATCCATGTATCATGACATGAAACCAATATTAGAACACAATTATAATGTTCTGATAGAAATGACAGATACATCTTTTGATGTATTTTATGACTGATATTATCTGATATGAATCAGGCAATGAAACCCAAATTGGATCATAATCATATTTAAATAATAAAACAAAATTATAATACCTCTATCAAATTATATGCATAACAATATAGATTTAGTCACAGTGACCTGCACAAGAGATCGTGGCATACAACAGTTGCAATCTTACAGCATAGATTTGATGTTGACAGCGCCTTGCGATCATTATATCCTCATTGAGGACAATCAACTTGGTTTACAGGCCTGGTATGATACCTTGAGTCCTTACTACACACATCATCGGCTGCACTTGATAGCAGGCAACTCTTTGTTACCGCCGGACTGTTATGCAAATGATTCCCGTAGAAAAAATGGCTGGCACCGATCGGCAGTGCTGAAACTGTTGGCCGCCACCAAAGTTCAATCAGAGAAATATCTCATGCTGGACAGCAAAAACTTTTTTGTGCATCCGCAGTTGTTGGATGATTGGCCAATAACAGATGGCAACGGCATTGTTGAAGACTACGATAATAGAGGTTGGGTTGAGATTGATAAATTTTGTATTTCAAATAACATACCTATTCCCAAAAAGGTATATAATTCGTCAACCCCGTTTATGGTTGATACTGCCATCGTTCGAGAAATTGTCAAGCATGACATCCTGGCTTTGTTTTTTGACAAAAAAGAGTGGTGGTCTAGTGAAATTTTCTTATACTCTATTTTCTCACAATATGCAGGAAATCAATTGCAATCTCGATCAGTGCCCAATGTAACTTTTTGGAATACTGAAAGAAATTTGGACAAATCAACATTGACCGACGTCCATACTTGGCCAAATATGAGAACGTTTGGCATACATAGGGATGTCTGCAGACTGGGCAAAGATTTGACTGAATTTATTTATTTTCTCAATGAGATTGGATTTGATAGAAATACTGTTGAAAATATGTTAACACAGTATGAACTAGACATAGACAAGAATCAATGAATCATGAACAACAAAAGATTTTTTGCATTTGGATGTAGTTTTACTGAGTACCAGTGGCCTACCTGGGCCGACATCGTGGCACGAGAGTATGACTATTTTGAAAATTGGGGCAATGCTGGAAGTGGAAATCATTATATATTCAATAGCCTCATTGAGTGCCATCAGAGAAATCACATCAACAAAGATGATATTGTGATGATATGTTGGTCAAATGTCACAAGAGAAGATCGTTACCTAAATGATTCGTGGTTGGCAGCCGGAAATATCTTTACCACAGCAGTCTACCCCAAATCCTGGGTCAATGAATTTGTCACTGACCGTGGCTGCTTGATCAGAGATTTAGCATTCATGACAGCAACTGATCTATTGCTAAAAAACATTGGATGCAAATATAACTTTTTCTCTGTAGTACCAATTGAGTTCAACATGACCAATAAAAATCAGACCGAGCACCCGGATGTGATTGAGTTGTATTCGGATGTGCTAGATAAAATATGCCCCAGTTACTTGGAAATTATTTTTGATTACAATTGGGGCAGCAGAAAGAGTGATTTTTCCAAAAAACTAATTGAGTCCAAACACCAGAACTTGAAAAAAAGATATGAATCATGTGCCGGACCCGATTGGCCAACTTTTGAACAAGCATGTGATATAAATTGGTATGTCGGGCATAAACACAGTATAATACGAGAAATCAAAGAGATATTTCCTTTTGATTTTTTTGAAGTTGAAAGAGATTATCATCCAACACCTGTTGAACACCTGGAGTACTTGCAAAAAGTTGCACCCAAAATCTCTATTTCTAGAGACACTGTGAACTGGATCAATGATTACAAATTAGGTGATAATTTTAAGTTTGCACACAATCAAAAAGTCAAAAGATTATAATGCAAATGATAGCGAACAATATGAACAACAAAAGATTTTTTGCCTTTGGATGTAGTTTTACTGAGTATCAGTGGCCCACCTGGGCCGACATTGTGGCACGAGAATATGACTATTTTGAAAATTGGGGCAAACCCGGAACCGGGAATCATTATATATTCAACAGTCTAATAGAGTGCCATCAGAGAAATCACATCAACAAAGATGATACTGTGATGATATGTTGGGCAAATGTCACAAGAGAAGATCGTTACCTAAATGATTCGTGGTTGAGACCAGGAAATATTTTTACCTCAACAATTTACCCCAAATCCTGGGTCAATGAATTTGTCACTGAACGCGGCTGTTTGATCAGAGATCTGGCAATGATGAAAGCAACTGATGTAATACTAAAAAACATTGGATGCAAATATAACTTTTTCTCTGTAGTACCAATTGAGTTCAACATGCTCGGTCTGAATCAGACCGAGCACCCGGATGTGATTGAGTTGTATTCGGATGTGCTAGATAAAATATGCCCCAGTTACTTGGAAATTATTTTTGATTATGAATGGACCAGCAGAAAGAGTGATTTCTCTAAAAAATTAGTTGGGCCCAAGAACAAAGAATTTAAAAAAAGATATGAATCATGTGCCGGACCCGATTGGCCAACTTTTGAACAAGCATGTGATATAAATTGGTATACAAAACACAAAGACAAAATACTTCAAGAAATCAAAGAGATATTTCCTTTTGATTTTTTTGAAATTGAAAGAAATTATCATCCAACACCTGTTGAACACCTGGAGTATTTGCAAAAAGTTGCCCCAGAAATTGTGATTTCTGAGTATACCGTGCTTTGGCTTGAAAAATACAAATTAGGTGATAAATTTAAATTTGCACAAAATCAAAAGATTAAAAGATTATAGACATGGACAAAACCACAACAAACAACCAACACGATGTCAATGACAACTTGCAATCAAAATTTTTGAGCAGTGCCCAACACATGCAGTCTGAATTAGGGCCGGCATTATGCTTGGCTAAATGGAAACAGGTGAGTTTGCACTTGCCCACCGGGCTCAATAACTCATGTTATCATCCGCCCTTGCACCCTATTCCTCAAGAGATGCTGGCGGCCAACCCCAGCAGTCTGCACAACACGCCCTACAAAAAACAACAAAGGAAGATCATGTTACGTCAGGAGCGTCCCTCAGAATGCTCTTACTGTTGGAATATGGAAGACCAAGGCAAACTCAGTGATAGACACTATCGTTCAGGGGAGCCCTGGGCCGCAGTAGATTTTGAAACTATAAAGAATTCCTCAGGAGAAGAAGATGTTGTCCCTAGTTACGTCGAAGTTAATTTCAATCACGCTTGCAATCTTGCTTGTAGTTATTGTAGTCCGCAGTTCTCCAGCACTTGGCAAGCGGAAGTTGATCGATGGGGCGGCTATCCGACTAGCCGTGTTCATAACGATCCTAGTCACTTTACCGGACATCGTCGCCCTATTCCGGTAAAGGACCATAACCCTTACGTAGATGCATTTTGGTCATGGTGGCCTGAGTTATATCCTCAACTGGAACACTTCCGTATGACTGGTGGCGAACCGTTGATGGATAAAAACACATACAGGGTGTTTGATTATGTCATGGCCAATCCCAGCAAAAAACTACACTTGAATGTGACATCGAACTTTTCAGTAGAGCCCGAATTGTTCAAACGATATCTTGGCTATGTGAAAAACATCTGTGATGGACGCATTGAACACTTCATGCAGTATGTAAGTGTGGATTCAGGTATACCTGCTCAAGCCGAGTACATACGTCATGGACTTGACTACATGCGAATGTTTGACAATGTCAATCGCTATTTGACCCAAGTACCCAATTACAACAGTCTCACATTTATCATTACCATGAACAATCTTTCAGTAACAGGATTGAAATCTTTGTTGGGCTGGATCTTGTTTTTGAGACGAACACACAGCAGAACCTATCAACGCATATGGTTCGATACTCCTGTGTTACGCACCCCCACCTGGCAAAGTCTACAAATCTTGCCCGAGAGTTATACTGCCAAATTGGAAGAAGTCAAAGCATTTATGTTGGAACACCTGGAAGATCCTAGATATCCACATCAAGGATTCAAGGACTACGAAGTGGCAAGATTAGACAGAGACATTGCCTGGATGCGCAGTGCGCAGACACAAGATCATTCACAGGCACGTGCAGACTTTTACAGATTTTTTGCAGAACACGATCGACGTCGCGGCACTGATTTCTTGACGGCCTTTCCAGAAATGGCATCGTGGTGGCGAGAATGTGAATATCATGCTAGGTAGTCACAGACTTGTATGTGATACTTCTTGCGAAATCTATCCTGAAATCGAACATCTTGTGGATGATACATTTTGGGACTTTGAACAATACGCATCCAGGCCCAATGACATTGTGGTACTTGCTAGGCAGACTGTAAATCGTCACGCAGATCGTGTAAAACAAATCTCTGAAACTTGCTTGCCTGTGCTGGCCAATCCGTCGGAAGGGTCAATCACACTCAAACTGCAATGTCAACGCCTAGGACTGATAGATCTAATTCGACAAAAGAGATTGCTGTTGGTTGGCTGTGGGGATATGGAACCTGAACTCAACTGCATGGTGTATGATCATTATGCTTATAGAGCCACGTGCTATGAAAGCAACACAGAACAGGGTGTTAGAGCAGATGAAATCTATAGCAAATCACACAAGCCCTACCGATTCTTGTTCTTGAATGGGCGCACAAGGCCACACAGAAAATACATGATAGAAAAAATGCGTGACACAGGATTGTTGGATCATGCGCTTTGGACAAACCTTGATATCACTCCGGTATATCATCACACCTATGACACCGACTTGTTTGAGAGACCCAGCCTGATACGACTGTTACCCCCAGAATACGAAGTAGAACAATTTCACACAGGACAACGAGATCAATATCAACATGCCTTTGTCAAGCATGAACTATTTGACAACAAATGGGGTGACGTGTATCTTCGTGCTGAACCCTATATAGATACCTATTTTAGTTTGGTGTCTGAAACTGTGTTTGATTATCCCTACAGCCTACGCAGTGAAAAGATATACAAACCTATCGGCATGGCTCATCCTTTTGTGGCAGTGGCTAATTGTGGCTTTTACCGAGACCTGCACCGTGCAGGATACCAAACGTTTGGTCATTTGATTGACGAATCGTTTGATTCAATAGACAACAATCAAGATCGATTGGATCGAATTGCCCAGGTTGTCAAAGACTTGTGTGAGAGCAATCTGGAGGAATTTCTGGTTGCAAGTCAGGCAGTAACTAAGTATAATCAACAACACTTGGCGGCAGAAGGTGCTCGAATTTTCAATGAATTTCCTGACCGCTTTGTGAATTTTATCCAAAGCAATCTGTGAACGATTTAGAATTCAAACATCAAGTATTAGACAACATATCTGAAAGTTTTTGTGCAGCCAAATGGTACAATGCTACCATTTGGTTAGGCTCTGGTATGACCACAAGTTGTCACCACCCTCCAGCCCATTTGGTGGACCGTGATCGAGTCCGGGCCAACCCTAGGCTGTTGCACAATACTGATCAAAAGAAAGAGGATCGTCGCAAGATGCTGGCTGGCGAACGCCCTGCAGGTTGTGAATATTGCTGGAAGATTGAAGACATGGGTCGCGATGCCATCAGTGACCGTGTGTACAAAAGCAAAATATATCCCATAGAGGCCCTGCATGAAGCCAGAAATACTTTACCCCACGCGGATGTCAATCTCCGTACGCTGGAAATTGCTTTTGACCGCACTTGTCAGTTTGCTTGCTCTTACTGCAACCCTGCTTTTAGCACAACATGGGTTAATGATATTCGGCGTAACGGACCCTATACTAACTTGGTCAGTGATGGGCGCAACCACTTTACTCACACTCATGATGCTAGTCAACTGTTTGCGTACGGGGAGAGTAATGCCTACATTGACGCATTTTTTGCTTGGTGGGAAAGTGATCTACATCATACTCTACAAGAACTCCGAATCACCGGAGGAGAGCCCCTCATGTCCGCCCACACCTGGAGACTCATTGACTGGTTTAAAGAGAACCGAGGCAAGAGTTCAACACGCCTGGCAATCAACAGTAACCTGGGGACCGAAGTTGACATTGACCGATTGCTTGACTCCACAAGAGGCATGGCTATCGACCTATACACAAGCAATGAAGCAATCTCTACTCAAGCAGAGTACATACGCGACGGCCTTGTCTGGGATGACTGGGCCAACAACGTAGAACGCTTGTTGGATTCGGGACAGTTCCGGGGTATCCATGTGATGTGTACTATCAACGCCTTGTGTTTGAGCACCTTGGATCAATTGCTGGAATGTATAATGAATTGGAAACTGGAATATGGTCGTGATGCCGTATCTTTTACACTAAACATTCTACGATTTCCTAGTTTTCAATCACCCCTGGTGCTACCTGACGCCCAACGCACAGTGTATAGACAACGTTTAGAGACCTGGCTTGAACACTGGGCTGATTCAGAATTCATACACGAGCACGAAGTCAATCACACACAACGCTTGATAGACTATTTGGATGTGGTCAAAACTCCACACTCAGAAGCATTTGATCGACCAAAGTTATTGAATGATTTTCGACAGTTCTACACACAGTATGATCAGCGCAGATCAAAAGACTTTGGTCTAGCGTTCCCTGAACTAAAGGAATGGTATGACTCAATACCGGTATAATTCAACTGATCTAGTGCGCCCAACAGAACTCACTGAGCGTGAGCGTTTCTTATTAGAAGATTCACGAACATTCTGCATCTATCCTTGGATACATTTACATGCTTATCCCACCGGCGAGGCCTATCCCTGCTGTCATGCTGAAATGAAACCAGGTGTTGTGGGCAACTGTAGAACAAATACTCTGGAAGAAATATGGACAGGCGAGCCCATGCAGAAGTTGCGTGGTGATATGCTGACAGAAACTCCACACGCGGCCTGCACACGCTGTTATGAACAAGAAGCGTCGGGCTTCTTTTCGGGCCGCAGATCAGCCAACAAACATCACGGACATCACATAAAGAAATTAGAAGAGAATCCTTTTGAAATGACCTACTGGGACATTCGTTTCAGTAATCTTTGCAACTTAAAGTGCAGATCATGCGGGCATATCTTCTCTAGTCAATGGTATCAAGACCAAGCAAAACTAGCAGGTCCTGAATGGCGAGATCGCAACACAGTATTAAACTATGCAGGGCGCACAGAAACAGACATGTGGACGCAACTGGAACCGCACTTGGACTATGTAGAACAAATCTACTTTGCTGGCGGCGAACCCCTGCTGATGGAAGAACATTACAACATCTTAGAGGAACTTGTTCGACGTGGACGCTTTGATGTGCGACTGATCTACAACACCAACTTCACGCACACAGATCTAAAAGGTCGTTCAGTATTTGAATATTGGCGACAATTCAAGAGTGTGGCAGTTGGTGCCAGTCTAGATGGCCTGGGCCCGACCGCTGAATACATACGCAAAGGTACCCGGTGGTATGATGTTGTTCAAAACCGTCATCGAATGATTACAACATGTCCGCAAGTGGATTTCTATATCTCACCTACACTCAGCATATTAAATGCCTGGCACTTGCCAGACTTTCATCGAGAATGGTGTGCCGCTGGCTTGATTCAACCTCAAGATCTAAATGTAAACATCTTGCAAGATCCTGCATACTATAGAATAGACATTGCTCCGCAAGAATACAAACAAAGACTCAGCACCAAATACCTAAATCATTTGAGTTGGCTCAGCGATAGAGACCCGCTAGGTCGTGCCACGCAAGGTTTTGAAAGTGCTATTGCCTTTATGAATGCCGCAGACAACACACAGTTGATAGATACCTTCTGGCGTAAAACCAACGAACTAGACGAGATCAGAAATGAAAAATGGTATCATGCATTGCCTGAATTAGGGGCATTGAAATGAAAACGTTTGAGTCGTCGTATAAAAAATTACTAGTGTCTGGTTGTAGTTTTACACATAATAATCATCACACGCCTTGCACTTGGGGAAACAATTTGGCTGCATGGGCAGGACTGGACATTTGTAATTTAGGCATACCCGGCGCAGGCAACACACATATCAAAAATAGTATCATCTTATGGATTGAAAAACATTGCCCGGATCCTGCAGAACTGCTGATCATTGTCATGTGGAGCGGAGTGGAACGAGTGGACTGGATAACTGGTTCAGAACTGAGCAAATTTGCAGATGCTTATCCGTTCACATACAGTTACTCAAAAAGTACTGAACTGGTATTGGGTGGCAACTGGTGGGCCAAAAATCCCAATAGATCTGCTGTTGCGAAAACTCTGGTAGACTATACAAAATTTCAAAATGAACAAAGCCTGGCATTGACTTCTTGGCTGGCAATGACACAACTAACTGATTATTTGCAACAACGAGGATACACTTTCTACTATACTGCCTGGCAAGATTTATGGTCACCTGGCGATGGTACCAATCAATGGATTGATTACGCAGTAGAACTTGAAAAACTTGGATTGGTGCTAGACCCTGGACCCTGGCTTTTTTATGATCATGACAAATATCTAGGATCATGGGCAAGAGCACATAACTATTTAATAGACGACAATTTACATCCTTCACACCAAGGGCACGAAATGTGGTGTCAGGCTGTGCTCATACCAGAATTGATAAAACAAGGCGCATTACATGAATATCCCACACCCTAAATTTTGCGTATTGCCTTGGATCAGTTTAGAAGCCAGCCCCATTGGCACAGTGAGACCCTGCTGTCTTGCTGATGACGAGATTGTGGACAGTAATAGTGTCAAGTTCAACTTGAAGTCTGCTGATTTTAAAGCGATTCAAAATAGTGAATACATGTATCAATTGCGCCAGGCATTCCTAGCCGGTCAACGACCAGCCACGTGCCGCAAATGCTGGGCAGAAGAAGATGCCGGACGTGTCTCAAAACGCCTGCACACTCTGGATAGACTCAAACACATGGGCATCAGTTCTGAATGGACTCAGGCAGCCAAACCATTGATGTTCTTGGATTTAAAACTGGGCAACATCTGCAACTTGAAATGTCGTATATGTGGATCTTGGAGCAGTAGCAGTTTTGCTGTGGAAGAAATTGCCAATTCTGTAGAAGCACACAGTAAAACAAGTTTCGCCTATCAAATGCTAAAAGCCGGACGTTGGCCCAGAGAGAACGCACAATTTTGGACCGAAATTGATTCAGTGTTGAATGACATTCGCTACATTGAATTCACTGGCGGCGAGCCATTCATGATTGAGGAACATTTTGAAATGTTGCAAGGCATAGTGGACCGTGGTATAGCACATCAAGTGGAAATACACTACAACACAAATGGCACACAATGGCCCGCGGCGGCTGAACACATTTGGAAGCATTTCAAAACAGTAGAGATTGCATTCTCAATTGATGACTTATGCGAACGATTTGAATATCAGCGCACAGGAGCCAAGTGGACAGACGTGCAACGAAACATTGAACTTTTCCGTCAACTGCGGCAGCAGTATACCAACATTCAATTACAATGTTGCTCTACAGTAAACATATTCAATGTGCGTTACATTGATCAGTTGGCGCATTGGATCAGTGTACAAGGCTTTGATTTTGTGTATTGGAACATCATGCACGAAGCCTGGTATTTTTCTATCGCTGCCTTGCCTGACACAGCAAAACAAGCCATTGCTAAACATTTAACCACTGCTCAAACAGTATACAAACAAGATTTTGCAGGTATTGTGGATTTTATGATGCAGGGAGAGTCGACTGATGGCAGTGAAACTCGACGTCAAATACAAAAATTAGACCAATGGCGAAATCAGAATCTAGCAACTGTTGCTCCTGAACTGGCTGAATTGATTAATTATGAAAATTAAATTGATATTGCAACCAGAACAATTTACTAGTTTTACAAGTTGGTATCTGGAACCACTGTGGCGCGAATATTTTGATATTGAATCATACGATCAAACAAAAACCTATGATAAAAACGCACTTTTTGTTTTTTGGTGGATGAATGTCAATGATCCTGTTGTAAACGAATTGCATAGTCAAGGACACAAAATTGTCATCGACAATTTATGGGAAATTCCTCAGGCAGAATTCAATAGCAACTATTATGAATTAACAAACAGAAATTGGTGTTGGTATAATGAAAGTTTGTGGTGGAGAGCGTTAGGATACCACAACTATGTTCCAGATAAAAGTTATAAAAAAATAGCATTTATGCCAATCAATAGAGCAAAAGAACACAGAAATATCATAGTCAACGCACTGGGTTCAAGACTTGACGATTTTGTTTGGAGTTATCAAGATAAAAAGTTGCCAAACGATGCAGAAAAATCACTACCTGAATGGCAAAGATTTATGAATCCCGAATGGTATAACGACACCTATTACAGTGTAGTTGTAGAAACACACCAGGTGGGTCGTTGTTGGTGGCCAACAGATAAAACATTCAAGGCATGTGCTTATTATCATCCATTTTTGATTGCTGGACAATCACATACTTTGAAAAGACTAAAGCAAATGGGCTTTGAAACTTTCGACAACATATTCGACGAGACATATGATGATATAGAAGATTTTGATCAGCGATTGAATGCAGTTATTAAAAACATTGACAACTTTGAACCTGTGCCATACGATGCTATTACTATTGATCGACTACAACATAACCACGATTTGTTCTTTGACCAGCAGAGAGTAGAAGATCGTATTGTAGAAGAAATTATTGAACCCTTATTAGAATATGCAGAAACCTGATACCATGTGCCTGGCACCCTGGGTGCATACCTATCTAAGCCCGCAGACCGAGCGTAGAATGTGCTGTGCGTCGAGAGAACCTGCACAGAACTTTGAACAGTATATTGACACTGCATCAGGCACCGGGCGATATATTCCTTTGACTCTTGAACAGCACTGGAATAGTGAACACATGAAGAGTGTGCGTAGACGAATGATGGCAGGAGAAACCTTACCCGAATGTGAAGTATGCAATGACCGACTACTCAATGTATCCGTATACCGCGATTATTTTTGGCACCTGTTCCAAGGAAGACTTGACGAAATATGGGATAGCACTGACTCAGATGGATCGACTCATATGCGCCCTGTTTCATGGGATTATAGGTTCAGCAACTTGTGTAACTTTAAATGCCGTACTTGCGGAGACATGCTATCCTCAGCCTGGGAGAGTGAACAAAAACAGAACAACATGGTCAACTGGGCTAATCCCAAAAACAATTGGATGCGAAACGACATACGCGGAGCAATACAATTATTCCAGCAAAATCAAGTTGAGGCCGAATTCAGTGCGGCTGTGGAACAACACCTGGTAGAAGAAGTATACTGGGTGGGTGGCGAACCGCTAATGTATGAACAGCATTGGCGCTACATGAAGCGCATTATTGAACTAGGAGATGGACCCGGACTTTATGCAAGATATAATACTAACCTAAGTAGAATTAGTCATAGGGGCCTGGATCTTTTTGGGGATATTCTCAGTCATGTTAGAGATTGGCAGATATGTGCTAGTCTGGATGGAACTAACGAGATTGGGGAATATATTCGTACAGGATTGGATTACAAACAGTTCATCAGTAATTTTGAACACGGCCTACAGTACGTAACAAACCCTAGACAAATGCGTCTTGATTTTACACTCACACTGCCTGGCATGTTCGAAGTTGATGCAATGGAGAGATTATCACAGACGTATGGGGTACAACTGTTGGCCAAGGTCATATTTAGTTTCAGTCCAGATATTGTATTGAGTCCACTGGCATTGCCTAGACGCTTGTTGGACCCATGGGTTGACGAACTAGCAGGCCGCTCCGCAGGTGCCATGCGTGATGTACTGCTACAATTAAAAACTCGGCCCACGTTTGCGGAACAGTGGCCGGCGACGTATCAAGCGGCTCTTGCAAAAGGCAAGGCTCGTGTGTTACAATTAGAACAAATACGCACACAAAAAGTGACAATGACAGACATCTTGGGCTCACGCCCAGACATATTAGAATGGTGGATGAAAATTGCTTGATCAAATCGAAATGGATCTGCGCAGTGCAGATGATAAAATTTTAACTGTATATATAGACGTCGCAGACAACAGCCTCAGCCGCAAATGGCTGACTGCACTGAATGACATTATCAAAACAGATTTACATTTAGAAAAAAACTACTGTTGGCTGGGCTGGGCAGAGAGTGTTCGTGGTCCAGAATACCTGTGTACTCAAATCAATCGTAGTATACACGCTGTAAATTCTTCAAACATACAGTATACCATATCAGATTTTTTCTCTCCAGCCAACACAATAGCCAGTGATGACGGCATTGCTCATGACAAAATGAATCAACTGCATCGTTACTTTGAAGATTTGCAAGGCACCGCAGGCGCATTAAGCCCTTATTATCTGGCAGCAGACAATTACACACGATGGCACATAAGACAACTAAACCTGTTGTGTCATGAACTCGAAAGTTCAATCCTCAGCATACGCAAAGCACGAACTGCACCTGAATGGCGTAGACCCAGCCAACTCATGTGCTGGTTAAATGCACCTCGTTATGAGTTAGAAGAATCTGATCTGGAACTATTCGGCATCAACTCTATCAACAGAAAAACAGGTGGTGTGTATGTGGGTGTAAATAAAGCAGTGGGCAAGCACCATTGGGAGGTATTTTGCGATGAGGGCAGGGATTCGCGCATTGGTGAACTGGTTACTACGGGACTACGTGGTCAGACTCAAGCGGCAGGTGACTTTGATATTGAATGGGCCCGTGATCCCAGCGCATACCATTGGCAAATCCAGCGATTGGCTGAATTTCGAGAATGGCTTGAACGGAATGGATTCGATCCAACTGAACCGAGTCTTACAATCGGCCACCCTCAGGTCGGGCAAGTTGATCTACAAAGGTCATTTGGTACGGAAAACTGGGAAATGATATACAGTCAACTTCTGGCGCATCAGGATGTGTATTCCATCCGCACCAGTACTGCTCAGGCTACATACAACTATCGCTGGAGTGATCCAGACTACGCAGAACAACAAATTAGGAGCATGAAATGAATTGGGTCAAAAGACTTTGTGCAAGAATCACACTAGAAATACAGTATCGTCGTACCCGACGATTAAAAAAACTCAGAGATAAAGATCCTTATATCTATGATTAAACTCAATATAGAACAAGACATCTGGAATTGGGTAAAAAATTACGTAGAAAAACCACATGCATTTTATAATTATAAATTTCCTCCGTGTCCGTTTGCTCGGGCGGCTAGATTACAACAACTATTAGATGTAAAAGTTTACGTCAGTGGTGGTATTAAGCAATTTATAAAAACTCAAACACAGAATCTCATTGACGGTAATAAGTTGAATACAAGAATTCTAGTTTTCCCGCATCATGTTCGTTGGTTCTATCCAATTAAATGGTGGATCAAGTATTTGAACAAACAAACTATTCCATACGATTATTATTTGCAGTATGGTAAAGCAGTTGGTAGTCACAGTCAATATCCGGGATTGTTTTCTAATCGGCCGTATTTTATAGTAATAATCAATAAATTAAGTGACGTTATTGATGGACATTTAATGTTGCTAAAAACAGATTATTACAGCAATTGGTCAACGCAACACTACAATGATGTAGTAGTAAGACGTCAAAATACTTTTGACAAATATCACAAGGAGAAATCTAAATGAATTGGATTGGCAGACTTTGGTCAAGAATCACACTAGAGATTCGTTATCGTAAAAAATTAAAAGAGTTGCGCAAACGCGACCCGTTTATTTACAAATGAATATCTTAGGTATCTCTGCGGGCTTTCATGATGCAGCCGCCACAGTGATCTCACCTGACGGCGAGATTCTGTTTGCTGGCCATAGTGAACGTTATTCAAAAAAGAAAAATGACGCTGACTTTTGTCAGGGCTTGCTAGATGAAGTCTCGGAGTATGGTCCCGAAACGGTGGCCTACTATGAACGCCCTTGGAACAAACAATTCAGACAATGGTACGCAGGCCAAGGCATTGAATGGGATAAAATTACCACCCGGCAAATATTACAACGGCAATTGGGCGGTCAAATTGAACCTGAACGTGTACACAGTTACAATCATCATCTATCGCATGCGGCAGCGGGCTTTCAGACCTCACCGTTTGAACGTGCCACTGTGATAGTAATTGATGCCATAGGTGAGTGGGACACCATAAGCATATGGGATGCAGAATATGATCGATCGGGACGGGCCAAGTACAAGAGACTGTGGCGTCAGGTCTATCCACACTCAATTGGCCTGTTCTATAGTGCAGTTACTCAGCGTGTGGGCCTACATCCACTGGACGAAGAATACATTACCATGGGCATGGCTGCATGGGGCCGGAACATCTGGTATCATGACATGCGTGAACACGTGATAGCAGACGAACGTGAACTGCGTTTGCGACACAACTTTCACACAGGCATGAGTCAGGAGTTTCTGGAATATTCCAGCGACGAAAACATTGCGGCAGCCGGACAAATGGTAGCAGAGGATCTTATCAGACAAGTAATGATTCGTGCTAGGAATCTAGGTTTTAGCGAGAATCTGGTATATATGGGTGGAGTGGCGCTGAATTGCAGTGCCAATCGTTTTTTAGGAGAATACTTTGCGAATATTTGGATTATGCCTTGCCCTGGTGACGCCGGCTCTAGCCTTGGTGCTGCCGCTTTGGCTCATGGGCATAGAGTTAACTGGCGAAACGCTTTTCTGGGGCATGATATTCCTGGCCCTTATCCCGTTAATGGCCTTTTGGATCGGCTTCTTACTGAACGAATTGTTGGAGTTGCCTCAGGCAGAGCCGAGTTCGGCCCCAGAGCACTGGGAAACCGTAGCCTCCTTGCAGACCCTAGAGGCAGCGAGATCAAGGAGCAAGTAAATGCAATCAAACGTAGACAACAGTTCAGGCCATTCGCCCCGGTCATACTGGCTGAGGTGGCTGACCAGTATTTTGATATGCCAGTGGGTTGGCATCATAGTCCTTATATGCAGTCAGTCGCTCGTTGTCGCCAGCCTGACCTTACTCCTGCTATTTGTCACGTTGATGGCTCCAGTCGAGTACAAACGGTGGCGCGAGACGGTTCAGGCATCAGACAACTGCTAGAGAAGTGGTATGTGTTGACAGGGTGTCCTATGTTGCTCAACACCAGTTTAAACATACGCGGTGAACCCATGGTGAATGATCGTGCTGACGCAGATCGTTTTGAAAAGTTATACGGTGTAAAGGTATGCTCGTAATACAGCCCGATCCCTATAAAGAAATCGCCGAGTTTGCATCCTCGGACGTTTTGGTTTGTTCAAATTATCATGGAGAAATTAAAAATTACAAAAAACAACCAATGGTAATTTATTCCTGCTTTGGTGAAGCGTTTAATCTGCCCCAGGTGATAGAGACTCTTGAATATTTTAAAGATAGTTTTACAATATTAATTGTTCATCGAGATTACCCCACAACGGAACTAGAACAAAAGTACAATTGTAAGTTCATCAAATTGAAATATGCTTATGCATATTATTCAAACAATTTAGTATACAGCAACTTGTACGATCATTCAGATGATCTGAAAAAAAAGTTTCTATCATTGAACAATCGAGCACAATGGAATAGACAAGCATTGATGCAATTTTTAGTAAAATTTAATTTGCTAGATGATTTTTATTTCAGTTATTGGTGTACTGATCGATTTGGTGATGGTGTAAAAGGTATTTACGACCAAACCAATGGAATCATTGGTGATACATGGTTCAATCAAGGTCTTGATTTAGAAAAAATTTATCAAATGTTACCAATGAAAATACCATCAGATCAATTTGCCGGTACCAATGATTGGTCCATTGGTGAGATCTTTTTTTATCAGCATACATGTGTATCTTTTGTAAATGAAACATATATAAACGAAAACTTTGATGCATTTTTCACGGAAAAATGTATGAAACCATTGGCATACGGTCACCCTTTTTTGTTATTCAGTTCCGCAGGTGCCCTTGATAAACTTCTCAGTTTAGGGTTTCAGACATTTGAGGATGTGTTAGACGAAAGTTATGACCAGATAGAAAATCCACAACTGAGATTCGAACACCTGCTGAAAGAAACACAAAGGCTATGCGATTTAAGTTTGGCGGAACTAACAAAAATTAAACAACACGTTTGGCCCAAAATAGTACATAACCATGAATGGTTTTGGCAGCAACTGCCAAAACTATACAATGATGAGATTGTAACTGTAAAAATGCAGATTCAGGATCTATTAACGCAATCAACTACTGATAGTAGTCTATGTCGCATACCTGCCACAAAAACCTGGTGATTGTGAGAAATCTCGGGCTGTAACTGTTGATAAATCTCATGCAACTCTGTTAGAGGTCGAGCACACAAACTCTTGGTCAAAGCCAGCACTGATTCAAATCTTTCTTGATTGTTATCTATTGTGTCATAGTGTTCATCTATCACACGACCAAAAGACCTATACCCTAGTTCACGTAGGTGTGCCATGTGATTGTGGCTACTAACTGCCACAAAAAACTGATTGTTGAATATGGGTTTGAACGTTTTTTCTGTCAAAAATTGTCCACCTGAATTGTCCACATCAATCATGGTCTCAAGCACAATATTGAAATAACTATCTTCATACAGTTCAGTCATGTTGGCAGCATAGTTGTTGTGCTCATCTGAATCCAGTTGATCCACACAAAAAGGTCCTGCGGCAATGAACTGATTCACTTGATGTTGTTTATGAGCAAGATAACTATTTCGCAATGCACAGTTGAAATAGTTGTCTTCCCCTCCTAGCAGATACTGATTATAACTAAAGTAACCATTCAGGTGTAGATTGTTGGCCCATAGTTCACTCATGAATACCTTGCGCCATAGTTTGTCTATTCTACATAGGCCAGTAAACGCACGTGATCTTGGATGATTGTGATATTTGGCTCCTGCTGATCTATCCACACTACGCCAGTACATAAACTCCAGTTCTGGCCAGTATACACATCCTGGTACTGAATCTGCTGATGTATTACCACTGATCAACCAGACCTGTTCGGGATCTATGGCATGATCTGCACACAGTTGATTGATTCTTGCTCTCATGTGGGCAGGGTTATCACCTTCATGATAGGTGAACACCAGGCGCATGAGTTTTTGTTGTATTCGAGCATGTGCCTCTGCACTGATCATGGCAAGATAGTCCGCTGAAAAATCAAACCATCCTAATACCACAGGATACCAAGCACCAGCAGGAGCATCCACAGTGGCCACTATCTGTTGAGGTATGTGACACTGATGTAGGTAATAAATGATCCTTGGATAGTCCAGTCTATATCCATCCATTTGCTCAATTAGATGATGTTGGTCCAGTGGAATCCCATTGGGCATGGCCCGGCCCGTCTCTGGATCTCTGTGATCAATTGCTAGATAAATCACCTTGCGCCGCTGCCTTGAGGTTGTCGAGCATTGAGGTCAATTCTGCCCATAATATTTTTTCAAATCCTCCGTTGTAAAAATGATTCCAATTGTGTTGAATTATGGGAATACATTTTTGAAAAATATCATTTTTTTCAGTCAGAGTTTTTTTGTCAAGATCTGCCAGTAGTCTGGTCAATACTGTGACTCGTCTCTCATCATGTGGTTGAGCATCATATGACTCATCCCAAACGGAATCAAATGTTTTAAACCCGTACTGTCGAAGATATGCCAAACTGCCTGCTGGTGCGCTCAAAACAAAAGGCATGCCTAGTGCAATGGGCTTGAAAGTTTTTTCAGTCAAATGTTGTCTGCGACCAAAAAACACAGTTTCGCTCACATGATATATCATGCTCTCGGCACAGAGATCAAATTGGTCCAGCCAACAACTGCTCATGCGTTGTGTGTCTTCTCCAGGAAACATTCTAGGCAATGCCATCTTGGCTACAGTTTCTACTATGCCACCTGCATATGAAGTTCCCCTGGGATTGAAGTTGTCAGGATATTTGTGTTGATAAAATCTGGCCAATTCAATAATAGTTTTATTTTCTACAGGACATGTCAACGGAGCACTAATGTGATTGTGCATGAGATCAAACAATTGGAAAAAGTACAACTGTAGCACACGATGACTGCGTTCTCCGCCAATGATTCTATTTGGACTAAAGAAAGTTTTTTTGATATTTCGCTGTTCGGGTAATGTGATCAAAAAGGTTTGATTGTATCCTCTAAACCAGTCTAGTGCGGCCCAGCCATGAAAAAAATAATAAAAAGGTTGCAATCCATACACTTTGCATATATAATCTACATTGTCACTGTTGGTCTCACTGGTAACTAAAAATCTCTTCTGTGTTGTTGATGGATCGGTACTGAGATGGAAAGTATAAAAAGTTGGCAAATGCACACTGGGTTGTATAGGTTCTTGATCAAAGAAAAAAATTACATTTTGTTTATTTTGGCTATCATCAGACTGTCTACACACAATACTGTCAGGATCACTTCGTCCAAATGGGTCACAGTAAGAAATTGAAGTTGCTGATAAATTTTTTCTTACCCAGGGTAAAAATGTATTTTCGTAAATTTCGTCTATTCTAATCATGTTTGATGTATTTTATACAGGTATCAAGCCCAATCTATTTCCGCATGAGCGTGGAGTGGATTCAATTGAGGCGGCACAGAAGCAAAGCCGTACTAGATATTTCTGGTGGATAAATTACTTATCGGACTATAGTGAGTTTGATTTTCTTTGGGAACCTGTGCCTTGGGAAAGCGACCAAATGCATGTGTGGCCCAGTCAGCACCAGGAGAACGGTGGAACTGCTCTGGTGCCACGTAAATATGAGCATGTAAACAGATCACACCCTGTGGTACCACGCCGACTTGGTGTGCCACGCTTGCATATCAAACACACTCCTACCAGTGCGGACTCAGGTGATGTTAATGTGCGTTACGTAAGTGATTATCTGGGTACCATGCGTAGGGCACTGAGTCGAGTCAAGTGGGAATATTGTTGGGTCACCAGCGATGTTTGTGATTACGCTGACTTTGATTTCACCTGGCACCCCAGCGAATGGCAACAGAGCATGCTTCATGTGTTTGCCAGCAATGAACAAAAGTTTGGGGATACGTTCTATGTACATGTGCCCAGTTTTCTGGCCAAAACCAAAAATCTAAAAATATTGGAATGGTTTGAGACACTGAACTTTGTTGATCAATCAGTGCCAAGACTGCCCATGCCCTGTATACAATACACAGATGACAGTCTGGTGACAGCAGTGTGGCGGCATGAATTTGACACTCCCTTGGTTGAGTTCTATCAAACAGTACCCATGAGCAATCATGTGCCCACTGTGAGTCTATGGCAAGAATCCACCAAGACTGTGGTACCTCTGAGCCAAGGACATGCCACTGCCATAGTGCCAAGAGAGTGCAAGAACTATATCAGGACTCAGATCTATGATTATCCGCACATAGACAAAACACATCGTATGCTCCGAGAACAACCCCTGGACATTGTGTTTATTTCAAATGGCGAAAAAGATGCACATGCAAACTTTAGATGGTTGGAATCAGCAACAATGGCCAACATGAACTCCAGTCTCAACAGGATACATTGGGTACAAGGCATAACAGGTCGTGTGGCAAGTCAACATGCGGCAGCCAAGGCCAGTACCACTGCTTGGTACTTTGCTGTGTGGGCCAAACTCAAGGTCGATCAACACTTTGATTGGACGTGGCAGCCTGATCGCTTGCAAGCGGCCAAGCACTATATCTTTCATGCACGAAATACCATTAATGATTTGGAATATGGACATCAAGGCATGATTGCCTACAACAAACAACTGGTATTGCAAAATCAAGGTCTGGGCCTGGATTTTACACTGGACCAACCACACGAAGTAGTGCCTGTGCTGTCAGGTGAGGCCACGTACTTGGATTCCGCTTGGATTGCCTGGCGCACAGCATTTCGAGAAGCACTCAAACTGCGAGCCAGTTTGCCTGACGTAGAAAATGAATATAGATTAAAGGTTTGGCTTGATGTGGATCACAGCGTGGGACATTGGAGTTCAAAAGGTGCGCAAGACGCTATGGAATATTATGATCAAGTCAGGGGAGACTTTGCGGCCCTGAAAAAAAGTTACGAATGGGACTGGCTGGCCAGTTATGCACTTATCAAACGAGGGCTGACCACTGTGCAATAAGGAACGGGCTGCCTGTGAGTAAAAAACTCACTTGATATTGCTCCACCTTAGTTTAAAATAAGTTTGATCTGATTCTTTGAGTCTGGCCACAATATAGTAGCGATATCCGTATGATTGTATGTCTGCCTGTCTGGTCCAAAAAGGAGGCTCTACAGAATGAGCCATAACCCAGGCACCGGCTTCGCTTTGTTGCCAATCATACAATGGTTGTGCCGCATACAAATCTGGATCTTCTACATCGCCCATGGGAAAGTGATGAACCACTACATCACTGTAGGCAGTGGCAACACCATCAACGACTTTGACTTCTCGGGGTCTAGAAAGATCAGAATGAGTGGGTTGATAGTTAGCAATGGCCATACACTAGTATAGCAGGTGTATCAAGAGTTTGCAACTAGATCCGGAGTCATTGGAAAGATTGCAGTAATGGCTTGAGCACAGGCTCGAGCCACTTCTTGATGCTCTAGTTGTGTGCCGTTGGCACTCCTGAGTTCGATAAAATGAATCCATGATCTCAAGGTACCATTCATGTACAATCGACTTTGAATCAGGCCTTCTGGTAGCACAGCACGAGCCTGTTCCTTGGCAATGCCGTTGGCAATTGCCCAGTCATATTCACGCCTGGCAGCATATATCACTCGTTGTTGTGCTCGGAACCATTCGTTTTCCAACAAGTGATCCGCATGCTCTATACTGTTCTGTCGATTTTGTGGGTCTTGGAGTCGTCCACTGCGGGTAACAAACTCAAGATCCGTTGTCGGGTCAGCATATCGTTGAGAGAACTCTTGGAAACTGAAACTTCGGTGTCTAAGGATTTGCCGTGCAATATCTCGTGTTGTCGTAATTTCCATGCAGACTGAAACCATTTCGAGTGGGCTCCAGTGTTGGTGTTGGACGAGGTATCGTATGAGTCGTTCACTTGTTTCGGTGTTGAGTTGGTTTGAAGGGTTTGAGACTCTAGCGCAATAGGCAATGAGTTCTTGGGCGTCTGATATGCCAAGATCAGCGAACTCGGCAGTTGGTTGTGAATACGAGACAAGTCGGACATTCATAGATCTTTAAGTAGTTTATCGGTTTCTGGTTGAACCAGTTTGGCCACAGCCGAAACATCAACCAAGAAGTCTATGTCTCGTACCAGATCACCCAGTTCAATCAGATTTCTGGTGAGATAGGATTCAATTTCCTCTAGATCAAAACCATCACGTTTGAGTCGAGAAAGGTTGATGGTCTTTTGACGACCACCTTGCAATCGAATAACAATCTTGTTAATACACTCTAACGGAACTTCGGTTTTGTCTACACCGGAAATTATATGATCCCACTGCGCAAGAAATTCATCACTGAGTTGCATGAGCCACAGCAGGTTTACGTCCACGCTTTTTAGGCGCAGGTGTTTCTGTCTCTACTGCGGGAATTGGTGCCATCCGGGGAAGGTCCATCATCTTCACACCAGGAAATAGTTTTTCTGCTTCTTTGCGCATGCGAGCGGCTTCATTGATCATGCCAGTGGCTTCGTTGTGCATTTTAACTGCCTGTGTGAGCATGTTGGCAGCCAATGATTTGTCATCCAGGGCGCCATCCGGTGGTGCCGCATAGGTACCTGGTGCTTTGGGGCTTTGTTGTTCGGCTTTGTATTGTGCTTCAGCGGCACGTTTTTGTTTGGGATCAACTAGACCTCTGGCTCCGTCAATCTCGGCCATCTTGCGCACAGCGTCTTCGCCCTTTTTCATCTCATTCAAGATGTTGTTGAGTTCGCTGAGTTTGACATTGCTGTTCATGGTAGGTGTCATCAACACTTGTTCTGTGTTCACACGCTTCATCATGCGTTCAGCATGCAAGGCACCCAGGATGGTACGACCATCGGGCAGGAGGTTGCGGTGTAGAGCATCAGCAAATTCTTCTGCGGCTTGACCCACAGGGCTTTCCAACACTCGCATAATGCTGTCATGCCAGTGTGTGGCCAACAGGTCTGGATAGATACACAAGCACATGTGCTCGTCTCCAGGAAGTTGTCTAAAAATAATAACAACCTTACGGTCGCCATGTTTGCCTATGTGTTTTAAAAATGCCATGCTATTCTCCTTGAGTTGGTGTGGCTGGCTCGGCAGGCTCTTGTTCAGCGTCTGGAGCCTGGGCTTGTGCGTCAGCGGCTTGTTGGGCCTGTACAATGAAGTTAGTCAGGCGTTCAAAAGTCACCCCCACATCCTTCATTTCTTCCCCACGAAAAGCGCCACGCTGGCAAGCCAGGTCGATGATGTTGCGTATTCCAGCAAGATCAGCAATAGTGAATTGTGTTGATTCAGTTGTGTCGTCCATGTAGATATTTACGTGAGAAAATCCCCAAGGTTGTATTTTCTTGGGGATTTCGGCAAAATTGGCACTCCTAAGTTTGAAACCCAAAATGTTGTTTGATCCATCGACCCCAGGGAATACCTCTACAGTAGATAGTTTGCCGATCGGCTTCTGCGGCACATTCCCGCACAATCAACTCGGCGAACTTTTCAATATCAAAGTGCTCGTCGATCATGAACATCCTGTCACCGTACACTTGATTCCACGCACCACACTCACGTGCAAATTTTTCTATGTGTTCGTTCATAAAAAATACGCCGTAACAAAACCCACAGCAAATGCTATCACACTGACATATAGCATTACGACAGAATACAATCCTGCATTGTCCACAATTTGTTCAAATTTTTTGTTCATTACTCGGCCTCGTCGTAGTAAGCAAACTGACCCCAGGGTGGCACAATAGTTGTGGTGCCATGCAAGATCCAAACTGTATCTGCATAATTCTCATCACCCCAGGAACCAAACGGGTAGCCGTCTGTGAACACCACCAGTCGCTTGGGTTCAATTTCATGGTCCTTCAAGTACTTGAAGATGCAATCAAAGTCGGTACCGCCACCACCTGACACTTCGTAGTCACAGATGTCATCCAAGTTGTCTGAGTCGTATTGTGCAGGATTGTATGCATCCGTATCAAAAGTGATAATGTGGATTCGGTAGGCTGGGAACGAATCCATGATGCCTTGCACTTCGCCCAGGAAGTCCTTGAGCATGCGTTCGTCAATTGAACCACTTGCGTCAATTGCAATAGCAATATCAATCATTGGGTCCACCTTCATGCCAGGCATCACAGCATCCATGTGCCAGCCCTTGCGGCTTGCTCGCATCCAAGTAAAGTCACTCTTGATTGTTGACTCCAATTGCATACGCAACAATTCACGCCAGTTCATCTTGGGTTCGGTCAACTCTTGGATAAGACGTTTGACACCTGCTGGAATGTTACCTGCATCACTTGCACTGGCAGCCGCCAGCATGGCTTCTTTGATCTCGTCCTTGATCTGCTGACGCTCTTCTTGTGTCAAACGTGGACGGCCTTTACCTTCTTGATCACCATCTCCTCCACCACCGCCATCTTGCTCATCATCGCCATCCATGTGGTCGTCGATCATGCGGTTCAGCAAGTCATTGATGTCAATCTTGTCGGCCTTTTCATACAAGATATCATACACTTCTTCGGCACTCATGCCATCATACTTGTGATCGTATAAGCAAGGCACTGAAGTGATAAACTCGCCCACATGGTGCTTCTTCAAGTCTGCGTTCACGCAGAAGTCATCAGCAATGTTCCACAACTGTGGATTACGATCACCACGGCGACCAAAGTGATCATAAACACAATGCAGGACCTCATGACCAAACAAGAACTCAACTTCTTTGGGCTTGAGCATCTTGATAAAGCGGGTATTGTAGTAGAAGTTTCTGCCATCTGTTGCGGCAGTGGCACACCACTCGTCGGCATTGACCAGTTTCAAACGAGTAGCAAGGTTGCCAAAGAATGAAGCCTTTAACAGCAGGCCCACACGGGCGGTGATCAAGATCTCACGCACTTCGCGATCCAGTTTGGGATCAGTTGGACCAATAAGATTGGCGAACTTTTTGGCGTCTTCTTTTGATACTGTGGTTGTGGTCATGTGTTTCCTTTGTTGTCTATGTATGTATTATAACATGTCATGAATTTGTGGTCAAACGCAAAATGTAATACTCGAGTATTACAAATTCAAGTACCGGAGTTGGAACCATGATTGTGCTGATTCGGAGAAAAAATCCAAGTGTATCTGCTCCTCAGGATACTTGAGTTCATACTCGCCTTCTTGCCTGCCACTGGAGATCCAGATAGTATGGGATCTCCAACTAAAACCCAGTCTTTCACGCCTGGCATAACTGATGTTGATACTTTGTCCATATTCCTCTATCAGTCGCTTGCGAATAGGTATCCAATCCACAGGACTGTGAAAGATGATCAAGTTCTTTTTTACAGTGATTTTGGCACTCATGATGTCCAAGGTTCTGCAAGTTTGATCCAACTGGTGGCTTGTTCTGTTAGGTAGATACGATAATCTCCATAACGTGCTAGATAACTCCAGTGCGGACCGAATTCAAATTGATAGTTCCTTTTCACAGTGTCCCAACGGAGGGTACTGTAGGTCTCAACGTCCACAGTTGGTCCCCATTGTGCATGACAATACTGCAAGGTTCTTTGGTACTTTTCAAGTCCCGACCAAGCATTAAATTGTAGCATGTAATCAAAAAGACCTTTGTGGCTATGCCTACCATCTAGTTTGACGACCTTGACTTCTTTGAGTAAACTTCCCATATAAAAATAGGGCCGAAGCCCTATCTCCGTTTAGGCACTTGCCTGCAAGATGTACTTGCCATAACGCTGATGGAACTCGTCAAAGTTCTTCAACTTGCTGGGTTGGAACGGCAAGTTGTATGTGGTAAGAGCAATTCTGGCACCCATCACAACCAACTCTGTTTCAAAGTTCTTCATCATGTAGCCAAAGAAGTTGTCACTCATCTCATGGAACTTCTTGTCTTCTACTTTAGTTTCAACTGCACCTTTAAGTTCATAGCACATGGAGATAACCAGGCTGTACATGGCACTCACCTCTTTGACATTCAAGTCCTTGACCTTGCCGTTCAAGATGTCTGTAGGGTTGGGCATCTTTGATGCAACCTTGCGGTGAGCCATAAACTTCACAGCCAGACCCTCGCCTACTGTACCAGCAATCAAGTTGGTAATAGTGTCGTTATCATCCTCGTCATCCAACAACTGGCTCACAAAGGTCCATGAGCGTGGTGTAGCAAATGCACGGCTGGCTGATTTGGCATCAAAGTCATACAAGTCCTGCTTGGCAAAACTCAAGTAACCAACCACGTCTTTGTTGATGTTGTTGTTGACAGCCCACTCTTGCCATGAAGCAAAGTCCACCTTCATCTCCTGGTGGATGAAACGGTTTGCCAGCGGAGTTGGCATGCGATACGTAACGCCTTTGTCGCTTTCACGATTGCCTGCGGCAACCATCACAACATTGTTGGGTAACTTATACTTGCCAATGCGTCTGTTCAAAATCAACTGATAAGCGGCACTCTGGACAGAAGGCGCGGCTGAGTTGAGTTCGTCCAAGAACAGGACCACAACAGGATACTGGCTGGCAGTGGCCTCATCGGGCAGTTCCACAGGCTCGGCCCAGTCCATCTTGCCAATGTCCTTGTTGTAAAAAGGAATACCACGAATGTCTGTGGGCTCCATCTGACCCAAACGCAGGTCAATCATTAGACCGCCCAGTTCCTTGGTAATGCCTTCTACCAATTCACTCTTGCCAATGCCGGGAGGGCCCCACAAGAACAGGGGACGTTGAACTTTGAATGCACGGAGCAAACTTTTGCGAGCCTGCACGGCTGTGACGGTGCGTGAATCTGACATTGTGTTTCCTTTGCTAGTTAAGATAAGTCAATTATATGCGAAATGCAATTTTGTGTCAAACAGTTTCTACAGCCTGCAAGGCTTCTGCAAGTGGTGTTAACCGATTACTTAAGGCGGTTGAGCCATAAGTGTCACCCACATACCAAACACCATCTTTCATTACATAGTAAAACTCGGCAGTACAACCTCGGGCACGGTCCAAGAATTCTTCAAACGTGTGATCCACACTCCAGGTGCAGTCTGTTTCGCCGCGATCACGATCGTAAAAGGTACACATGTTGCCATAGCGTTCTTCATAGTCGCTTCCGGCCTCAGGATCCAGGCAAGAGAAAGGATGCTTCTCACCAATTTCAGGGCGCAGGCTTGACAAGTCGCCTAGGGCAATCAGTTGATTGGCTTTGGAGGAATCATAGTGTTCTTGCAAGATAGCACCATTGTGCTCTAGATAGCCATCCCAATGACAGTAGACACTTTTACAGACTTCTCCATGCATGACAGCAATGCGACTACGTGTACCCATTTAGAACTCCTTTTTGCTTAACATGTCATTATTATAGCAAATGAGCAATATTGGGTCAACCCAAAAGAAAACCCCACATCGCTGTAGGGTTTTTGTAGCACTTGAGTATTACTTTTTAAAAAGTAGTACTTGAGTATTACTTTTGATTATCGCGAGTTCTTGGAGTAAACTGCCGTCCATACAAGTCTGCTTGAATCACGGTGCGTTTGATCTCGCCACGTTTGTGACGATCAATGTATGAGGCCAACAGTACTTTGTTGGCACGGCTCATTCGATAAGTTGGGCCTGGTTTGATCATGCGTATTTCCTATGGTGGCTTGTGGTTGATAAATCTTGTTTCTTGTAGAGATAACTGCGGTCTACTGCGCCTGCCTCGATCTCTCGCAAGGCTGTGCTGATGTTGCTGGCACCTGGATCAACTCGGGGCATGTCTCCGCGGCTGAGTTCTCGGGCACGGCGGCTGGCAACCAAGATTAAGTCATAACGATTACCAATTCGTTCTACTGCTAGTTCACTGCTGAGTCTTGACATGTGTTTCCTTTACATTTCTGTTAGTTTAGTGATATCTCGATGCTTGACAACAATTACATTGCGTACCTGTTGTTCATACCGGATGGGTAGATCTAAGTGAATGGTCACTTGTGGACCAGTTTTGTCAATCACGCGGTCGTTGCCCACAGTACCCACAAACGGAATTGAGTTCCAATGCCCAAATACTCTGTCGCCAATTTGGTACTTGGCTTGGTAACCGATGCGTTCAAAATAGTCTGTTTGATTTCCCATACAATGTATTATACAGGAACTCTAAGCAAAAGCCTAGCAGTTTGGTGATACTACTTTCGACGACTGCAAGCAGGATCCCGGCAGGCCGAAATACGCTTGCGGTCACAGTCTGGGCAGTTTTTGAACCTGGCCAAATTGACAGGCATAAATTTTACCACTTCATTTTTACCAGGTTTTTCCCAATTGTCACATTTGATAGTATGTTGCATCGATGTCTCCTTGACATACATATACAACGCCTTAGCCCGCAAAAGGGTTGACAAGAGAAACCCGCCGAAGCGGGTTCTGGTGATTTCTGTTACGAGGTATTTTCCTACCCTAGGCAGTGTTTAGGCTGCCAAAGAATAAACGCTATCGTTTGCATTTACTAGTTTTGCTTGATTTACGGTCATCGCCTACCGAGCGCCATTATCTCTACTCTTGACCCAATCGATCCTGTGTCAGGCCCATCAGAAGTATAATCCCGTTTCTTATGTCTCTATATGCTATGGGCATATCGATTATACTTTTGGTGGACCTGGGCGGCACTGCCCCGCCGTCTTGAATCCTTTTCTTGATAACAGTTTACGCTGTTCTTTATATTGTATATTTATTTGATTTTGTTGTCAATCTTGAGAGACTCAACAATTTTATCAAACGCAATGCGATGTCCGTGTCTATTAGGATGCACACCATCAGGATGAAATATGTCCTCTCTAAAAACTAAAAAATTTTTTTCAATATCATGTAAGTCGTTAATAATTAATTCAGCCAATCTGGAATCAAATTCTGATAGATTTATATGTTGAAGCAATGACCCAGTTGTAATAACAAAATTTTTATTTATTGTATGTTCATACTCGGGCATTTGCCCTACTAAAATATTAATCCAACTTGGTATGAGTGTTGTTAAATTGTTGTATTGAGAACTAATGTCGGTATTGATATTGCATAAACCACCAATCAAGTTGATAGGATGTCCAATTTGATTTAGTTCATCAAATAAGTTATGCATTAACTTGCATAACAGTGGATACACTCCTTGAGCATCAACAAGTGCTTTGGTGATTTTTTCAGTAATTTTTTTTAAGTTCTCTTTATCATTATTTTGCTTTGAAAGTTTAAATGCGCCTAAATCTCTGAGAGGATCGGTCATGATGAATAACACTATGTCGTTGTCGCTTATGTTATAGTGTTTTAATCTTTCAATGGATTCTAAATTGGATGAACCACCTTTGGATAGATTTACAACTGTGTATTGAAAATCTGTAAAATATTGTGCCATACCTGTATGATTTATCGACCCACCGGATCCTAATTCGAGTCCAGACCATTCTCCAAGACCCCAACTGTCACCAGCAATAATAATTTTAGAGTTTGATATCATATATTTAATAAGTTATTTTTCTATTTGGTGCTTTGATAACAACTGCCCGCTACACTTTTGTTTTTGGCGTGGTATTCTTGTTGTTTTTGCACCATAGCCACACGGCACTCCTCCTGTGTTTTGAACTTGGCCTGTTCGCCATACTCGGGCACAGGCCCTAGCACACTAAAACTCAACACCCAGATCAATGTCCGGCTCATGGTACGATTCCTAACTGTTGTACTTATCTTGATTTGTAGTATAAAACCGCTAAGTAATTGATGCTGGAAATCTTATACACCTTAATCGCAACGCACATCACTATTGCATGTGTCACACTATATCTACATCGTGCTCAAGCACACCGATCAGTGGCATTTCATCCAGTGATTGCGCACTTCATGCGCTTCTGGTTGTGGCTCACAACAGGCATGGTCACCCGGCAGTGGGTGGCCATACACCGCAAGCATCACAGATACAGTGATCGGGCTGGAGATCCGCACTCACCGCATGTGTACGGAATCCGGCAAGTACTATTCAAAGGAGCATGGTTATATCATGAGGCATCAAAAGATACGGATATGGTTGATACATACGGTCGTGGCACTCCTGCTGATTGGCTGGAGCACAACATATACACTGCTCACTCCCGACTTGGCATTGGCATTCTCTTTGTGCTCAACTGCTGGCTATTCGGGTGGGTGGGTGCCATAATATGGGGCATACAGATGCTGTGGATCCCATTCTGGGCCGCAGGTGTTATCAACGGTGTGGCACACTGGTGGGGCTATAGAAATGGGGAAACTCGAGACCTCAGTAAAAACATCAGCCCTTGGGGCATTGTCATTGGCGGTGAAGAATTGCACAACAACCATCACCTGGCACCAGCGAGTGCCCGCCTCTCTCGCACTTGGTGGGAGTTTGATATAGGATGGATGTACATCTGCATCCTTAGAGCCTTGCGACTGGCCACTGTTAAATAATGGAGCGGAATATCAGAATCGAACTGATGACTTGAACTTGGAAGGATCTCGTTTTACCATTAAACTAATTCCGCTTGGCGGAGACGGTGAGATTCGAACTCACGGAGGTATTGCTACCTCGCCGGGTTAGTAATCCGGTGCCATAGGCCACTCGGCCACGTCTCCTGAATAAATACCACTATGAGATTTGATACTGAACACGGCATACAAGCATTGTACGAAGCGGCTCAAGGCCAGTATCGTGAACATTGGTTCTCCACTGTACGTAGAGATTTTGCGATAGATCCTATGTTAATAAATCCCAAACGTGAATTTCGACTAGACACTACTTTCGTGGTCTCTGATTCTTTGCTTGATCCACATGCCAAACAAAGTGCCACAATAGGCACCCAGTAACGCCGGTATCAAGGCCCAATGATCCTGAGTATAGTTGATCACTGCCACACTGGCAGTAAAGGTCACTGCCATGGACCACCAGGCAGCCATTAACGGACGATTGTCTTGAATTGATTTCACAAAGTACACATAGATCAAGTCTGTAGCAAATACTGCAAAAAAGGTGACAATATATTCTAACATAATGTTTCCTTGAATGGTGCCCCGCGACAGAATCGAACTGCCGACGCCTGATTACAAAACAGGAGTTATGCCATTTAACTAGCAGGGCCTGGTTGCGGGAGGCGGAATCGAACCGCCGATCTTCAGGTTATGAGCCTGACGAGTTACCGCTTCTCCATCCCGCGGCTATAAGGTGCTCTGACGTCCCTCGGCGGTAATTATAGTGTATCAGAAATTTCGTCAAGTTGCCCTAACTAGTCTATTCATCACTTACACCCTCCACCCGCTCCTCGACAGGGACCGTTATCGTATTGCCAACGCTGTTTAAGGCTTGAACAGTACCGCCCGTGTGTGTCATCACACTTCTCATCCTCTGGGACCAGAGTATCCAGTGACGCTGGAACGTTTTGGAGCACTGGGCTGGATTTGAACCAGCGACTTTTGGGATTTGCAATCCCATGCATTGGGCCACTCTGCCACCAGTGCGTTGTTTCTATTTTACAGTATTATACACAACCTACGGTTGCGTGTCAAATGGTGGAGAGCCAGGGATTCGAACCCCGTATACCGTAAGGTGGAAGATTTACAGTCTCCTGAAGTCACCAATGCTTCTCGCTCTCCATGTGTTTGGCGACTCGTGATGGAATCGAACCACCGCTAGAAGTTTTGGAGACTTCCGCACTGCCACTATACTAACGAGCCAACATGCGTAAATACACTAGACAAAAAGGAAACTGCCATGGACAATTTTTTTGCTAGAGATTCACGTATTGATCAAGACAGCGCACTTCGCGATCTTGAGAAAAAAGTACATTACCTAATTGCGGCCTTGGCTGCCAACGACATGTTATTGGATCCCTCCACAAACAATGTGCCTGGCGCACCGCCCGAAGTCATGGGTGACGCACAAGAAGTGGCCAACAACTCCGGCGAATAAATTTGGCTCCGGATAAGAGAATCGAACTCTTCTAACCAGTGATTAACAGTCACGCCCATGCACCTTGCTCGGGTTTTCCGGAATAATTTTTACTAATTTTGCATCTTGATTGCGTATGGCCCACTCACTGGAACCCACTCGCACATGCATACAATGCGGAGTTCGTCTAAGAACTCGAATACTTTGTCCTGATCGAAATCCCATGCTCTTCAATCTATCAGTGTAACTGTGGTTGTCTTCAATGTCATCAATGACAGCAGTGATACCTGCTGGCAAGTTGTTTAATGTATCGGTCACAGTCAACTCCTTAAAGGGGAGAGCCACGGTTGCAGGACCTAGTGCCCATTGCTGGGGAAGTATCCGGGCGGTGTGGCTCTCAAAAAATTATCAATCATCTTCATATGGATCTGCATCAGGATCATATGTCCAGCGACCAGTGTCGTGAGCATAGCCTTTTAATGTTCCCATTAAAACTTCTCCGTCATTGACCACAAATACATTGTAATCTTCTCTGCGAACTGTTTTTGCTTTGGGTGGCGGGCGCCGACCCTTGGTGTCAGACTGCAAAGGTATTACACTAACTTTGGTGCTACCCTCATGAATTTTTGCAATACGACCCAAAACAATTCTGTTGTTGTCTGTATAAACTACAACTGCATCGGGTTTGAGTTCATTACCAATGATGTCTTTGTGAGAAACTTTCATACAACTCCTAAAAAAATTGGCGGTCCGAACGGGAATCGAACCCGTCTCCTCGCAGTGACAGTGCGAAATACTAACCGATATACTATCGGACCAAATGTTATAGTCAAGCACCAAGAGATGCCTATTTAGGAGTCCGGGGCTTCCGTTCCATAGCGACTAGCAGTTATATCAGGACCCGTTCCTCGCCAGTTGGGCCCGCATAGTGAAAGCGTCCTCTCACGATACCTTTATTGATGCTTGACTATAACATCTACCATATAGAAGCACTCTCAACGGCAGGCCTAGGAGGGGACTTGCACCACTGAAACTTTCGCATCTGCAGATGCTAGGTTTCTTCTCCTGCTTTGACTTACGCCAAGAATACTTCCATATGGCAGTGGGTACCGGATTCGAACCGGTGTGAATGCCGTGAAAGGGCACTATCCTAGGCCTCTAGATGAACCCACCATATGAAAAAACATTTGGGAACCATTGTGTACTGATTTTTCACAGATTGCGACTCTGCGCTGTACACGGTCATTACTGCCAGACGATCCGCCGCTTTTCTGGATCACCTCACGGTGAGAGCCGGCTTCATGACTGGTAGTAAGTGGACACCCGCCGGTGCCAGTTCACTTCTACCAATGCCTCTAACGGGTCTGGTAACCCTAATGTGTTCTCATATGGTCCCTGTTGCCAGGGCCATATGAAAGTAATTTTTAAAGATCCTTGCAACTGTCTCGATCGACTTTGTTGCTTTGTTAAGTTCTATTGTAGCATCAACTGGTTTATTGGTCAATGCTGGGTGTTGTATTTTGACAACTGCTATTGCACGTTATCTCTAATCCATTGCCAATATTCTTCTGTGCTCATATTTTTCTCCTAAAAACAAAAAACCCTGGGTTTTTAATCCAGGGTCCTTTGAAGTTTGAGTATGTTGTTGAACTATACTCTGTCTCCCTGGACCCTGTTGTTATCTGGTTCACTGCCATTGTTCTCGGTCGTAGACCACAAGGCCAGGCAAGTGCCTAGATCTAGTGTCTGTAGATAATTTGAATAATGTTTCATCTTGTGCTTATTGTATAGGTTTATTTATGCGTTATCAATCTACATTGTGGGTCCGTTACCAGATTTAAATCCTATAACACCACCTTCTGCGGTAATGCGTTTGATCACATCTTCGAACAAGATGGGTGCAAAGTCAGTTTGCTCGACACAAGCACACCAATAGCGAGGATCAATTTCGGTTCCGTACAAGATTTCGCCAGTACGAGCATCTACACCACGTGCCTTCTTCACACGACTAGCGTGTAAGTGTCCGTGAATATTGCACCCAAATCTACCAAGACTTGCTTCGTGTACAGGAATGTGACTCAAAATAAGTCCGTTCATCACATGGTACGCACGTAACTCGCGAAAGTATTCGCGGTATTCATCATCACGGAAGATGTCGTGGTTACCGCGGATCAATACTTTGTCACCATTCAACCGTGCCAAAGTCTTCAAGGCCTTGCGGTTGATCACAACATCACCCAAGTGATACACCTTGTCGTTGGGGCGTACTCGATCGTTCCAACGGCGGATCATTTCCTCATCCATCTCGTCAGGATCCGTCCAGGGACGCAACTTGACTTCAGGATCGTCAGGGTGAGTAAAGCGACACACGCCGGCATGACCAAAATGCGTGTCGCTGACCAAAAATACTGCTGGCATATTGTGCTCCTTTCTTTAATTTGTAATTGTAACACAACGGGAGAATTTAGTCAACTGGGCAGACTTAATGCTAAAGTATTATAGATGTAATCTGCGTCTTCAAAGGTAAGAGGTGCATGCCTGCTGATTCTAACAGCATGCAGTTGATTTATATTGTACCAATTTCCGTTGTACATCTTAAAATTTGTTGTCAAGGTTCTATTTTTGATTTGATCATACCGTTCACCGTCAAGTTCAATTCGTTCAATATTAATGACCTGTGTATCACTATACTGTAACATCCACTGTGCCAACAAACAATATTCGGAAAAATCGTATGGTCGATAGCAATCAAAAGATTTTAAAATTGCTGCCACCCATGGCAATTGCGAATGACCCTGTATGTGATTTTTCAAATCTATCCAAAGTGACTTGGTTATGGGCAAAAATTCCAGTGCCCAAAGTCCAACACGAAAATTGTTGATCCTGGTTAGATCTGTAATAAATTTATAACAATCCTCTGGATGACCGGTGGGATTTCGTGTAACAGATTTGGTAGTATCGACTCCTATTCCAATCAACACTGGGTTGCTATTGTTGAAGTACTCATAAGGCTGAACGCAAAATGCATCGCAGTCGGTAATCAATATATTACTGTCATTGCATATATCTAATGCCATTAATTTATATAGTTGTTGTTTGATATACCAAGAATGCCGACAACTTGCCACAAGTTTTCCATCGGTATGTTGAGACAGCAAATCTCGATCATGACAAAATTCAAATCCTCGAGTATCAATTTCGTACTGGAGATACAATGATTTTATAGCCTCGAGATCCAATAAATCCGAGCAGTAAATTATGGTATGCTCGGGTCTGGGGTTGAGAAATCTATCATAGCGCAAAGAGAGAATAGAATCGATGACTCTATTCTCACCTATAAACATAAGGCGTGTTGTCATGCCTTATTTAACTATTTAATACCTTGGCCACCGAGTTCATTACTGCGGCAATGCGTCCAATGTCACGAAGTTGTTCTACTGAGTAGCCTTCGGCTTTGAGGGTTTCGTAGTGTGCTTTTACACAGAAATGGCACTTGCCCACAATTGAGGCAGCCAGAGAGAATGCTTCAAAGTTTGATTTGGTTGTACCACCATGTGTAGCAATGGCATTCATGCGTAACTGAGCCGGTAGACCTTTTAGGCTTTCGTCGTCAGCCATCTCAACGTAAGGGTACCAAACGTTGTTCTGGGCCATAATACTTGCGGCAGTCATTGCTGACTCTGCGTGTACAGGTGCATCTGCCAACAAGATACTTAGGACTTTTCCGTTGCCTGTTGCGGCCAAGGCAGCCACAGCACAACCCATGGCCACATCAGCATCCAGGGTGCTACGCAAAAGAACAGCATCAAGATTTAACTTGGTGTCTTTTGCATAGTCTGGCAACGCACCTTTGATAGTGTCGTTGAATGCCATATTAGAGTGTCTCTCCGCCTACTGTACGATTACATGCACACAGTTCGCCAGTTTGCAATGCGTCAAGAACTCGCAGGGTTTCTTCTGGTGAGCGACCAACATTCAAGTTGTTCACAGTCACGTGCTGGATTTCGTTGTTGGGGTCAACAATGAATGTGGCACGAAGTGCGGCACCGGCTGGTGCATAGAACACACCCAGTTGTTCGATCAATGATAACTCACCACGCTGTGTATCAGCAAACTGGTGATGTGTGATCTTGATCAAATCACTGTGACTCTTTTGCCAGGCCACTTTGCAAAACTCATTGTCTGTTGAACCTGTGAGCAACACAGCATCACGGTCAGCAAAGTCCGCGGCCAACTTGTCGTATGCTACGATTTCAGTTGGGCATACAAATGTAAAATCTTTTGGATAGTACACAATCACTTTCCACTTGCCTTCGAAACTTTCGTCGGTAATGGTATAGAAAGCGTCTTCGGGCTGTCCGGGACGGACGCCAGTGATTGCAAATGGGGTTAATTTATCGCCTACAGTTTTCATTGTTTCTCCTTGGTTAATGAAACTCAGTGTTAGTACTGAGTCGCTATTATATAGCATAGGAAATGTCTAAGTCAAGGCATTTTGCTATTGTATTTTTCTATGTTGACTATAGAAAAATTTAATCTTTTGTCCCTACCACAAGCCAGCCCAGGCGAAACAAGTCTTCGCGGATTTGATCGGTCACTGTACCTTCAGGCACATGGCCTAGGTCTACCCAATCATTATCGGGCTCGCCTTGTATGCCCGAGCAGTACCAGTCGATATAGTCACCCTCTTCACGCATGTCTGCCACAATACCGCCAGCATGTCGCCAACTGCAACCCCATAGTTTATTTTCGAGCCTGGGCCACACCTCATTCTTTTGAAAGTTATTGTTGCACAAGGCCGCATACAGGTTTTGCGCATAGGTCTTGGTACTTTTGGCACTGTCGCAGATCCACTTGGTACTACGCAAATCGTATTCTAGATTGTCTTTCTGCCACTCAGTGTCGGTCAAGTTCTTGCGATCTTGATGTCGTAGACCCTCCAGCACCTGATCCAGTTCATCACCTGATCGTTGAAAAGTGTGTCTTTCGGGACTGGAGTTTACTTTGGTCATGATTAAAAATGGTACGCCCACCTGGACTCGAACCAGGGACCAAAGGATTATGAGTCCTCTGTTCTAACCAACTGAACTACAGGCGTATTTGTTTATTATAACAGAAAAATATTTAGCGTCAAGCCTGTATCCAGTTGACTGCATCTCTTAATTCGATGCTTTCGGCACCATCGTGTTCGTTCACACGGAACAGAGTACCTTCAGGAATCCACTCTATTTTCAGTCCCACTATGCCACCATCATAGATGCCGGGGTACCGGAGAGTGACATATACTTCTAGTTCTTCATCTTGTTTTTTCTCTACAAATTCAACAATGGCAGGATCAAACAAGATTTCAGGATATTTGCGATTCCATGTTGACCAGCCTGCACCAAACCCAGGTGAATAAACGACTGCTACACAACCCTTACGAATCAACTTGTTCACTTCAAGTCGCCTTTGAGTGTGTGCCAAACCACAGGGTCACAGTTGAGGTAGATGCGATATTTCACATTGTTACGCCAGCGTGTGAATTGATTGACTCGGCGTTCTACCCAGTTGAACATTAACTCGCGAAACCAAAGTGGATTCAAGATAGCCGCAATCATGGCAATGACCAAGAACGGCATGACAAATATCACAGTAAGCCAATGGAATACCAGGGCACGATAGAATCGACCACCCTCTGGTGTAAGTGTAATTTCTTTGTTCATCGCTGTACCTTACGACATTCAAAAACGCCGGGAAACATTTTGTTTTCTCGTACCAATTTGTCCAT